TCGCCAGATTCTCCTGGCTGGTTTTTCTTAATCTCTTCCGACATATTGTCACCTCCTAAGTGATTACTTAATTAAATAAGTCGGCTGTTTTGAGGAAACGTCCGCCCCATAGGGATTTTTCAACCATCTCTGGTTGCTCCTGTACGATCTCGCCTAGATCGCCAGACTTTCGGAAAGCGGTATCTGCTTCTACTGCGTCAACTCGCTTACCAAACTTACTAACTTGTTCTACTGTTGCAGCGATATCTTTGGCGACTGCATCTAGTGAACTCTTTACTGCTTCTGTATCAACCTTTGAAGACTTAAGCATTTCTACTTCTGTCTGCAAAGACTTGACGGTTTCAGTTAAATCGCTAAAGGCTGATGTAATTGTATTCTTTAGTTCTGCTATTGATTCAACAATAACATCATCTGATTTCTTTGCCTTCATCTCTTCTTCATCTTCCATATCATCTTCTGAAGAATCTTCTTCTTTTGATGATGAGGATGATGCTGCAGCCTTTTCTGTTTCAACAACTTCAGTTGTTTCTACAACAACTTCATCTGCCTTTTCAGTTTCAACTACTGGAGTTTCAGCAACTGCCTCTGGAGCGATCTCTTCTGACTTTTCAATTTCGGTTACTTCTTCAGCAACCTTTTTTGTTTTTGCCATAGGATTTTCCTCCTTTGAAGTCTTAGCACCAATGCCTTTAGCACTATCTACTAAGAATTTGACTATATCCATTTTTTCGTTGTCTTCTTTTTCAACGAAACCTATATTTTTCATTTCATTACCAGTAATTGGACTGTTTACTGTTTCTTGATCTGAAACCATTACTATTCCAGATTCTTCATCATAAAAAACATTTTCAAGTGCAACATCTGCACCTTTAACAACTTCTACTCCATCAACTTTTTCAACTGACATAATATTAGCAAACTGATTAGCAGGAGAATCTACAAGACTCAACTCTACTAAATCATAATCCTTAATAATTCTAATTGTGGAATCTGATTTCTCATCATAACCATCATCCCATTTATTCATACGTCCACCAATTGAAAATCCTGTTAGTGTACCGTCCAAAACTTTTTCCCATGTATCTTGTGCACCCTTTGAAACATATGCTGATACAAAAACTCCAGAATAAAACTTTTTTGTTTCTGGATCAAAATATCTATCTTCTTTAAAGTTAACCATTTTACCAACAGCAAGTGGCTGATGCATTTCACGAATGTTTCCACGAAACTTTGAAAACGCTTTCATTGATGCCTCTGCTGTAACAATATCACCTTGCTTATCAAGGTTATCGAGTGAGGCAAAGCCTGAGACGATACGTCTCTCCTTATCAACCTTCGCAAATGGAAGGGAAAGCCTTACTGATTCGCCATCGGTATCCCAATGGGCTTTAGATATAGTCATACTAGAATATATTATAGAGCCTTTTTTACACAAATGTTAATAAACTGTGAATAAACCTGTGGAAAACTATTCTGAAGATCTACCTTCACCCTTTGGGTTTCTACCGTTTAAAGTAGCAGGACCGTCAGACTGATTGTTAGTTCTCTCTCCATCCCTCGCACGTTCTGGATCTGGCTTAGGCTGGAAAGGCTCGTCTCCTCCTTCCCTTTGTGGAAGACCCAATACAGATCTTGCCTCGTTAGGAAGCATAACTTGAGTCTTTACATATCGTTCCAAAATCTGAGACTGTGCTATTTCGTCTGTCAAGGTTAGTTCTTTAAACTTTAAAACCAACACATCTGTTTTTTCTTTAATAATTTTATTTAATGTCTTTTCTAATTCTTTTTGTGCTGGTCTAGCAACTTGTTCTTTAAATGTACGGTCTTGTGCAAGTGCTGCTGCTATTGAGCCAGAGTCTCCTCCGCCAATTTTAGATAGCGGTACTTGGTGTGCTATTAAAATGTCATCACGGTTCTGATTACGATATCTCTCAAATGAGCCTTCCTGTACGCCATTCTCAATAGGCTCCATCTTAAACTCAACCTTATTTGTATCGCTATCTCCAGGAAGGGGTATGTATAGCGTTCTGTGTGACTGTCCTTTAAGACTTGTCTGTAAAAATCTAAACATCTTATCTTCAGCGTCTGCCGAAAGTCTGGCGCCCTTTAGTGTCACAACATAACGAGGGACAGCCTTATTGCTAAAGTAGTCGATGTTATATTGTGACGCTAACTGGTCTCCATGGAGCGAGTTTATTGCCGACATTATATCTGGTACACCATAAAAAGTATTTAAAGGCGAATACTGTTTAAAGTGTATTATTTCATTAGGCCTTGGATCAGAGGTTACTGGATTAGTATTCTTTGCTCCAAAGTTTCTGAAATAAACAACCTTTTGTCCAATGATTTGAACAAATCCATCACGTAGTCTACGAACACGCATAGTAGTTGCTGGAATATGTCCTATATATCCAATTTCACCACGGGTGGTTCTGCCTACTTCTAAATATCCGTTACCAACGGCCTGCACGTCTGTATAAACTTTCATCATTGTTGTAGTAAATGAATCATCATCATTTAAAGATTCTATCCATTCGTGCATCTCAATCTTTGCACGTTCAATTCTATTTCTTGCTCTTTCAACTTGTCCAGAATCTTTATTAGATTCCAAACGAAGCATTGTGCTTGGAGAAACCTCAAAGTCATATCCAAGGCCAACGATGTTTTCTACTTTTGCATCAATTGCAGCATGGTTAGCAAACGATGTATCATAATAGTTAGCAAGTTCATAAACATTCCATGGTGGTGTTATTACATCAAATAATCCGTAGCCATTTCTATATACCGTGCCAGGATTTATTTCTTTTGACTTAGCACCATCAATTCCAGACTGCTCTGCTCTTGCGCTATCAAGATATCCCTGGGTGGGATTCATTCTGTCTGCTTTTTCTACAAGCCTTGTTGTTCTTCTTCTAAAATTATTGTCCAAACCGTTGTATGACTTGAGTTCTCCCCAAGACTTATTAAACGGATCCTCTGCCTTAAATTGATCTAGTGGATTAACTAAATTATCAATACTAGCCTTAATAACGTATTCTTTTTCTTCCATTAGTCATCTGCTCCATACTTTTTAATAGTTTGCTGTGCAGCGTGTACAGCACCAAGATCATTAAGGTTTGGTATTAGCCCTTCAGACATTCTTTGTTTCTGCTCTGCATATTCCTCGTCAGAAATTCTGCTTAGTCCAGCAAAAAATACCGCTTCTCCGTCTGGCTCGCCGTAGTGTGCTGCAGCCTGACTTAATTCTGCTAGTTTTGATAGGTCCCCTCGCATTGATGGTATGTTTAATATATTACCTTGTCCATCTGTAAACCATTTACCATTAGATTTTTTCCATACATAAATACCCCAGTCATAATTTTTATCTATAACCTTCATACGTGAATTGCCAATTTTGCCAGGTTTTTTGTTTTTCATATCCACAAGTATACCATATTATAAGGCTGAAGAGGTTGTCTGTTGCCACAAAACGTTCTGATATATATTATATTCACAACTACCAATACTAAATATCCTATCTGACTCAACAGTTATCTTATTTGTTCCAGAGTAACTCTTATAAATGTCTTCTGGGTCAACCCCATAATAACTAATTGATGACTGAACCAGTACCCCGTTCCACAAGAAAAACTCTGGTAACCAATAGTCCCAGTCCAGGGTTAATGGCCCAGATCTTTTAACCTGGAACCATGGCCTGGTAGAAACTCTCTGAACTTCTTGCAGATTTGTAGACTGATAATAAGAAATATTATTAAATAGCATTGGACCGTTTAGTTTGATTGACCCCATGACTCCAGAAATATCCAAAAGGTTGGAAAATGATATTCCTAAAAAGGCCCACTGTTTAATAGTGATAGTTGGATCTTTTACGATATTTCCATTAAGGTAAAATGCTATACCATTTTCAATCTTTCCAGTTAATGCATTGACTCCATAAATTCTACCTCGCTGACCAGTTTGATCATTTGCGACAATATAAAATCTTATGTAAGAATTTTTTGCCTCAATTTCAAATATCTGAGTTGGAGCATATGGAAAATAATCTTCGTCAAATCTCAAGGCAATTTGCATTGCCATAATTTTGTCAAAGTTGGTAAGTTGGTCTTCGTTAATTGGAATAAACAAACCTCTGTTAATAAGAGGATCTTGTTTGCCCCTTAATTGAATTCCGCTATTTCTTGTCATATATAAATACGGAGAACTTTGTTTATATATGCTATATGGATTTTTACCGTTGTAATTGTAATATAATCCAGATTTTTTATAAGGATACATTTTGCTATAAGGACTAGTTCCAATAGGGTTGCTTGCCTCATTAAATGCCTGAGAACAATATTCTAATTTTTTAACTTTAACTTTATTTCTTAATATATTTTTTGCTTTAAATTCTAAATGAGTTACGATTGCTAAGTCGTTAAAGTCAACATTGGTTGGTGGATATATAATCATATTATTTATAGTTTCATATTTTGTTGACAACCAATCATGACCTGGTTCAATTGTTCCCTCTTTTGCTGGTGGCTCTGTTTTTGTAAAAAATCCTGCACTTGCATTTGCCCCAGCCTCTATGTATTGAAATGTAATGTAAGATCTAACATATGCATTAGTGGTGTCATATTTAAAGGTTCTTGTTGTATTATACTGTAAGTCTTCGTAGTCCCTATATCCAGTAAATAAGAAATTATCCAAAGAGTCATAATTACGCTTTCTTGGATAATTATATTTATTAAATAACTGTGCGTATGTCCAACTTTCTCCCTGTGTTTCTATTTCATAAAACTTGGATGGTGCTGGATAATCAATATTAAACTGTAAGAAATCTAAATCATAATAGGTATCTCCATCATAATCTTCTGTAAATTGTGCATAGTATGTAAGTGGTTGATAGTCTTCCCAATATCCAGCACAGTCTATGTCTAAAGAATACTCGCCAAGATATCTAGATGCAACCAATGTGTACGATGCCGTATGATTTAGTACCTTATCGAATAGCATTAATCCAGGAGTTCCACCATCAATTAAATAATCCCACAGTTCTCGATCATATAGTCCAGCATCAACTACTAGGGCACTAGTATAATCATCAATACTAAAATAATCTGCAGGTAAGCCGTTAGTTCCAAATGCTGGAGCGATTAAAGAAGAATTTCTATCATTACATAACCCAACACTATATATATTGCCGTCAAACCAAGCACTAAAGAATTCATCATTGCCAATATATACTTTACATTGTGATATGTTTCCTAATATTGAGGCTACCTCGCCACCAAACCAATTTACTGCATTTGATATGTTAAATCCAGCATAAAATTTTTCTCCTTTATTTATTTCAATGCTTTGTCGGTAAATTTGTTTTAATGGTTGATCTCCTAACTTAACAACGTAAGTCACCTTTGAACTATCCTCATACAGGTAAATGTGAAAATAATTATTGTTTGGGTCTATAATTTTAAATAAAGTCATTGGCTGTTCTACGCCATTGATATATCTTGCATCACCAGTTCTTTTAAACACACCATAAATACTTTTTACTTGTTGCTGTAAAAAGTTTACATTATCAAAATATACCTGTGCTGTATAACTATTATTAGGTCTTACTCTAAAATATTCATCATCTAATTCTAGTGGAAGAGATGAGTTTGCATTTAACCACTCAGGGTAGTAGTCTTCTTTTGGTATACCTCCATAATTAATTAAAAAGTTAGGTAAGGCATAGTTAGGTGTTGATAATATGTTATTTTCTATTGACAGGTTATCATTTATACCCTGGCCCCACTTGCCAATATCTGGGTAGACATAGTTATTAGAATAATCTGCAAAGGCATAATCTATAAGTAATGATTTTCCGCTATACGCAGTATTAATATTATCTGGAGACTCTACGCCCTGCCCATAAACAAATCTACGCTTTGCTACAATATTTGAAACCTTATATGGATAAATTCCAACACAGTCTAACTCTAATGGGGTAACATCATCGTAAGCCCAAAAGCCTAACCATTCTTTATCTGACTGAAAATCAATTTCTTCAGATTTTTGATAAATGGATAAAACTTCTTCGCCATTAATATATAACTTTGATGAGTCTTCTAAATACAGAATATGAATAAGCATTGGCCTTACCCACTCACCAATGTAATGAGAGGCAGATTTGTTTCCTATTTTTAAAACTAAGAATGGTCCATCAACATACAGGCCATTATCATCTTCTATATTTCCAAATATTTTTTTAGGCTCTGTAGCATCTGAATTTATTCTTATCCACATTTCAACTGTATAAATTTTATACTTACCAGAATTATTTAAAAATCCTAAAGACGGTAAAACTAAGGAAGGCTTGTTGTCGTTTGGAAATACAATGGTGCAGTTAGATGTTCCATAAACCATGGGGGCACCTGAATTTTTTGCTAACAGAGCATTGTTGTCAACCAAATAGTACCCGTCGTTTTCTTGAAGTCCGTATGATCTTGCTGGGTAACCGTATGTTGTTTGTTCAAATATACCCTCAGGTATTTGTATTGGCTGAATGCCAAGGGAAACAGAGGCAAACTCCTCTGACCACTGACCAAAAGTTATTCCATTTACTAGTATTGAGTTTTCCTCTGGATCAGAATATCCAGTTAAAAAGTTTGCCTTTAGTACAAGCCTCATCTGACCTTCGTCATTTGGAATCTTAAAAGTTTCAGATAAGAACATCCACTTTTCCATAATTGTAGTATTAAAGATTCTAGTTTTTTGTATGTAGTCTCCGAGAGCCACGTCATAATATTCATATCCAAGTTCATAACTTGTTATGTATGGACTATTTGAATAAACATAAACGCCTACTGAAAATGTTCCTAAGTTTAAACTTAATCCAGAAAAATCTAAAATGTCTGGGCTTACACAAGAAAAAGATCCAGAGTCGCCAGATACTACGTTTCCCTTTATTTTAGTTACGCTAGAATTAATAAAAGGTTCATTTAAAATATTTGTAAAGTTTTCTACTTGACATCCTGCTGTAGCCCAAGTATAAACATTTCTATTTTCATTAGATATCAGAGAAACATAGTCTGCAGAGTCATCTAAGGACCAAAGACCTATTGGATGTTCTGCAAAGGCTTTATCTGCGTATAGATTAGAAGCAATAGACATTATGGGTCTATTTTATCATACTACGCAGATATTTTTATTTCACAGGCATCTGTAGTACAGTACATTTCTCCCTGTGCCTCTAAATTTTCAGCGCCATCATAAATAGCAGACCAGTCAATCTTTTTAATCTGTCCAATGTAACTGTCATATTCTTCCTTGGTTATTTGGGTATACGGTTGTTGTGGATATACTGTATTTCCCATCGGCAAGAATGAGACAGCCTTTAATTGTCCCTCGTACATGTGAAGCGCAGGCGCAACATGCTTTGCTTCAGTTTCTTTGTCAAATGAAAGCGTTACAGACACGCCGTTATCTGACCAATATTTCTGAGCAGTAGCAGCAAGCGCAATTTTCTCAAATAAGGTAACATCTTTTTCAGATCTTGGATGTCCAGAATGTACTGGGAAATATACGACAGTTGTATTCGCAGATACAAGGTCATCTTCCATCTTATATCCAGCAGCCTTGAACAAGTGAATCATTGGGTCAGTATTCCCAAATCTAATTGCTCTCAAGAAATAATCTCCACCTGGTGCCCAGTGAACTCCTGGCGTTGCGCCAGAAAGAATTGATACAGACCCTGATGGCTTAACAGTTGTGACTCTAATGGACTCACGAACACATAACCATTCTGAATATGAATGATCATATTTACGGATAGTCTTGTATCCTTCGTCCATCCATTCACGCACAACAGGCAAGCCAAATTTGTCTGAGAATGAAGCAATACCTGTAAGCGATGTTCCAATGCGACGATTACGCTGCATAATTCCATTTGTCTGCTGCCAGTGTGTTGGAATCAGCGTTACCGTCTTGCCATACAAATATGCAAACTTTAATGTACGCAAGAAATCTTCTTTAGACTCATGACGATTTAAGTGCACTTCAACCAAGGTACACAATTCGTATGACTCCAATGGTTGCTCTGCACATGGATTAAAGCCCATCACACGATAATCCTTGCCATCCTTTGGATCAGCCAAACGACCATAATTTCTAGCCACATCAAGCCAAATGAATCCTGGCTCTCCGTTGTTTACTATTAGGTCTACGTAGTCTTCGTACTTTGTACCTACCGTCGCAGCAATGGAGTTATTAGACATCCATGCCCAACCTGGTTTTTCTGGATCAAATGAATTACGCTCTGGAAAAACCTCAGCGTTCTTCAAATTCATAAAGTCTTGATCTTCTGCCCCACCCAAAGCCAAGGTAGCAGATCGTCTAACATTTCCTGATACCACACAAGTACCAATAAGGTTTACTAGGTCTACTATTGCTCTTGAGTCTAGGGTTTCTCCAGCCCTACCGCCGATTACAGCCCTGATCTGCTTGTGTAACTGTATAAGTGGTGCAGGACCGCTTGCGGTGCCTCCAAAACCCTTAATAGGGGCACCCAAAGGCCTAATAAGGTCATAGTTAAACTCTTGTATATACATATTAGGTTTTAAAAATGAATTGATAATTAATCTAACAGACTCAACCCATCCTTCACGAGTATCTGGTATTTCATATACCTGTGGTGGTTCTGTTGGGTCATAAATAGGAAGATTTTTCTCCCCGCCCAAAGTATCGAATCCTACGCCTACACCCATCATTAAGGCATCCATAACCCAACCAAATAACTGTCCTGGATCGTTGCGATCTATGTCCTTTGTAGAAACCATTGCACAGTTCTGTAAAGCAGCAGAGTTTTTCTTTTCCATAGTAAGAGAAGTACCGAAAGACCATAGACCTCTTCCTGGTGGTGTCCACTTTAATTCAAACAAACGCTGATAGGCCTCTTTAGCAGAAGCCTGTGCTTTATAGTCATTCCATGGGAGTCTGTTTTCTTTAGCATGATTCTTCTGGGCTGAATACATACCCTCGATTACTCTACGACAAACCTCATGCCATCTTTCTTTAGTTCCATCCTCTTTCATACGGGAGTAGGTACGAATAAAAGTAATCTCTCCTAATGAATTACCACCTGCGTCTGTGAAACCAAATGGAGGTTCCTTTGTTTTATACTCATTTATAAACTCTTCAGACAAACGAAAACTAAAAAAATCAGACATGTATTTCTCCTAATTGAAAACTGTAATTACTCAAGTATACCAGAGTTTTTGTTTTTATAAAACTCTAATGTTATTATTGAGGTTTATGGTTTAGTGAATCCAATGTTGTGGAACCATATACTTATAACCACTCTTAACTAAATGTGCAGTGTGGTGATAAGGTGGTGATGGAGGAAAAACAATTATACTTCCTGCCTTTGGCTTAACTGCAAAATGATATGATGCAGGATCTGCCTTTTCAAAATCTTCTGATGGAGTTGGTCCTTGTATTGGACCTTTTGGATCTCTAATGGTAAAAGAAATTTCGCCACCTTCATAGTCATCATTAAGATACATAACAAAAGAAACTTTTAGCCTTTCATCACCTTCTTGCTGATCAAAGTGTGCCCCCATAAATGTTCCAGCCATATACTTTTTAATTGGATATACTGGGAAAAGTTTTGGCTCATCTGTTATTCCCTGTGCTGTTGCATAGTCCCTTGCTACATCATCAAATGCTTTTCTTAGTGTTTCATAAATATATTTATCTTTTTCGTTAGAACTTGAGTCTAGCGCAATATTCTTGTCAGTTCCATAAACATATGGCTGTCCGCTACACGCCATCCATTCGCCCCATGGATCTTTGTTGTCATTTTCAATTGCCTCTACAAGTTTTGCAGGGTCCTCAATAACATCTGTGTAGTAGTAAACTTTTTCTTCTAGTATTTCTTTTTTCATATTTCTCCTTTAATATTTATTGTGATCATAAAAGCCTTTAACCTTTATGAATCCAACTAAGACGTATCTTATTGGGCCTGCTCCTACATGCCTAACTCCATGCTCATATTCCTCATTACCTGGAAATATAAGTAGTTCCCCTGGCTTTGGGCGTACATCTAAATTCTTATTTTTAAAAAATAAAGTACCTTCAGTGTAGTCGTCATTAAGGTAAAGAATAGCAGCATATCTAATAGAAGGATCTGTATGCTGATCTGTATGAGATTTTAACTGTACCCCCTCTTGCATTCTTTGCAATGTAGCAAAACCAGTTAATTGTAAATCTTTATGATTTATCTCAATAAGTCTGTGCATTCTTGCTTGTAGTTTGCCAGATATGGGATAGTTGCCAATGCTAAGATTTTTGTCATCCCAATCTTTTGTAATCTCGTATTTTCCTTCTTTAACTAAATTTTCTACATCATCTCTACCAAACTTTTCTAGGCAAAACCTGGCAAGACTTGCTCTATATGCTTCAAACCAAACTTCTTCTGGTGTTGCTTCAATAATATCTAAAATTTCCTGCAGTTCATCCTTCGATATAAAATCATGGACAACAAGTATTTCTTCTTGAACTATGTCTGTCTTAAAACCAGCATCTTTAAACTCTTGTTCTAGAAATAGCATATCAATTCTCCACCTTGTATTTATTTCCTTGTTGATCTATTTTATATCCATTTTTTAACAATTCTTGCCATTCGGCTCTTTCAACCTCTTGCTTGGCCCTTGTTTCTTTCATCTCTTCTGCCCAGGCATCTCTTAGTTCTTGTGGATACGCATCTTCTTCTCTGTCATCCCAGAAAGAGCCAATAGTATATCTAGTACCGCTTTCTATTAGAGTTACCTCATGCATATTGTTAAACCCGCCATCAAAAGCGGCAAGCATACCTACCTGTGGTTTAATAGTTATATTTTGACTTGGAAATTGTAATAGACCGCCATCAAAGTTATCATTTAGGTATAAGAATGCAGCGTATCTACTTCTAGTAAAAGCACCAGAGTTGCCGTGTTCATCTGTGTTGTCTGAATGAATTCTTGCATATGCTCCTGGCTCCCACTTTTGCGTGTGATATCCAATCTGACAAATTATTTTTGGATCAAGATCGTGAACAGATGCAACTGCATTTATAATTCCTTGCTTTATTTGTGAGAATATGTTTGATGGTAAACCTTCGGCAATTACATGTTCATCATTGTCTTGAGGAAGAACAGAAGAATATGATTCATAAAAAGAAATTGGCATCCATTGGATTGTTTTGAGTTCTGCATGCTTATCTAATACCTTTATAAGTTTTGCAGAGGTTTCTGCATCAATAAAGTTTTCATAAAGAACTATGTCCTTGGTTACTCTATTTTTATTTTCTAAATTCATGAATTTCTCCTTATACCATTTTCTGGATCCCAGGCTTTTATTGATTCATCATCTGGAAAAATTCTATAATACTCCTTATTAAAGTCTGGTTTTACATCACCAGTATGCTCTAAAATTTCCCAGAAGAATGGACAAGTATATCTAATGCCATTTTTAATTTTAGTTACGCCGTGAACGTAGTTCATATCTCCTGGAAAGAAATATGCGGACCCTCTTTTAGGTTTAAATTGTATTCCTTGGTTTGGGAAATATAACTCTCCACCCTCATAATCGTCATTAATATAAAACAAACTTGCTATATCATAATTTGGAAAATCGTTTGGCGTACCTGCATCTGCACCTTGATGTAGTTCTTTATCTGCATGAGGCATCTGGAATTGTCCTGGATTCCATTTTACAATTGTTTGTCCTGTAGGCTGAACCTTTACATTAAAAAATTTTTCAATTACTGGTTGTAACTTATTAAATAGGCCAACTATAACTGGGACAATATTGGGATCATTCTTATTAAGTGATGGGGCGCTTGCAACTCTATCTTTCCAGTATTCTGCGTCATATATTACTGTACCGTTTTCATTTTTGTGACTTTCTGTAACGTCCCATATAGTAATACTTCTTGCTGCTTTATCTAAAAAATCTACTTCTTCCTGAGTCATAAAATTTTCTAATTCAACAATATTTTCTGGACCGTGACCAAAAAATCCAGAGGGTGTGCTTGATGGTTTTCTGAATACTGTTACGGCATCTTCTGGTTTCATAATAATAATTATATCACAGGATGATAATCCTGAGCCTTTACCTTTATGCCTAAATTATCAAAAAACCTTTCAATATTAAATCTCCAGTTATCTCTTCCAAAAGATGCTCCTATTCTTATACATAAAATTTCAAAATCTTCTTCTGGCAGTTTATCTTTAATTTGTAAAAGTGCATTGGTTACATCTATATAATTTTGCCTAACAAAAGATGGGTCCCCTGCCTGATTTCTTTTAAATACCTTGGTATTAACTTTTCCAGACGGCTCATATAGAGATACTGTTAAATAATTTTTAGCAAAACCAGCATCCTTATACATCTCATATCCAGCAACTGCATCTACAACATTATCAAAAGATATTATTGATCTTGCTGGGGATTCTCCGTCTCTTGATACAGCAATAATATAATGAGAAACTTTTCCCAACTTTGCATTCTGTAAATACTCTTCTATCATATCTTGATGGTTTGGCCTAAGTTCGTTACTCATCATATACCCGAATTATCAATAACAGAAAGTTTTAATGTCTTTACCTCATGCTGACCTACAGACTTTCCAGTTTCATCAACTGCTTCTCTGTACCAATCAGTCCATTGACCAGAAGAGTTAAGTACTTGTGCTGCTTCTCCGTAACTTATATTTGCCTTTTCCCTTATTCTATCTGGATCCTTATAAGCAACTATATTAATTACTGTATTGTTTAGTGCGGTTAAGGAAATTGGAATAATAGTCGCAACTGGAGTTCCTGCTTTAATTATTGTTTCTTCATTTGCCTTTTTTGCTTTTAGTGCAAGCGGAAGAGGATTATCATAAAAAGATGTACTAATAAGGTTTGACATTGTTTCAAATTCATCATTAAAATAATTTACAGGATTGATTGTTAAAATACTAACATCTGGGTCTGTTCTAAATACCAGCGATGTGTTTAAACTAATTGAAGATTGTCCTCTTCCAGAATAAGAGTTATCTGGACTTTTAATTTTTACATGTTGGTCTGTTTGATCATTAATTCCATCCCAGGTAAAAACTATATCCTTTTTACATGATAGGTACCAGCCAACAACGTTTGCTTGTGTTACTGGAAAACACCTATATGCATGATTTTCAGATGTTGCATCCATCCAATCCCTTTTAATCGACATTGGTGTGATGTCAAACTGACAGCCGAACATCTTTTCAACTGTTATGTTGTACATTATTCGTTTTCCCACTTTGGGTCATACATATCTGGAGTATGATACTTTTTACTATAATCGAGCATTGTAACAATTGAGTATTTTGTTCCAGAGTTAACTGGCATAGCCTGATGAGGATACATATAGTTTGATGGAAATATATAAAGATCTCCAGCCTTTGGCTTTATGTTTAATCCTTGTAATCTAAAGTAAAGTTCTCCACCATCGTAATCATCATTAATATATGCCACTAGTGAAACTGTACAGTTATACGAATATCCGTGATCATGATGCTCTTTAAAATGTTGACCTGGACCATATTTAATAAAGTTAAAAGACTCCCAATATTTTAATGGCATAATATTGTAGTCTCTCCTATAATCCTCAACTGCTGGAGCCTGTACATCATATACATCTTGCCAAATACTCTGAAGTAATTTAGAATCATTGCTTGTATCATGCTCTATATCTGTTTTCTTAAATTTAAAATCGTAGCAGTCACGATAATCTGGCATTAGTTGCTTATACCCAACATAGGCTGGAAGCCAGTGATATATCTTTCCATCTGATGACAATTCGCCCCAAGGTGCTGGTTCACCCAAAATACCTTCTAGTCTATTAATAATATCTAACTCTGGTTTAATTACATTTCTATATACCGTAATACCATTTCCAAGGCTTTCTTTATTAGTCCAAGTTGTCATTGCTACTCCTATTTATACTCTCTTCTTGTCCAAACCTTATCTTTATATACCCCGCCATCTGGCTGACGATAAAAGTTTGCGTTATCTACTATTTTAGCATACATCGTTGATGAGTCTAAAATATCAATTTCATGACCCCAGTTTTCTCTTTTAAAGGGAAGTATTTGTAGATAAGGTGTTCCAGCAGGAATTGTTCCTTCCCACCCATCTATAATAAAGAATGGAAAACTACCCAAAAGTTCTACTTTATCTGAATCTACAACACCAGTTGTATTCATAAATGGCAGATCAAACCTATTCATAGGTGTCATAAATAAAGCGCTATATCCTTCTGGAAGTTTTAATCCCCAATCTGGCATCCATGCAAAATGATTTTTATAGTGTCCAATGGGATGTTCAAACTGTGGCATTGGAGGCCTTACTGTACAAAAATCTGCGTACATGGGATTTTCAACCTTTACATCTAAATACCCTGCGCTATTTTTTGTAAATGTTAGGTCACATGGAGTTTTAAATACATACCCAGTAATAAAAGCATCCATGATTGCTGGACAGGCTTTCCATGTTGGGATCATTCCGTAGTCATCTGTTGTTCCAGATTTTGGAAAAGGACAAATGCTTGGTGGGGCCTTATAGTATTCACCATTTGGCATTTTAGCAAATCTGTCTGCATCCTTATACCATTGAGGCATTTCTTTTTGTGTTGGAACTGGTACAGATTTACTTTCTTTTGTTAGCCATGGTCTGTATGACTTAAATACTATAGGGTTATACTCAATATCCACCCTTATGTCCCAACTCATTAATATCAGTCATGATTACGACACAATACTTTGTACCGCTCTTCATCGGAAGAGACGCATGCTCATAAATGTAGTTAGATGGGAAGACGGCGATATCTCCTACTTTTGGAGTAAGTGTATAACCGTCAAGTCTTGGAAATTGTATCTCTCCACCTTCATAATCATCGTTTATATAGATTACTGCTGAAACTGTGCAGTTATATGCTGGTCCATGATCTGCATGTATGTTAAAGTGCTTTCCTTCACCTTCATACTTAACAAAGTTAAATGCTTCATAATAAATAACATTAATGCCCCAATAACGTGCATAATCATCAATACAATATTTTAACTTTTGATAAATTTCTTCATGTAAGTCTATTAACTCTGCATTAAGATCATCTCGTGGTCCAAGATTTTCTTGCTTGTACTTAAAATCTACACAGTCCCTTGCTCTCTTTATTGGGGTTGTAGAGTTAGTTACCTGTGCCTCTGACCAACTGTATCTTTTTGTACCGTCTAAATTTGATTCAAGAGTTTTAATATATCTATCTGCATCTTCTTTATTAAATACATTTCTATATATATTTAATCCAAGTCCAGGATTTTCAACAACTATGCCATTAGGCAAAGTTTTTGCAGGATACCTGTTTGATGCTGTTTCTGATCTATCTTTTGTAAACCAAGGATTTTGATTTTCATCGTACATGCTGTCTCTTTTCTATTGTTCTACAGCGACAAATCTTGTTCCATCCCAGCCATAAGTTTCTCCAACGAATACTATTTGGTCATTTGGAATTTTTACAAGCATAACATCGCTACTAAATGCTGCAGCAAATTTTAATGAATTAGGGCTGTCGTCACCAACTATTACACTTGCCACTATTTTATTATCAGAAATAAAAGAATATTTTTTCTTATCTAACCAAAAAGACTCATCCGCTCTTGTTGCTTCGTCCACTTGATGTCCTCCAGAAAAAGAAGTGCCATTCCAGACTGCTCCATTTGAGGCATCATATTTATATTGTGTTGTCTCCATTCCAATAATTGGAAGACCACTATCTAAGGCATCGTCTATTAATTTTGCTTTTTCTGGCATAGAGTCATAATTAAATAATGAAAAAACATCCCAAGAGGTATCACCACTTTTTACTAATGCTGCGTACATATATTCTCCTTTATACTTATCAGTATATCATAACTTTTAATGAGGGTACATTTTTTAGATATACCCTCATTATTTTTTAGCAACAACAGTTACTGCAAGGGCATCGCCAGCAATATGTTGCAGAACACTGACATTGTGCTCCTGGTGTTGGTGCTGGTGCAAAAGATGGGAAGAATGGTGGGAAGAATGGGAAGAATGGGAAGAACGGGAAGTACGGTGGGAAGAACGGGAAGAACGGGAAGAATGGGAAGAAAGGTGGGAAGAACGGGAAGAATGGGAAGAATGGGAAGAAAGGTGGGAAGAACGGGAAGAATGGGAAGAATGGGAAGAAAGGTGGGAAGAATGGGAAGAATGGGAAGAATGGGAAGAACGGTGGGAAGAATGGGAAGAATGGGAAGTATGGAAAGAATGGAGGGAAGAATGGGAAAAACGGAAAGAATGGGAAGAATGGCGGGAAGAATGGGAAGAACGGCGGGGTAGTTGTAACAGATCCAGTTGTAGATCCATCAGATGTACCATTAGCATTAATAGCAACAACTGTATAAGTTTGAGATCCTGGAGATGCTCCAGGGTCATTAGCATCATATGATGTTGCTGAGGCTGAAATACCAGTATAACTTGATCCATCTGAACCAGTAATAGTAAATGATGTTAATGCAGAGCCACCATTTTGATTTCCAGTATAAGCAGACCAAGTAATTCTATTTGTATTGGCAGATAACGCTGAAGCGCTAACATTTTGTGGGTTTAATGGTTTTGTAGTTACCGTAACTGACCCTGATACGGTATTAGGGGTTTTTGCTGATCCAGAAGCATTCTTTGGGGTAATGGTAAAAGTATAAGATACTCCAGAGGCTAAACCTTCAAAAGTATAACTTGTTGATGTTGTATTTGCAGTATAGGTTGAAGGGGTGGTGGTTATGTCATAACTTGTTGCTGGTGGAGATGTTTCTGGCAAGGACCAAGATAAACTAACTGCTCCACCAGTTCCTGCTGCAGTAGCAGAAGAAGTTTTTGCAGTTTCCAAATATGGTCGATTTGAACCCACATTTGTTGCTGTTAAATTAGTAACATTAAGTGGTTCCAAAAAGTTATCTTGTGCTGAGGACTTAATACCCCTTTTCTTTGCTTGTGCCATCTTGCTCTCCTTTGTCTATACTGAATTCTGTTATGCTGATAGGTCGCCCATTACAATCCATTTATTTGTTCCACGCTTGAACAATGTAACAGATGAATACTGCGCTCTTAACTTAAGACCAGGGGTTCCATTTACAGTAACGGTTCCATCTGCTCCTGCAATTGTCACATTTCCAGTATTCATTCTAACTATATCGATAGAGGTTCCAACTGGGAATGCTGTTGTTGCATTGGTTGGAATATTAATAGTAATATCTGTTCCAGACTCATTATTACATTCTATTAAAGTATCTCTATAATCTAGATTACTTAAAGTAGTGGTTGCTGTTAATGCATTAGTATTAGTTTCACCATAAATATATGTTATGGATGGAACGCCTTGTTTTGTCTGTGTCCCATCTGTGAAAACTACTCCTGCTGTTGTTAGATTATTTACGGCCAGGTCATCGAGAGAACCTTGTCCAAAGTTTACAGTTGTTGCTGGTTCGTCTGCAACATCCTTAAATAGTTTCCATGTACTATCAGAAACATCTCTTACGATACCTGCATGTTTTGCAGATCCATCGTTATATGCTACTACAAGACCAAGGTCTACTGTATTTGCTGCATTTTCATGTGCAAGTTGGACCATGTTATCTTCAATTGTAATAGATGTTGCGCTGGCACTAAAGGATGTACCGTTTACAGTTAAGTTTCCGTCAACTGTTAGGTTTTGATCAATTTCTACTGAGCCTGTGAATGTTGCTCCAGATAGTGATGCCTTTGCATCAAGTGCTGTTTGTGTAGCAGTAGAAACTGGCTTGTCAGCATCAGAGGTATTATCTACGTTTCCAAGGCCAACCATGCCCTTTGTAATACCAGAAACCGTGCCTGTGAATGTTGGGTCTGCAAGAGGAGCCTTTGCAGCAAGATCTGATGTAAGTCCAGAAATCTTTGACTGTGCAATTGCTGCTGATGCATTAATGTCAGCATCTACAATTGTTCCGTCTGCAATCTTTCCAGATGTAACTGCTCCATCTTCAATTTTAGCAGTGGTTACAGAATCACCAGCAAGTTTATCTGCGGTAACTGCAGAATTAACAATCTTTTCTGTTGAAACAGTATTATCTGTTGGTGTTCTTGTATCAGATAAACGAGCATCATCTGTAAGAACAAGGTTTGCTGTATCTGCAATTCCATGTACGCTTGTTGTATCTGCTCTGTGAGTTTCAATGTCTGCTGTGGTTGCTAGAAGTGATGTATCTGCAATACCATGTATATTTAAAGTTATGTTATGTGCAGTTATCGCATCATCTGCGTATGATTTTGTGGCAAGTTGGCCAACATCTGCAATTCCATGAACGTTGGTAGTCAAAGCATTGTGTGTGCCTACTTCTCCTGTTGCAGCCACGCTAGATGAGTTATCTGCGTAGTCTTTTGTTGCAAGTTCTCCGACATCTGCAATACCATGTACGTTTGTGGTTAGCAAATTATGTGTTGATACCTCTCCTGATGCAGCGCTACTAGATGTATTGTCTACATATTGTTTTGTTGCTGCATGAGTAGCATCTGTTGGTGGTCCAACAAGTTCTAAATAACCTGTCATAATGTCGCCAGACTTTGAAACCTTAGTTGCTAATGATGCAACAACATCATTGGCAAAGTTTGCATCATCATTTAAGGCTGCTGCCAATTCATTGAGTGTATCTAATGCTTCTGGGGCTCCATTAATTAATGCAGCAATTTTTGATTGAACGAATTGTGTTGTTGCAATCTTAGTAGAGTTATCTGCAAGAATTGGTGTTGTGGCAAAAGAAAAACTTCCAAGATCTGCACCTTCAAATGTTTTATTAGTTAAAGTTTGTGTTCCATCTAATGTAACTACTGTTGAGTCAATGTCAAATTGTTCTGTACCTGAATTCCACTCTATTCCAGCACCAGCGAGTGCTGACTGGTCTACTGTTGCTCCTGATACTGCATCAATAACATATTGCTGAGTAGCAAGGTCTGCTGTATCATCTATACCGTGCACATTTGTTGTTGCATCTGTGTGTGCTGAGAGATTTGTAGAAACTGTTGTTATAAAGGCAGGGTCATCGCCAAGGGCAGCAGCAAGTTCATTTAGTGTATCAAGAACTTCTGGTGCACCGTCTAGTAGTGCATTAGCGTCTACATAATAATTAAGGGCAGACCACTGAGATGATCCATTACCAATCTTAAATTTACCAGTATCAGTCTCAAATCCAATTTCTCCTGCTGCTAAGACTGGGTTTACTTCTGTCCACTGTGCTGCAGTTCCTCTGCGCTGTTGCATTCTTGTTGCCATTTATCTCTCCTTGTGGTATTTCTACCATTTTATTTCTGTGCCAATTATAACATCAATTTTAATTGAAATTATCTACTACACTACCACCGTCAAGAACTAGTGTCCATTCTGTGGTACTTGGACCACCACCATCTACTGGTGATCCTTGCGGATCATTGAAACTACCGCCTTCAGTGAAAGTAGTAACAATTAATCCTGTTCCATCAATTGCAGTATCATGAATGTGCTGTGGCAAATTCAAAGTATCATCAATTGTTGCCATTGTTAACCAAGAGCCCTCGTAATATACATTGACTCTTGATGTTAATGTATCAAACCACATATCACCATTATCTGGTGATTCGGGAGCGGTAGACCCTACTGGTAAACCGCCTACCAGGCCATCTACATAAGATTTTGTAACAGCATGACCATCCAATGTTGGAGTACCAACTGTTACAGCACCTCCGAAACTACCGCCATTAGTGACGACTAGTCCGTTTTTGACCTTGAAATCTTTATCTACTGTTGACAAGATCTACCACTCCCTCTTTTATTTATTTTGTTATGCTAAAAGTGTTCCAACAACTGTAACTGTTGAGTTATTGTTGTCAGTTTCTACACGAAGACGAACATCGGTTCCACTAACATCTGCTGAAACAGATCCAAGTGCACCATTTGTTCCTACCATCGCATATTCTGTAATTGCAATATTGTCAGATGTATCAAGTGTAAGAACTACCTTTGATACTTCTGTATGTGAGCCATTTGCAATCTTTACAAGGAATTCAGCAGAGCGATAGTCTGCCTTAGCCCATGATACTGCTGTGTTTGTGCTTGCGGTTGCTACAGTTGCAGATGCTGCAACCTGCTTTGCTACAGATGCAATTTCTACTGCTGGGAAGTCAGGTGTGACTGCCTCAAGAGCAGATACTGCACGAGCATCTGTAAAGTAAAGGTTTGTTGTACCTTCAAGAAGATCATCAGTTGTTGAGTCTGCAACACCGTTTTCTGCGGTAATTGTAAGACCATTTCCGTCACCAGTGATCTGAATATTTGTTAATGTAGCACCTGTTAGTAGTGATGCTGCATCACCTTGAGCACGAGCAGTTGTGTAGTAAAGGTTTGAACCTTCTTCAATATCAGATGTTGAAAGCAAATCAATTGCGTTGTTTGTATATGTTGCCGCATTTGATTCTGCTGTATTTGCATATCCTTGTGCTGTTGAAAGAGCAGTTGTGATTTCGCCATCTGTATAAGAGTTAGCAGAAGTAATAGCATCTGTCTCTGCTTGATCAGCGTAAGCCTCATATGCTGCTGTAATAGCAATCTCACGGCCATCTGTATAAGAATTTGCTGATGTTACAGCATCAGATTCTGCAGTATCAACATAAAGTTTATTTGCAGCGTCTCCATTTGCTGTTGGTTCTGCAAGGCTTGTTACCTTGTTTGTACCACCAAAATCAAGGTTACCAGTCATGCTGTCTCCAGCCTTGGCTACCTTTTCACCAATTGATGCAGTTACTGTTGTTACGAAGTTAGCATCATCACCAATCGCTGCAGCAAGTTCATTCAATGTATCAAGAACTTCTGGAGCAGAATCTACAAGATTTGATACTGCTGTATCAACATAAGATTTTGTTGCAGCATCTTGGTTTGCAGCAGGTTCGGCAAGGCCAGAAACCTTATATCCGCCAGCAGCAAGATCGCTGCCAAGAGTTTTGTTTGAAAGTGTTTGTACATCAGTTGTACCAACAACATTTCCAGTTACTCCATGAACTCCAGTTGTTAGGTCATTATGATCGTCAACTGCCCCATCAGCATAGTTTTGGTATGCAGTTGTAATTGCTGTTTCTCTTCCATCTGTATAAGAGTTAGCAGAAGTAATAGCATCTGCTTCTGCAGCATCTGCATATGCCTGATAAGCGGTAGTAATTGCTGTCTCACGACCATCTGTGTATGCTTCTGCTGCATCAATTGCTTCGCCCTTTGCTGTAGCAACTTCTGCATCTGTTGCAAAAGAGCCATCAATTGTTGCTGTAATGCTTACGTTTGCTGTACCGTCAAAAGATACAGAACCTGTTACATCTCCAGCCAAAGAAATTGTACGAGCAGTCTCAAGTGCTGTTGCTGTATCTGCATTACCAGTTACATCACCAACAAGGTCTGCTGTTACTGTACCCGCAGCAAAATCGCCATTAGCATCACGCTTTACGACTGTATCTGCAGTATTGTTTGAGGTGGCTGTTCCACCGATTAAACCAATAATGTAATTATCATCATCTGGTTTCTTTGTAAGAATGTCATAATTATTGATGGTACCTGTTGTGCCTTCAACAATCAGACCATTCTTTACCTTAAAGTCTTTTGTGACTGTTGCCATTTTTATTATCTCCTTGTGTTACGCCTTAAGTCCAATTCGTGCATAACGAACTGTGACTGGCTTAATTGCAGGATCTGGAGTAACCGTTAAGGATACTGTATTTCCAGCCCTGGAGACGCTAATGGTGCCAATATTCCCATCGTTGTCTATTGTTCCGTATTCGCTGACATTTACATTTGTACCGTCAACTAATACGGTCAACTCTGTTGCATAAAACTTATTGTCTCCCGCAGTTACCTTAGCGATTGAAACAATATACTTGATCATACGCCACTCTGTGGCATCAAAATTATCAATTACTGTTGGATTCTCAATACCAGTAATTGTATTTTCATTATTGCCCATTGAGCCTAAATCGGTAGAACGAGCAGAGGCGGAATCAATTAAATCTTCGTAATCTTCCTGTGTAGGACGATCACCAGTCTCAAATTTTGTTTTTAGCGTAGGTATTGATATCTTAGCCATGATCGTATTATAACTCCTTTTTACTATAAAATATAGTTACTATATCCTATAATTTGTAACGGTATGGGAGGTGGATTATTCTTAGAATACCCATACGTTCCAACATTGATAAACTGAACTCTAAAGGGCAAAACCTCTTCTAGTTTAACCTTTGGAGTTATGTCATTAATTTTTATATATCTTTTATCCAATTCATGTATTTGTGCATGTGATAAACGGTGAGTTGTATTATAAACTTCTTTATATGCTGGAGTTAGGTTTTGATTAATCATTCCGTAACATCTTCAATGATAACCATGGACCCTTTGGCTATCGTCCAGACTCTTCCTTCTGACAAAAGTTCTGTCAACTGAATATCAAAAATATCTCCAGTTTCTAAAAGTTCTGATTGTGATGATGTTAGGTTTACCGTGAAACTTCCTTCTACATCCTGAAACTCAATTGGGTGGGGTTCTAATGAAACTATTACTTGATCTGTTGATGGACGATAAATGTCCATCTTAATTTCCCAATCTTCTAAGTATAATGGCTCACGAGCATCGTTTGTGACATATACTCTAAATGCTGCAGAGTCTCCTCTAATTACCGTCCATCTTACTTCTGGTGGTAAAGCACCTAATGCATAAGAATCTGTTGTCTGATTTCGGAAGGTAGCCATGTGTTGATTATATCATATTTAGGCTAATCCAGCCTTCAATGCTCCCCAAGTTCCATTACCCTTTGCCTCAACAATAATAATACCATTGGTTGTATGTGCATATGCAACTATTCCTACTGCCCCGCTTCCTGCTGTTGGCCTTGTTTGTGTAAGGCCTCCATCTGGTCTGCTTACATACAAAACATCTCCAGCAGAAAAAGAAGAGGTATTGACATTTGCTAATACTCCAGCAACAACTACTTTGCCAATCTCATTATTGTCAAGTGATGACTTTAATAATCCCAATACTGGTTTTACAACCTCTGCATCCCATAAATCTTCAGTGTAGTGTTTTACACCAGGAAGTGTTTCTGAATAGTTAAAAATATATACTGGAGTTCCTGCTATTAAATTTATTCCGCTAATATTTTTAACATCTATCTGAATAATTGATACATCTATTGACTCTAAGGATTCCTTTACGTCTTCGGCTAATTGCTCCATATCTCCGTGTACGTTAACTGGATCTGTCGCTTTTGGGAAACTAATCTCAAATTGACCTGTTGTTTTGTCTGTTGCCATAATAGATTTATTATACCACTTTTACTCTATTTGACATAAGCCTCAAATTCATGTTATACTAAGTAGTAATATGACACCCTTAAAAAGGTGTCATTGTGTTTCTAAGGAGGAAACTATGATTAACTTTATGAAAAATAATAGGAAAATCATTGGTACACTCAGCATCATGGCTATGTTTTCCGTTTGGGCAAATATCGCTAATGCTTCTGAAAACCGATTAGAGGACATTAAACAGCCTGAACAGGTTGTTGTCCTGCTTGAGGAATCACTAAAGGCCACGGAAGTGGCCAAAGTCGTTTCTAAGGCTAAAGAAGATCAGTTAGAAAAATATGAAAACGCTACATCTCTATCTGATAAGGACCTTAAAGAACTGCTTAGGCTAGTAGGGTTTAAGGGACAAAGTCTCAAGGAGGCATGGGCTATTGTTAAAAAAGAAAGTAATGGTAGGCCATTTGCATTCAACGGAAATTCCAATACTGGAGACAGTTCATATGGTATTTTTCAAATTAATATGATTGGAATGCTTGGCCCTGATCGTCGTAATAAATTCGAATTAGATCATAATGCAGACTTGTTTAATCCAGTTATAAACGCAAAAATTGCATATCATATGTCCAAGGGTGGTGAAGACTGGAGAGCCTGGAAGGGTATCACTCCAAGAACCAAAGAACTAATGTCTGGGTTCCCACATTAAAATACCAGATGGGTCCAGGCCTGCTACTTTATTCTTAAAGTGGTTGTGCCTGTGATCCATACCATTTTTTTCAGGCATTCCGATTACACTATTAGTTGAAAGTACCCCCGCAGACTGACTAAATGCAGAGTTTCCAACTATTAAAACTTTGGCAGTTAACATAAATATAAAAGAGTCATATGTGTCCATATCATCTTTGATTATTATGTCTGGAATAATATTTTTAAATCTATCAGCGTTAATGCTTGTATGGGGGTATGACCCAGAATTATCCTTGTATAGGTGTGGTTGATGCCACATTCTCTCCTGGTCAAACCCTTTTGGAGAAAAGTTATTATTTGTTGAGTCTGTACAGATAAATATTTTTGGATTGTCTAATTTAAGTTTATCTATTATTTCTGGTATTTGTTTTAAAACATTTTCGTAGAACTCATCTGGGACATATCTTGGATTTTCTGGTATTGCATTTCCTCTTCGTATATGAATAACTATAGAATTATGGGTAGCGTTGACAAACTTATTAAATGTTGGCCCCTCTTTTATAAAATCTTTATCATAATCATGCTTGGCAAATCCTGGAGCCTCTGCTCCTGCTCCTACATTAGTGCATAATCTTTTATATGGTATTTGTTCAAAGTCTATATTTGCCCAGGGATTATATAAAACATTATTAAATTTATTTAATAAGTCTAAATATTTTGGATCTGACTCATCTACAATGTTATCAGATTCATGAATTAGAAACCAATCAATTGGGGTGTTTTGAAATAACTTTCCATAGTACTTAGAATAACACATGGCATAAATTTTTTTCCACAGCATTGCGCCCAATCCATCCATGGTTTTAAATTCTTTTACTATCTCTGTCATATCCAATCTCTCTTTACTAATTCATTGTAATAAAACTCTTCCCAATGTAGTTGTCTGTGTATTCCAGGGTGCGGTCTGTGTGATCCAGGACCCCACGGACCTTTTATCATGTGATAGTCATAAGCCATATCAAAAATTTCTGGATATTTGTCATTATATTCTTTGTGACACATTATGTCATTCCAATTATTCATTTGATAGTACGGTAATAATTTTTCTCTTTTTACTAAGTCTATCGTAAACTCAAAATCTGGTGGAAATTCTTTTCTTGTATAGTCTCTTACATAATTTTTAAAATTACTTTCTAAAAACCTTTCATTATCTTCTGTTAATGCATTTGACCATGAACTCCAAATCATTTTAATTTTATGAGAATTACAAAAAGTTTCTAACATTTTTAAATGGTCTAAATTTTGATAATATACCCATTCATATGGAAGTATTTCTTGATAATTCCAGGGTGCAGAAACTTTTGTTTTTTTAGGAGAATAGTTTATGTACCAGTCTTGTAAATGTGTTGCATCTGGAGATACAAAATAAAATCTTTCAAAATTTGCAAAATTACAAATTACAATTTCAGGAACATAATCATATTTATTAATTAAGCCAAAGAAACTGGAAACCAATTTATTGACTGCTGCACCGCTATAAGATATATTTCCTATAAGATATTTGCCATAACCAATTCTTTCTTGTAAAAGGTTTGACCATCTAAGATTTTCTGGAAGTCCTTGGCCCAATGTTAAAGAACAACCAATAACTACTATATTTGGCTTTTGACTAAAGTCAACCGATCTTAAGCCATCTTCATTCCATTGGTAACTATACTCTGGCCTTGGAATTTCTGCATGCCCCGCAATTATTGGGCTATTAGATTTATAGTTTCTATTTTTATCTAATTTATTATATCCATTATGTGGTATTGGTCCAGGGATAAATAGGTCATCGAACATATTACTAGTATAGCAAATTACTTTTTTTAATTTTTCTATATTTTTTCCACATACGGTATTTAAATATAAGCCTCTTTACAATTTTAATTTTGACTCACTCCATTCTCTCCACCACATCTTTCTGCCCAAGTCTAGCGGGTAGTTATTCCAAGAATACGGATGTCCTTCGGCTTTTGGCGGGTTATCAAAAAAGTCCCAAGTTTCTATGCCCTTTTCATGTCTAATTCTATGAATATAGGCGGTATATGTACTTCCAGATGTTCCAACAAAATTAATTGAATCATGTAAAACTAAATTACATATGAGCCCAAATACCACTTCGTCCTGAAAAGGCAAAGATCTAAAATCTTCTGTAAAATTATTAACAATATATTCATCTAGTAATATAAATCTATTTTTATTTTTTTCTATCATTTCGTGTCCTGGCTCACAAGTAGAAACAACTATCTTGTGTCCATTATTTTCATAACTATCTAACCATGACTCAAACATATCTTGTGTTGTATTAAACATATTAACATGATCTGATAATCTTAAATGCATTCCCTGAAATGTTCCCAAGGAATTAGATATTTTTTTGGCTAGATCAACGTATTCTTTTTTAAATTTTACTGAAGATAATGACATATCTAAACTTTGACTTCTATTATAAAAAAATCTTGAGTACCAACCTAATGTTCTTTTAAGATGAACATTTTTATCTAATGGTAGTCTTTCTCTTCCTTCTGCAAACAGCAGTTCATCTTCTGTTATTTCTTTTTCTTTACTATAATAATATCTTGACATAAGTTCATCAGCAAGAAAGTCTTGTTGCCTAAAAAAATCTATCTTCTGATCTATAAATGTTATATTTTGATTAAACTCTACAAGGTCAAGTAGGTGAGGAAATTGTTCCTTATTTGTAAAATCTTTTCTTTGTGGATTGTACCAAAGGCTTGGGGTAAATATTGGAACCTGCTTAAAATCGTAAAGTTTATCCCCCGAATTACTTACATAATGAACTATTACATCTTTTTTAGTTTCATGAGCAAGACCTACCGCAAGTTCAAGGCTCATTACTTGATTAATCATTCCAGTGGGGTTATATAACTGAAAAAATATTTTATTTGACATTTTTAATTTGATCGCTTATCCAGTTATAAGTTTGTGTCAAACCATATTCTAAATCTTCACTTGGCCTGTAACCTAAAACTTTTGTAATTAACTCATTATGAGATGTTCTTGCATGAACACCAAGTGGGCCAGGGATATGCTTTTTATTTAATTTCTTTCCTGCTATACTACAAACAATATCTACTAATTCATTTATAGAGACATTTCTCTCCGAACCTATATTTATTGGCTCAAAGTAATTTTGCTCTCTATAAAAATCTATGGTAGCCTTTACTGCTTCATCTATATATAAAAATGATCTATGCTGTTCTCCACTACCCCAAATTTCTATTTCATCAGTTGCTTTTGCTACCTTGCGACAAATGGCTGCTGGAGCCTTTTCTTTGCCTCCGTCCCAAGTTCCATATGGTCCATAAACATTGTGGTAGCGGGCTATTTTGTTTTTCATTCCATAATTACGATTGTATGCAAGATAAAGTCTTTCACTAAATAATTTTTCCCATCCATATTCTGTATCTGGTTCTGCTGGGTAAACAGTATCCTCACGAGTATTTATTGATCCTGGGTCCATTTGATTATACTCTGGATAAACGCAAGCGGTAGAAGAAAAGAATACTGACTTAATACCAATTTTTTCTGCTTGCTTTAAAACATTTACATTTATTAAAATTGAATTTCCCATAACCTCTGCATCATTATCTCCAGAGTTTATATATCCAGCACCCCCCATATCTGCTGCTAATTGATAAACTTCATCAAATCTTTTATCTAAAACATTTTCAACAACTTCTTTAATTCTTAAGTCTCCAATAACAAAATCATCTGCGTAGGTATCCCAATGTTCTGGATACTTTAAATCTACACCACGAACCCAAAATCCTTGTTCTTTTAGTTTTTTAACAAGATGGCTTCCAATAAACCCACCTGCTCCAAGTACTAATGCTGTTTTTGATTCCATTCTTCCTCCGTTATATTACCACGAATTACATCTAAATAATCTTTACCTTTTGCAATATACCAATGATCTGGTTCAACAAAATGAAAAAATATCATTGCAACATGACTAGAATCTGGGTTTGGGAATTCTTCTCTCCAATGTAATTGATCATTTCCATAATATGCCAATGCTTGATTTTCTTGTAGTCGATATGGCTTATCAATAACATATAGATCCCAAGGCTCTGTTTGATATACACAATAGTCAATTGTATATGTGCATGCATTATCGTCTTTGTGAGCATGCAACGAAGCCCCTGGTCCTTCATAATGTGCAAACAATGAGTATGATGGTAATAAAGTCTCACTGTTAAAGTGTTTTCTTGCAATAGGAAGTAACTTTTCTGTGTATTGATCTATTACACTGTCTGTAAAACAATATCTTCCAAAGGATCCAGAGTAATTTGCTTCAAGTTTGGGCTGTGCAAACAAATGGTGTTTAAGATAAAGATAATCTTCATGCAAAAACACATGTTGCATTATTTCTGGATCTTTTAAACTAGTCATCTTAGCCAACTCACCACGGCATATCTAGTACCGTTAGTAACTGGAACCACAGAATGATTATAAACAAAAGTAGATGGAAAAATCAATAATTCATTTTTTTCTGGTTTATGATTTAAATTAAATCTAGGAAATAAAATCTCTCCACCTTCATAATCATCATTCATATAAAAAGTAGTAGATATTCTTCTATGGTGATCTTTATGGTCATCAATGTGATTGGTAAATTTTTGACCAATTCCATATTTTAAAATACCATACTGGTCATGCCAATTTGTTTCGCACTGAAACATTGCTTTATAGTCTTTTTCTCTTGGATCAAATGCTTCAAAAAAAATACTTGATAATGTTTTATAAAATGCATCACGCATACCCATAAAATCACTTACGGTTTCTCCAACATATGGAACGCCAAATGTTTGTGTGTCTCTCGATTTAGTATCTACAGTAACTTTATCATAAGTTTGAACTTGTGACTGTTGCCATTCTGTATTTATAGTTTTCATACCCTCTTCTATTTCAAAAATAAGAGTATCTATAGTATTGGAATCTAAAACATTTTTATATGAAACAATTCCTGGAGCCAATTCAACTTTTTCCATACTACCATTTCCCTAACGGACATGTTGCTTTTTCTAATTTAGTTTTTCCGTACATAAAACAACCACACTGTTTGCATTGTTTTGTTAGTTTGAATAATTCTGGACATCCTAAACAAATATTAAATCTTTCTTTAGCCTTTTCTTCGGAAGCCCATTCTGTATTAGGATTTACTAAATCCCATGGCCTAGTTTCGCCTAGTTTTTCTTTATATTGTTGCCAAGCAGATTTTTCTTCTGACATTATTACTCCTGTGGAGGAGTAAAATTAGTACCGTCCCAGTTCCAACCATGCGTAATGTCAGAATTAGAATCAACTTCAACTATCTTTGGATCTGAGGAAAGTCCAGAAACAAGTCTAATGCCATTAGGATTGATTTCTGGATTATCTTCAACCTCTATCATTCCAAATACATCATTGTCAACAATTAAAGCATATTTATGTTTTGTCATTTTTGAATCTCCTTATTATTACAGTATATCATAAACTATGTAAGACACATACTTCCTGTCCATGAGCCTCCGCTTGCATAGCATTCCCAACATGTACAGTTTCCTCCGCATCCAAAGTCAAAACAGTCAATAACTGGTGCTGCTACTGGTGTTGGGGCAGCAGGGCTAGGTGCTGCAGGGCTAGGCGCTACTGGTGTAGGCGCAACTGGAGTAGGTGCTACTGGAGTAGGTGCTACTGGAGTAGGTGCTACTGGTGTAGGCGCTACTGGACTTGGTGCTGCTGCTGGAGAAGGTGTAAAGAATGGGAAGTATGGGAATGATGGTGGGAAGAATGGTGGTGCTACAGGGCTAGGTGCTACAGGTGAAGGAGCGACTGGGCTTGGTGCTACTGGGCTTGGTGCTACTGGTGCAGGCGCTGGTTCGTAGCAACTTGTCCATGTACTGGAAAGTATTGAACCAGTATAGTCTGGTTGATCATAGCAAACTGTATAATTTGCGAAGCCAGAAGAGCATGAGAATGTGCCATCTTCTTGAACTTCATTTCTGCAATAACTTTGAACTGGTGCAGGTGCAGGGGCAGGGGCAGGTGCTGGGGTTGGTGCTGGGGTTGGTGTTGGAGCAACTGCTACAGGAGTGGGTGCTACAGGAGTAGGTGCTACAGGAGTAGGTGCTGCTGGTGCAGGTGCTGGAGTTGGAGTGCTTCCACAATTCTGTGGTGTTGTGTAAACTCCGCCCTGTAAAGTATTTCCTGGTTCATCATTTTGACAAGCAGTCGTTAGTCCTGTTACTGCTGCTGATTCACTAGAGTATGAACCACTTACTGCTGTTCCATTAACACAACAAGCATAATAAGTTGTTAATCCTACTGGTGCAGGAGAAGCAGGTGCAGGAACAGGTGCTGCTGGTGCTGGTACAGGTATTGGTGCTTCACAGGTTATTGAAGGAACAGTTCCAGTACCACTTTGAGTATTGGTTAGAGTTGTTCCACATTGTGCGTCTAAGTCTAAGAATGCTAATTGTTCTGTTTCTCCAGCGCCAGTTAATTGAACGCCATCACAGCATCCTGTATACCACCATCCCTCTGACTGTACTGGTGCTGGTGCTGGTGCAGGCGCTGGTGCTGGCGCAGGCGCAGGAGTAGGAATAGGAGTAGGTGCTGGGGTTGGTGACCCAGAACACGTTAATGTTGGAATAGTACCATCAACTCCGCTTTGTTGATCTGTAACAGTTCCAGAACACTGACTATTCATTAAGTTAAATGCTGTTGTAAAGTCAACTGTGCTTGTTCCAGTTACTTGTGATCCAGTGTCACTGCAGCAACCAGTGTACCAATATGTTGTAGAGGGTGAGGTTGGTACTGGGGTAATAACTGGTGCTGGTGTTGGCGTGGGTGCTGGTGCTGGTGCAGGTGTTGGTGTTGGAGTAGGGGTTGGAGTAGGGGTTGGGACTGGGACAGGTGTTGTAACTGGTGCAGGCGCTACAGGAGCAGGCGCTACAGGAGCAGGTGCTACTGGGGCTGGTGCAATAGGTGCTGGCGCAGGTGTGGGAGCAGGTGTAGGTGCAGGAGCAGGAGTTGGTGCAGGTGCAGGTGCTGGAGCAATACCTTCATTTATATCTCCATAAACAACCCATGTATTTGTATCAATTTTTAATACTGTTACTTTTCCATACTGCTCATCTATTTTTGCAGAAGTGCCTTTTGAATTAACCGTAACTCCATCTTCTCCAGAAATTGTTACATCTCCAGATCCAAGTCTTACTATCTCTACCTTATATCCATTATCAATTGCTTCCAAAGAATTTAGTGGTATTGTAATTATTGTTTCTGATGTGTTATCTACGGTTATTACTTTACCTGCATCGGATGCAGTGATTGTATAGTCAGATAACTTTGCCTGTATTAAAGAATATCCATTTATGTACTTCCATTTAGTCCCATCATAATATTGGACTTGATTTATTACTGTACCGCCACCAGATTGTTGCCTAACAAAACAAACTGCACCGTTAGACGGGGAAGGTAATGCTAAATCACGTTCTTCTGGTGTTTGAAAATTATTTATTCCAGCCCTAGACTTTAAGACCTCTTCAAATGTGACTGGTGATGAAAATGTTTGGCTTGCTGTCCAGGTGTAAGAAGCATTTGTATTAATAGCACCACTAATTGCATACCAAGTACCGTCTTTATAAACATATGCGACTTTTCCATCTGTATTAATTGCCATCAGATGTCAACCCCAATGCTCTTAATTCAGACTCTGTTAATCCTAAAGCAACTAATTTTGCTATGGCTCTTTCTTTAAGTATTTGATTAGTGTTATCTTCAGACATTATTCACCAATCACCCGCCATTCTGAGCCAGACCAAACATACATTTTTAGCGGGGTAGAGTCAGAATCAACCCATAAAGTTCCAGCAGTAAGATCAGTAGTTGGAGCACTAGCAGAATATGTGGCAGTTCCATATGTTGGTGCATTTCCAGTTACTGATGTAGAATCAACCCAGATATATCCATTTACAAGGTTTGTGCCAGTTGGTGCGGTATCTGAATAAATAGAACGAGCAGGATCATCCTCAATAAAATCAACCCTAGTATCTAATGCCTTAAAATGACCAGCAATAGAGTTTGCAATAACATCTTCTTCTGTTGTTGGGGCAGTTGTAGATCCATAATGATAAGTTCTTAAAGCAGCCTGAATATCAGCAGCGTCCTCATAACCTGGTACCTGCGTTTTATAAATTTGTCCAATATCTTCAGAAGCCACCCTTGATCACCACCTGAATTATACCACCCTAATATCAAGGTGTACTGTTCTAGTTCCTGATATATTGCTCCAAGATCCTTCATCATATTCTATTGCTTTTAATGTTATCACTAGGTTTATAAATTCTGTCTCTGCATCTGGAACTACCTGAATAGAGTCTATAGATGTAGATAAAGGGTTTTGGTTTTCTATGCTATATACAATATTAAAATTTTCTGGCTCTGGTAGTGAACCGATTAGAGATAGTGGCAATATGTCAGTAACATTTATAGTTTTAATAGCAAAACCATCTACAAAATCTAAAGCATAATTTTTTCTTAACTCATTGGGGAATATCTTAAATACTTTTTGCCATGTTCCGCCTAAAACTGGAACAGATATAAATTGATAAACTGTTAAATATTCGCTATCTAATGGGTTTAAATTAAAAAATAAATCATATGGCAATGGGGTTCCTTCAAAAACTTCTGTAGGCTTTCCTATTCCTAAAAATATCTGACTTCCTCTTTGTCCTTTTTGTCCGATATCTAAATCTACTTCTATTGTTGTTGGTGGTCCAACAACCAACATATCCTCCGTAGATAATAGAACTTCAGTTGTCATGTTGTAATACTCACCTGATCAGTAATTGATATTGTTCCAGTGAGAACTGTATATACATAACTATAGGGGCTGGACGCTTTTCTAATTTCTACATCATAAACATATGTTTTACTAGCATCTAAAGAGTTTCCGTCATCTGGTCTAATGGCACATCTAATATAGTTTGGAAATGAAGAACTATCAGTGTCAGTTGGAATTATCGCATAACATTCTGCTGTGTAGGCTACACCTCGTGACTCTGCAATTCTAAAAGTAACCGTATAGTCAGTTAGGTCCATAGCAGATCCGCCTGCTAATTTAGGGTATACGTTAAATTCGTAAGTGTCACCTTTATAATAATTAATGTTTAACTCGCCTGGAAATGCCATGGGTTCCTCCTAGATTATTATACCACGCTGACGTATATAGAATTCATGATTAAGGAGGAGTCGTAATCTGCCCTAATTTGTGGAATTGCTCCATTAGACCACATATGACTATCTTCAATGAAAAAGTGCTGAGTTACATACATATTGTAGACATACTGATATTTTAAGGTAGCAACATATTGTGAAATTTCGGTGGTAGATTTAGGGAAAAAAGTTCTAATCCAAACCTCTGTATTGTTATTATGTGTGGTCAGTTCAAAATTATATGTAACAAATACTTGAGACCCTATTTTTAAACCATGAAAATTTAGCATTTTTTGGTGCTCGTTCCATAGACTAGTGCATCCTTGTGGTAAATATTTTTCGTTTGTATTTATGCCTTTTGAATCTACCGAAACATTAACCCATCCATCTTCACCTTGGCTTGCTCCTAATTTTATATCTTTCCTATTTTGATTAAAATATGCCCCCCATCCAGCCTGTTGTCCAGAAGAAGATAAAGAACTTAAGCCGTCTTTACCAGGTGTACCTCTTTCGCCTTTAGGACCCTGAATGCCGTCCTTTCCTGCAGGCCCTTGAGGTCCAGGTACCCCTTGCACTCCTTGAGGTCCCTGTGGACCCATTGGGCCAGGAACGGGTACATAATTAATTAAAACATCAGCATTAGTACTTTGAGTTTCTACAACTTGTGCAGCATAACTTGATTTTTTACTTGAAGGGAAGTCCATGGATTTAGACATTGCCATGGTTTATTTTTTATTCCTCTGACTCGTAAACAAATGACATGTGAAATAAGTCAGATGTGGTTAAATTAATTGGAGCGTTGTGAATAAATGGCTCATCTTTTGATGATCCAGAAACATACCATAATGTAGCAGTATTACTTCCTACATTTAAATGTCCTTTAATGCTATAGTGATCATTTCCGCTTGTATCATGAATTGATCCACCATAAACATCTGTGTGCCATCTTGATGTAAACGGTAAAGTAATTGAGTATTGTCCGCTTCCAAAATTTGTAACATTTGTCATGTCTACAGAAATTTGAACAAAAATCATTGTTCCATTTTTAATATAAGAACCAAATGCTGGTGCTCCTGTATAAGAAAGACCTGTTCCAGACCATGTTGGTACATATAATTCTGGCTCTGATGCTGGACCTGCTGGACCTACTGGGCCAATCTCTCCTTGTGGACCTTGCGGACCCTGTTCTCCTTGCTGTCCTTCTGCACCTGGCATAGGAACAATCTTAATTACTGCCATTATAAAGTACCTCCTGGTGTAATATCACCTAATACATAAATAGTTCCAATAACTGGAGTCCACACTGTGTCTTCAATTTCGTTTGGAATAATAACCTGTAAATCAAAAGGAAGTTCTGCAACATTTGCTGCATACTTCAATCCCCAATTTTTAGTTACTGAGGGATAGGCAGTAATATCAACATAGCCAGGCTCTGATGCACAATCGAGGGCATCTAAAATATCTCCAGACTGATCGTATGCTGTTGCTCTATAGATCCATCCCTCAGTATCATAGTAAGTAGCCTCGTCGTCTTCATAAAATTCTACTCGTAATGTTGCGGTATCTCCACGTACAACTCGCCATTGAATATTTGCTGGGTCAGCACCAAATTTTTCGGGAGCACAGAGATTTGCCATAATAAAAGATTATACCATGAAAATATGGACTTGCCCCTTGATCGGTGGGTATGAGAGACAGACCAAAGGGGCAAGCATTAAAAGTATATCATAACGGATAAAACGGACATACTTATTTGAAGTAAAAAATTACATGTGGTATAGTGTTTAAATGGGTTTGTAGGGGCTTTGCACTGAGAGATATGCAACGCTCCCTTTCTCACCATTAGATTGTAGTATAAAAATCTATGGGGGGAGGGGGGGCTTTCCCTAAGAGATATTACTTATATATTATATATAACTACTTGGTGGTTTTAGAAATATGGTCTAACAAAACTTCAAACATCTTGTCTATTTTTCTGTGTAATTCTTTTCTATCTTCTTCTGCGTCTTCTGATTTTTTTTCTAATCTGTTAATTTGATCTTTCAATGATGATCCTCCGTTAGGCTTTAGTTCTGCTCTTATTTCGTCAAAATAATGTTTTGTTAACCACTTGACTGAACCTACAGCAAATGCTACAATAGAACATATTGAAACTATTAACGCTGCCCAGGATTCAATTGACATTATGAAAGATATTATAAGGGGAATTTTTAAAAAATGAAATCTCGTATACTGGAAACGCTGGAGTATTCTACAAATTTAATAATATCCCCAGATATGGATGGTTTCGTTTCGGCGCAGTTACTAAATCGTTATAACGGTGCAAAGGTTGTTGGCACTTACGATAAGAATATTCTTTGTCTTTCGCCAGGAATTAGTCCTAAAGATTGTTTGTTCGTCGACTGCGATATGAATCATCCAGAATACGTGTCGATTGGCAATCATATGCGTTTGCAAAATGACAATATGTCGGCGAAAAGTTTTAACCCCAATATTCATTTCGGTATAACTAAGTACAGCGACAAATTTCCATTCGCAACCGCTTATTTAATTGCTTACGCTACAGATATTAAAACATCGGCGTCAGAGATGATACGCATGGCCTACGCTGACTCTACCCTACGCAATATGGATAATTACAGCGATAACATGCGAACATGGTCTGATAGGATGATTTGCCCTGCAGTGGATTATGTTATTTATGAAACCGAAGATGCCAGAGAAATTGACGACGGTATACGAAACATCTATCCAAACCAATCCTTTACGTCAAAGCGGTATGGCAAAGAGCGGTATATACAAACCCTCAATGAGGCATTTGTCCAAGAGAAGATATACCACGAAGTCCTCAATAAGGGATATAAATATAAAACCGATAAAGTTGGTTTGACAACCGTAAATAAATATATGTGTGATATTTTCTCATATGCTGAAGTGTTTGGGGGAGAGTATTCTATTACGTATTATGATAGAATAGAATGGTGAGAGACGTAAGGTTTAGTGATTTGTTTGATCCTTCTCAGCCAAGAAGTGATAGGCAGTTAATTGAATCCCGCCTCGAAATTTGCAATACGTGTGAATGGTTTAACAAGCGTATGGTAAAATGTAAGAAATGCGGTTGTTTCATGAAATTGAAGTCAACCTTAAAACAAGCAAAATGTCCTATAGGAAAGTGGTGAAACATGAGTAAGGAAGAAGTAATCAAGATCATGTTGGACAGCATCAATGCTGACAACAGAGAATTGTCTAAGAAGGCTGGAATTAAGGAAGAAGACGCTGAAGCGCAAATTGCACAAAGTCAGCCAAGTCTTGTTTTTATTCTAGGTAATGTTTACGATAAGTTGAAGAGCAACAACATTATTGCTTAATTTATTGTACAATAATAATGCCCCAGTATCAAATAGATATTTGGGGTATTATTTTTTTATGATTCTTGTACGTTAACCTCAGGTGTGTTATCTTCTTCTACAGGTGTTGATCTATGAGGATTATCACATGTACAGGCATCACAGCACCGTGGTGGGGTTTCGATTGTCTCAGTCATAGCAATCATTATAGCACCTAATTATTATCCTTGCAGGAGCAGTTTTCACAGCATTGTTCTTGGAACATCTTTAGGGCTAAACCGTCGTTTTCTGGCCTACCCAGATCTTCCCAAAATTTTTCACGACCCATATTGTCATTTTCTGAAATTTTTTCTGATTCGCTCATTTTTGTTCCTTTGATATATAGATATCCTCTACCACAAAGCCATCTTCTCTATCATATATAACCCAGTCTATAGACTTAATATCAAACCGTTCATTGAGTGCATTAAGTACCGTGAATTTATCTAGGCTACCGCATGTGTATAGGTCGAATTGTAGTAATCCTGGATCTACCTCGTCCCAGATGTGAAATGCTATATGGCTTGTCTCAATCATAACAATTGCTGTCAAACCTTTGTTTCCAGGAGCATCTACATATGAGGCAAATGGTCCTTTGATTATTTTCATATCTACCCTGCGAACTAGGTCTTTTAAGAACTCTACCGCCTCATCCTCTGATCGGATCGGATTTGATACCTTGGCGTTTACGAGCATGTGCTTGTGGAATATCATGTGTTTATTATACCCTAAGTCCTTGTAGGTAGGCTAAATAGTTTAATATTAAAAATATTACCAGTACCCCGCCTATTGTGTATTTCATAAATTCATTATACCAAAAATCTGAATTTTTTGCTGATATGCATGATGCGTGTAATTGTAATAAAAAGATAAAAAAATAGTGAGCACTTTTTGCTCACGATCTTTTATTTATTCTTTTGGCATTTTTCCAACGACCCAGCCGTTATGGATTCCGACCAGTGGGGCGTCAATACATACGGCATACCCCTGCGGCAATTTAGATGGAAAGAAAGCAATAAACTTTTCTACATGCTCTCTTGTATAAAACGGAATAGTTTTACTCTCTCCGTTAGTTGTTGTTAGTTTTACTTGTATCATTTTTATTTTCTCCTAATTCTATTTTATCATAATGAGAGCGGTCATAGTTAGCAAGTGTGCCACCATTTTCAAGGTGGGCTTTTCTTCTTAGTTGTTCAGTTGAATAATTCATCTGCTACACACTCGCAAGGTTCAATCCAAAAATCGTCATTGTCTCCAATGAAGATGTAGCCTCTACCTGAGCAAGGCTGACATTCAATTGTTTTTACTGAGTTTATCATTAGCGCACCTCCATGCTATCTACTGTGTAGCCATGAGCAACAAGGCTATCCATAAGGTTATTTATTTGATACTCATTGAGCATGAGTCTATCTTTTACTGTGATGAGGTTGCCCTCTTTTTCTACTGTGTAATTTAGTGTTAGCATTTTGCTACCTTTCTTTTGATAATCTTATTCTATACCCTGCCACTGACATTTTGGGGTGTCTGTGGGCTATCCCCTTTGTGATTTACCTCACATTGGAGGAGCGAAGATAGCGAGAAGCGTAAGTTCAATTGTGATAATTGTCACAAAAGCGACAAGCGCCCAAGGCGAATCGGAGGTGAGTAGGTCAAAAGTTTTATTCATAATGTTTTTCATTTTTAGTTTACCTTTCATTTTGTTATAGGAGAATAATAACATAATAAACTGACAAAGTCAAGAATAAACACGCCCAAGTTTTGTGGTGTTGGTCACATGTCCCAAATGTCCGATTTTGCTAGGCGATCTCCTAGCCCACGCAGTCGGGCGTGTCGCAGTGTCCGTTTTGTTACGTTTTACGTGTGATAATCCTCACAAAAAAAGTTTTTAAAATGTCCGATTTGTTAGCATTTTGGATTTGATTTTGTCGGTCTTTTATGTTAAACTTACAGAGTAAGAAAATAAGAAAGGTGGTCTAAAATGACTAACACTAAAATTAAAGTTAATGAGAATTATTATTCTACTAATGAAACTTTCTTTTGTTGTGATGAACAAGTAATTAAAATGTATTGCGAGCCTCACGGCGAGGCTATGGGTTGCTACTATTGCGAGTTTGACTACACCGAGCCTTGCGAGTGTGAGCCAATTCACACAAACTAAGTGGCGTGTCGTTTTGACTTTTGCCCTAAAAAATGAAATAATAGCAGTATAAAGAAAGGAAAACTTAAATGAAATCATACTCAATTCCAGACCTTCTAATTGGTCACATCTACTACCCTTCCTCTATGGCGAGGAAATACCAATACGGCGAGATTAACTACGCCTCTAAGCGTGATGACATCTATTTATCAGAAGGCTATGAAGCCTACGCTATCCGTTTCAATGGTTGGAAATGGGCTACTATTGCGGTGAAAGTAGAGGATAACTAAATGAAACTTCACGAATTCGTTGAAATGGTTGAGCGTGAGCGAGAGGCTACACGCTTGACAAACTTAGAAAAAATCGCTAAAATTAATAATAACAATAAAGAAAAGGAAAAGAACTAAAATGACTAACGCTACTTATACCGATTACCCCTTCACCCTTAATGGTGTAAATTTTATCTCACGAGTATTTACTCACTCACACATGGCGCAAACTATTGCGAGCCTGCCTGAAGGTATCTTTGCTCAATTAAATCAAGACGCAGTTTCAGAAATTATTGGTGACCCTGCTCAATTAACTATTGAAGAATTAGAAGATGAGTTAAATAGAGTTAATGAAGGTGGCACTCATGCGTTTATTTTGTTAGGAGAAAACGCCTAATGATGACACGAAAAGACTATGTAAAAACTTCAAACATCCTAAAAGGATTTGCGGATGAAATTCATCCACAAGTCTTTGAGGATTTAGTGGAAGAATTCGCTCAATACTTTCAGAGCGACAATGATAGATTTGACAAAGCAAAATTTGAAAAGGCTTGCGGTGTTGATGAGTTAGGACTAATTCCAGTATGAGAATTCTAACTACAATTGTTCAAATTGCGCTTATTGTTTCTATTTATTACACAATAAAAATTGCTAATGAAGAAAACTAAATTCGCAACATGCGAGATTTGCGGTAGAATTTTTATCGCAGATCTCAAATGCTTTGCTTGCGCTGCTAAACAAAATTAATTTAATTTTCAACAAAAACCGCCTAGGGGGTTATCCACAGGGTTATCCACAATGTGAATTAAGACACAATTTACGTATTTTGTGAATTTCCTCACAGATTTACGGCGTGTCTGATTTGAAATTGTCAGTAGAAAATGATAGGATAAAATCCTAAAATAAAGAAAGGAAAAACTAATGAAAAAAATTGTTCTTGTTAGTTATGTTGCTGAAGCAGATACAGATGTCGCTGCTATTTTCGCTCTACGCCGTTCTCTCGCTTATTTACCTGAAAGCGAATTAGAAAAGTTTGAAGCGTTTAATGTTGTTGATTTTGAAGGTAATCAAGTAGAAGGGTTGTTGGTATAAATGGGTTTGGACATGTATCTAAGTGCCCGTAAGCACGTTGAAAAAATTCAATGGGATAAACTTGATCGTGATAGCGATACAAGGTATTCTGATGCTACCGCTCCACAATGGTTTGATGTAGTCAATGCTGCTGGTGTTGCTACTCTTGTCGATAAAGAAAGTATCTATGGTGTAGATGTATCCGTCAATGTTGCTTATTGGCGTAAGTCTAATCAGATACACAATTGGTTTGTGATTAATGTTCAGCGTGGCGAAGATGATTGCGGTGAATACTATGTATCTAATAACAAGATAAAAGAATTGTTAGATACCTGCCGTGAGGCTTTGTCTAAGAAAGACCCTAATTTGCTACCGCCACGAGAAGGATTTTTCTTTGGCTCTACTGATGTAGATGAGTGGTATTGGGCAGACATAAAGGACACTATCAAGCAATTAGATAGGCTTGTAAGTCTACCTGATTTTGATAAACTATCGTTCTACTATCAATCATCTTGGTAAAACGGACAATTCGGACATGGTGTGTCTGATTTGATTTTGTCAGCGCACCATGATAGGATTTCAGTATTGAAAGAAAGGAAATAAAATGGATAAATTGGAATACGCACTTCGTCAGATTGCTAACTGCGACCTATGCTTAGGCAGAGGTGTTGATTATTGGGCTAATGGCGAGGACTATGATTTTGAGGATTGTGTTTGTAATCCTTATGGAATTATCCTTGATGAAACTGGAGAGGTAATTTGGGATAATGGCTTATCAAGCGAGGCAGAATTATCTATCTTTGCTACTGCGGAGGCTAACTAATAATGGGAAGTAATTTTGCTAATGATTTGGCTTTGGCTGATAATCTAACTATTGAAACTCAGATAGAGATACACTTATCTGCTAATCACTACCCGCCCGTTCCTAAGACTATGGTTCAGCCTTGTGTTGAAGCCATAGATGCGGTCAATGACTTAGGGCTATGGGATTTGGAAATACCGCTACCCGAAGGCGTGTCATGGAAAGGTTTGACAACTGCCCCTGCTCATGCCATAATTGAAGCACACCACCTAAATGCGTGGATTATTGAAAGAGAGGAATACTAAAATGGCTAAAGTAAAAGAGATTTGGTCGTCTAAAATAACTTCAGACATGGTTTCTAACCTTGATGAAGATACTATTGAAGAATTAGTGGAAGCACTAAATGATACAGTAATGGCAACCTGCGAGGATTTTGGAGTAGAATAATGGAATACTTATACTCAGTAACTTGTACCTATGACGGAGAGCGCACCCCTCGTTGGGTGGGTCGTTATAGTGACGCACTATCGGCGGTAGAAACTTATCAAAAGTTTGTAGACCACGGAACTGCCTTAGAATACGCAACAATAAACTTGGCAGAGCCTAATGGAAAATTACATACCAAAAATCTCTATGCTAATGGAGAGATGAGCACTCGCTAAATGTCTGCTACAATGTTAAGCATGGAAGATTTCACTGCGGTAGACATTCTCAATGCCGACCAATTAGAAGTAGGAGATCTAATTGGTATCGGTGATGAGGTTGTAAAAGTTCTCGGTATTCAACCACTTCACTATGGATTTAATCTTGCTATTGAAAATAATTTTGGCGAAAAAGATTTTGTTGATGTAAGCGAAGATGATAAATTTAATTTATATATAGAAAATTTCTAAAACCGCCTAGCCAATTCGGACATTTCGGGCATTTGCATTTTTTGTATTTTTATGATAAGATTAATTTATGTTTAAGAAAACGGCTGAAGAAATTCGGAGATTACAAGACCTCCGCAGATCTAATGCTGCCCAACCATTAAGGAACAAAAAACAATACTCTCGCAAGATTAAGCACAAAAAATTTGACTTCACAGAAAATAAATGATAGAATTGTAAAAAAGAAAGGACCCAATGAAACTAAAACGTTCAATGGATAGGAAGGTGACTAATGCAGTCTCAAGAAATGGAAAAACCCCAACAATTGCCAACACTTTTGGACTCCCTGCTGGAAAGGCTTTCTCGTGCCCTGGTGCCACTAACACTTGTGAGAGCGTATGCTACGCAGGAAAACTCGAAAGAGTATACAAAGGAGTAAAAGCAGTATTATTACACAATTGGGAATTACTCAAAGACGCAGACCATGACACTATGGAAGCGTTATTGCAAGATATGATTGATGATTTCAAGAAAGATTGCGATAAGCGTAATGCGCCTAAGTTATTCCGTATTCACTGGGATGGAGATTTCTTTAGTGATGAGTATGCATTCGTATGGAAGCATATCGTACTAAATAATCCTGATGTTAAATTTTGGGTATACACTCGTGTGGCTACCGCCGCAAATATCCTAAAGGGTATTGAAAACCTATCTCTCTATTTCTCTACTGATAAAGATAATAAAGAGATTGCTATTAGTCTTAATAAGGACAAAGGAATTAGATTAGCATACCTTGCAGATACCTTCGCAATTGGGCAGGAAGACCTAAAAGCAATGATTGGAAAAGTAGGTGCTAAGTGTCCTGAGAATAAAAAGGCTATTCCATTAATCTCACAGGCTGGCAGCGCATGCGTGTCGTGTGGCTTGTGTATTGACGAGAAAACTGATATAGTATTCTCTGCTAAGAAAAGGTAAACTAAATGAAAATAATACTATTACTTGTGTGGGCATTGTTCTTGTTGTCAATATTCCATGCCCCGCTAAAGTGATCTACCTCACAAATCTCAAAATATGAGAAAATGTCAAAAATAACTTGACAAACCCAAAAATAAATGAAATAATAAATACCATAACCGAAAACAAAGGAGAAATACAAATGGCAGTATCAACAGCAACTTACAAGGTAGGCGACCTCTACACCTCACAGAAGTCAAAGGTGACAGGCACAATTACCGAAATCAAGCCAAACAAAGACGGAAGTTCCGTTCGTGTAAAACTTGATGTCAATGGTAGCCCACGCTGGACTACTTGGACAGCAAAGTAATTCTCAATACGAGAAATGTCCTGAGCATGACAACTAAAACTGCTCAACTTGATTTTCTAACATTTTTGTGTTAGACTAAATACAACCCAAACGAAAGGATAACAATGGCAAGAAATGGAAAAGCCATAAATGTCAAGATTGCTACAACCAAAGTAATCAAGGCACTTGAAACTAAGTTAGCCGAAATCAACAAGAATAAGGCTAATCAAAAAGTCAATGAGGAGAAACACTCAAAGGCTATGGAGAAGTATAATAAGGAAGTCGCTAAACTTGCGGTATCCGCTATCGCTAAGGCAACTGACTTGTCTGCTCACACTCGCTATAATGGTGAAATCGCAGTATCTTTCAACTTACCTAAAGATACTATTGAACTACCTGCTGAACCTGAAAAGGATTTTGATACCTACCACGATTGGCAGTATCGTGAGATGATAGAGGAAATTGAGAACGCAATTCGTATTCTCAAGATGACAGATGAGGAAGTAGTTTCTACTTCTACTTACAACGCTATCGCAAGATACCTATAATTGGTTGGGGGAGGGTATTTGACTCCCCCTTCTAAAAATGCTAAAATTAAATAAATAACCCAATAAACAGAAAGGCAAGTAAATGACACTCGGAGGATACACTTATCAAGTAGGAGATTTATTCACTACTTCTAAAACAGGTGTTACAGGAAGAATAAACTCTTTCACACCTATTCGTCAAAATGTAACTCGTGTAGGTCTTACACTTAGCAACGGCGCAAAGCGTTTTGCTATGGTAAAAACTTACTAATACAATTGTGGCGGGTTTCGGGTGTGTAATCGGAATTCCCCCCGCCACAACTAAAAACTAAATAGAATTGGGTGATCGTCTGCGTTCACGGCAAACTGCGACATAATTCATGGTTGTGTTGATCTTTTTGCGAAAGTCCCTTGACACTCCCTAACGCCTGAGTATGGAGGAAATCCTTTAGCGTCTAAACTGCTCCCCAAAAATCCCCTAGGGGGTGTGATAATAAACACAGTCCAATATGTGAGATTATTTACGTACTCGACTTGCTTTCCCCCCTAAAAAATGTTATGATTAGATTATCTAAAGAAAGGATAACCCAATGATAGCAACCGCTATTGCTTTACAAGAAACCAGCAAAGAGGCAGTATATGATGAAACCTCAATGATGATGGCTTCTGCTTTATTTCATGGCAGACACGAGATGGATGATGAACAATTCCAAAGAGCAATTTTTATGTATTCCGCTCACCTCTCTGCTGTTGCCACAACTCTCGCTACAAATGTCCTCTTGACAAAAGAGCAGGTAGATGAGATGATTAATACCATACAAGAAATGGAAACAATGGGAAAGGACATTGAATAATGGAAATGACTGAAACATTAGTGCCTGAGCACTATAATCCAAATCAATTGGTAACCTATAAGGTTATCAATAATGGTGAAACCACATATCCAACCAGCAAGGTTGTTGATATCGAATGGAAATTAGAAAGTGCACGGGCTGCAGATAGACAACTATCATCTCTAAGACTTAGTGTCAGCAACTTAGAAGACATGCTGCCCAACTGGTTAGAAAATGAACCAGATACTGGCGAGATTGTCTCTGACATCTGTCAACTATTCGGATTCAATCCTACCAAGGATGTTGAGTTTGAGGCCACGGTAACAATTAGCGGAATCATAACTGTTCCACTTGCAGAACTAAATGATTTTGATATTGATAGTGTTGATTTAAATATCGATGCAAATTCTTATTCACATGATGTCGATATTCAGAATGTAGAAGTCGACACAATCACAACGCTATAATAAATTTGCGGGGTTCATGAAAGGCCCCGCAATGTACGCAGCATCCCTCTTTCATCCTTTCTTATAGGGATCTGCAAGGGACCTGAGCACGTCCACGTAAACTGCTCCAATCAATCTCCTAGCAGGTCGATCTTGAAAAGTCAAATTTATGGCGTGTCGGTGCATTAAGTAATAGGATTTGCTTTTGTCGCTGGTTTATGCTAAGATTAGTTTATCTACAGAAAGGAAATAAAAATGGCTCACGAATTAGAAACGCAAAATGGCGTTGCTTCTTTCGCTTCTTTTAGAGAACCTGCTTGGCATGGTCTTGGCACAGTTTTCACAGAAGAAAAAAATACAGCAGAAATGCTTGCTGCTGCTAATCTAAACAATTGGAATGTTAGATTGGTTGATGTTGAAATTCCAAATACTCTTACATCAGATAAGAATTATTCTTATGTTGTAAGAACTAACCCTACCGATAAATCTCAGACCGATGTTCTCGGTGTTGTCGGTGAGCGTTATCATGTTCTACAAAATGAGGATTTATTCTCTTTTGGTGACACTATGCTTGACGGCGGTGGCCGTTGGGAAACTGCTGGCTCCATTCGTGGTGGTCGTGTAGTATTCGGCTCTCTTGCTCTTGAGCGTGAGACAATTCTTGACCCTAATGGTGTTGCGGATAAGGTAAAGACTTATCTTCTAATCAATACCTCTCATGATGGGTCTATCGCAATTCAGGCTTCAATCACGCCCGTTCGTGTTGTATGCGCTAACACTCTCAATCTTGCGTTAGGTCGTAAGGGTAAAGGCCCTAAGCAATCTTTCAAGATTAGACACACACAGACCGCTAACGGCAAAGTTCAAATTGCTCGTGAGGCTCTTGGTCTTGCTAATACTTACATGGACGAATTCGATAAAATGGCTAAGGCTATGATTGAAAAAGAAATCACAGCACAGCAATTTAACGACATCGTTCTCGCTGCTTATCCTAAGCCTGACAGCGACAAGAAAATCGCTATCACAAAATGGACTAACAAGATTGATGTTATCAATGACATCTACACAGGCCAATTTAATGGCATGATTGCTAACACCGCTTGGGGTGCGTTCAATGCGCTAACCGAAAGATTGGATTGGCATCGTTCTGCTCGTGGTGGTAATACTGAGGCAATGCTCGCTGCTGCTTCTGGTTTTGACCCATCAATTACAGCAGAAAAAAATCGTTTGCTAAAAGTTGTAAAAGATGTTTTAGCCGTAGCGTAATAAAATACGCAACTCCTGAGCATGAGTATAAACTGCTCTATTTTTTATTGATCAAAAAATCGCCTAGGCAAACGGACAAATCGGACATAACATTTTTGATTTATTTTTATTACGTACGACTTGATTTTTTTGCTGGATTGTGGGATAATTAAATATACCCAATGAAAGGAAAATATGTTAGGCTATAAAATAACAGACATAGTAGATATGCAGATCTCTATTAATGAGGCTACTAAATATATACCCGCCGATGACCCTGAAACCAAGCGGGATCTATACAAAGCCTTTGACTTCTTACAAGGATTAATAGTAGAGGGCCACATTCAATAGTTGACATTCCCCTACATTTTTGCTAAAATTTAATTACGAACCCAATAGAAAGGCCCACGGTGCAAGAGCAGTTTATTGAAATGTCATTCGATGAGTGGCTTACTACATATAAACCTATACTTAATCATATTGATAAGAATGCCTCATTCCAATCAGATGACGGAGGCATAATGTTTGAAACCTATGGTGATGAGGTAGAGTTTGTTAAGTCTCAGCCGCCTGCCAATATATGGACATACGGTGACGGTGACATGGGTGTAGGCTATATTTGGTCTGGTTGGTCCTTTGTTAACAGGATTGGTTATTTTATTACTGAGGTACCGTGCCCTGAAAATACTATTATTCAAATACAACTTGACGAATTCCCCGAAGAATGCGATACTTGTGGGGTATTCATTTATAACGAGGAGGACGACCATGAGTGCGAGTAATTACTTGCTTGAATATATGAAGATACATCTTGTTAGTTTGGAGCAAGACCAAGCAGATGTAGCAGAACAAATGGAGGCACTTGACCCTAATAGCAAAGACTATCAAGAGTTAGACTTCGAGTATAACTGGCTTGCTGGTCAGATTATTGCTACCCGTCATTTTATAGAGATTGCAGAAGGAGCAGAGTATGAAGCCAAAGCCTAATGAGTTACCAGATAATCTAATTAAGTCTGTCCAAGCAGGTGTATCAGGTCTTGATATTATCCATGGTGAACTTAAGAACTGGATGTATGAAACAGAACAAGAACTAAATCCATTGCTGCAGCAATCAGAAGAGATTGGCTCAGATGAAGACTACTCAGATACAGAAGATAGACTATGGCTGTCAGGGTATATGGAGGCACTTGCAGATGTATACAATTTGACATATCAACTCTCATTTGCTATTATGGACAAGGAAAAGGAGCAAGAATGATTAAAGTAGATAACCTACAATTAGTTGGCGAGTTTAATGTAGATAGCGGACAGGCTATCATTGGTGACCCATGCTATTTAGATAGTTGGAAGCCTTGGAATCAGGATACTGGTGAGGAGTTTGACGAGTATAAGAACCGTCAAGGCGAATACGGATATCTTGGTGCTTGTGAGGCTACCATTAGCAAAGGTCATGGCACATTAGGCATGGGAAGCGCAGTTGCTATTAGCACAGGCTATGGTGACGGTGTCTATCCAGTCTATGCACAACTTAATGATGATAACAGGGTAGCCCTTGTTGTTATCGATTTCACTGGCGAGTATCTAACAGAGGATAATTAATATGGGAGCACGTTGTACATTCGTTTTTAAACAGTCCAAAAACCAGGCTGTGGCCTTATACAGTCACTGGGGTGAGGATACCATGTATGAAGACCTGGCAGCAGCATTACAGCATGCAGCGCCACGTAAGGGTGATGAGTCATACTACACCCGCATGGCTGTTAGTTACCTCCTGAAGGACGACCTTCTGGATGAGTTACACTACGGTCTCTATGCATGCAATCCCAAAGACCTTGGATTCATGGACCACCCAATCGTAATCGACTTAACTGACAGTACTGTTACAGATGACACTGGTACCCACAGTATTGATGAATTTATTAATTACCATGGCTTAGTGGCGACGGCCACTTCATAAAAGAGGGTTGGGTCCCCTCTTCAATGGGGCGTGAGTAACTTGCCACTTGCGCCCCTCTATCTTTTTTGATACAATCCAATAGGAGGAACTATGAGTTATAGAATTAGAAGCAAACCTGAGAATACCAAAGAAATAGCATACGCAGGTAGATTTGCCAAATTGCTTACTGAGGACATGGGGCTCAATTTGGAGGCTGTTGGCTTTCACATTGTCCGTAATCACCCTGTCATTGTGGCACGGCGTTTAGATGTCATGGCCTTGACAGCAGGCGAGGAGTATGATAAACTTATGGTAGAGTATTTAGGAGAAAATCATGCCAATCAGTATGTCAGATAAATGTGGGATCTTGGGTCAGTTCTGGTTTCAGTTCAGAGATGACGAAAATCTCAAGAGTTTCATTGAGTATAACGATGTTGGTCTGCCATTAGGATGGTTTATTGCTTCTGGTTTGGTAACTGGCAGTGATCTGGCTGATGACTACATTATTGAAACCTTCAATCATTTTCTTGCTGCCTTAGAGGTAACAGAGGAAGAGGTTGAGGGTGCTACTAATCTTGATGAAGTCCTTGCTATCGTAGCAGAGAAAAAAGAAGAACTATAAAAATCTCAGCCCTAACGGGCGCCTAGAGGATATTTGTATATAAAACCATCAAACCATTTTTACGAATGTATTACGAACCATTACCAAATTTTTCCTGAAAGTTTATTACGATCCAAACCATAATATCCCCAAACCTTCTATCATAATATTTTTGTTTTGTCAAACCATCAAACCATAGTGTATGATTGTATCTCTATGTATTGTACTAGATGTATTACGATCTCTTCTTCTATACCCCGCCGTTTTTGCGGGGGCTTTTAAAAAAGATTAAGAACGCCGATTTCTTCCCCCCCTCAGAAGTTATCAAACCAGGGTTATAATGTATATATGAGTCCAGGACGCTTTAGCCAACTATCAAAAGAAGAATGGAAAGCATTTGATAAGGATATGAAGGTTTTGACGGGTATGTTATATACCGTTACTACTTGGCCATTGAAGCCCTTTATTCCTGCCCTGCGAAAAAAGGCGGGGACAGATAAAAAACATTACGAACCTCTATATAATCCCCCTATAGATCAATAACAAACCATATTTCCTGGTTTTCTGGTTTTTTAAAACATTTTAAAAAGTATTACGAACTTATTGGAATTTTTCCTGGATATTTGGCAATTTTCATCCAAAAATAGATTACGAGCCTATTGACAAACCATGGTTTTGGATGTATAATGCCCAAACCTTGATACAATGGTTTGACAGATATGGGGGATATGTGGTATAAGGATACAATGGTTTGGGATATAGGGTTTGATAGATAGATCAATTTGTCCCCGCCCATTACGAGCCGCCCTATAGAAAACGTTCCATCCTCCACTATCCTCCACTTCACTCCACTTTACGACTATATAGAAATAATATCAGTAAGATTTTTATATTACCAATAGTTGACAATTACTTATCAAAATGGTATTCTTTTTATATGGAAAACATAGACTTTGGATCATTTGATATAACATTTTCTAACATAATGTTCTATTTAGGCGCATTATTATTTTTTTATTTTGCATTTATTTCAAAAGCAAATGATTGGTCCACCCTAAAGGGATTTGGAAGATTTTGTGTATCTGCTTGGACCATAGCCTCATTGATTAAATTAATAAGAACTCAGACAACAGTCATAGATGTTATAGATTGGACCCTTATTATGTTTATGGCCTCTTACTTAGTAGCAATTATATTTAAGGCTATACATAAAACTGCTGTAGAGAATGCTGAAGAACAGTTAAAAATATTAGAACAAGAAGAGGCAGATAAAGAACTAATTCGGCAGGCTGCTAAAAAGATTATTCAAGGATAAACCTGTGGATAAACATACTTGCCAAACCTCTGTATTCATGGTATCCTGAAAGAATGAACAAACCATTTAGCCCTACCCTATATGCCATAAATGATGATGCCAAGGTCTTGGTCATTGACTATCTACAAGCGAATGGATTTTTGGCAAAGGTAAATCCAGATGACTATGGCATTGATCTGTTAGCCAAACATATTGAAACTAACAATAGGTATGAATTTGAGGTAGAGGTTAAGCATAACTGGAAGGGTGAAAGGTTTCAGTATCCAACCCTACATTTTCCAGGTAGAAAACAAAAGTTTATTAAGAATTCTCCACATACAGTATTCTTTATCTTAAATCACGAAAGAACTCATGCATATTGGGTAGATGGAACAACCCTATCTACTTGTCCCATAGTTACTAAAAATACAATCTATACCAAGAATGAGCAGTTTATCGAGGTATCCATAAACAAATGCAAACTTATAGATTTGAGTAAAAATCTAACACTTTAACAGGTTATAATGGGTGTATGGATATCGAAACCATAAAAAACGCAGGGTACATAGTAAAACCAAATCACTTTGAGGTCAAAACCGATTGGCCAACAGTATTAGACCTTATATACAAAAACTCAGACAATACCAAGACTAATGGTAGAGACCTGTGGATAAAGATAAAAGATCGTAGACCATTTGGCCACATACCTGACCTTAGAGATTTTTGTCATCAATTAAATAAAGACTTTGAATCAAAATATATTGAAGGCTGTGACTTTAACAAAGATTGGGACAAACCATGTAGTTGTTTTGGTATCTGGCATATAGATGGACCAGTTGTATCTTTGTCCAATATCCACATAAGCAAGCATAAGGATATTAAAATAGCAGCCTATATTCAAATCTTGGGAAACTCTTTTTGGAAACTTAATGATAACAAAACCATAACCCTAAAGCCATCTGATGTTATTTTTCTAAATAAGGATATAGAACATGAGGTTTGGGGAGAAGGTCCAAGGTTTGGTGTATTGTTGTTTGCTATGGATAAGAAGACTAAGTAATACTTCTATAGGGGATGATGGGGTATATTCTCTATACCGCCCCAAATTTCTCCTTGTATCCCCAAATACCCCTAAACTCTCTATCTTCTGGTTTAAAACCACCTGTAACGGCATGGGCTAACTTAAACATATCTGGTATTACCAGATCCCCTTGTTGCCACTTATGGACAATACGGATATCCTCATTGTTCCATATAATATCTTCGATCTTTCTAATTACCGCCTCAAAATATGATAGGTTGTCCTCAGTTGGCACTTGACCCTTATAGGACACAAGCCTGACTATATATGGTTTGGGCAAAATAGTAAATCTGATAATTGGTTTTCCTGTTAGCCAGTGTTCTGCCACAATAGGGTAATCATCTGCAAAGTTTAAATTAGCACTTGCAAAACCATGTTCCAACTGTGGACCCTTAATAAAATCTGGTTCGGTGATTCTGCTATTTAAAAGAAAATCTTTTTCATCATCTGTGAGCATCTCAAATACTACATTAGTATCTACAAAGTATGTCTTGCCATTCTCATTGTTTGTCTTGAAGTTATACATATTCCAAGTAGAGCCTACGATAGGATTAATATAATATGTGTGCTCTACATGCCACTCTACAATAATATCATCTGGGCCAGAGACCACCTCTGACTTCCGCTCATGATTTTCTATGTACTTACTTTCATCATTCATGAGATACCAGCCAAAGGACTCACCTAATTTTTGAGCAAAATCAAACTGTTCCTTTTCGGTTAGGTTGGCATTTCTAAAGCATATGACAGAATCACTAATAAGTTTATCTTTATAGTAGTTGGCATTTTCTAATACTTGGTCAACACCAGGAAACTCTACAGGTTCTACGTATATCATATTACTCCTTTTTGGCTGTGCAAGGTTCGTCTACTTTATGGGCTACATATGCTCCACATTTGCATGATGTTGTTGTACACTGGCAGTCCCAGGTTCTTGTTTGCTTGTCTGGTTCATCATTAATAACATCACATGGCTCATTTGCTGGATGGGTTATATAGTCTCCACATGGACAAAATCCAGGTGCATCGTTACAAACACTACGATCAATGGGTTCGTATACACCTAAATGTGTTGGAAAGGGAAGTTTATTTTTATTTTCTTTTGTAACCTGAGTAAACTTATTACCCTCACAAATATGACATATCAAGCCCTCATCTGTTTCTAAGGTAAAATGATTGCCACATTTATCACATCTATATAGATTTTCCATTATCTTTAGTATATCAGATAGGGCGATATATGATATATTAACCCCTATTGCTCGTTTAGAGCATAGGAGGGTGTTTATTTCTATTTACCGCCGAACTCAAAGCCTGCTATAATTGAACATATGAATGATAACCTATCCATCGCCGAACTTCAAGAAATTTGGGAACCCCGCAAAGAATACATAGAAAAAGATCTTTGGGTAATACGAAACTTTTTGACCGAAGAAGAGTTAGTTTTGCTTAATAAAGAGGCCAACGAACCAGAAGGTTGGTATACCACAATGAGGTCACCATACGGAGGCAACACAAAGAATAAATTTATTGGTTATATTCCAGAGTATAATGAAAATGGAGATATGCTCGTTCCAGGTCCAGGCTCAAAATGGCATGGACAGATCCAAGACGTTATGTCTGTTATTGAAAAAAGAATAGAAGCCGTAGTCCCTAAATATTTTGGTGGAGCAGGAGCACTTCAATCATTCTTTGAAGTTCCTGACGAGCAAATCATGGCAGAACTTGGAAGAATACCAGATTACGCTATGGGGTGGCACTATGAAAGAGATCATGAAGATGATGAAGAAACACAAAAAACTATTGTTGAACATTCTAAAACTCAGGGCAAGCAAATACTTAGCGAAGGTAAAATATCAGCATCATTTAATGTTTATATAAATGATAATTTTGATGGCGGTATATTAGAGTTCCAAAATAAAGATTATGTTATAAAACCAGAAGTTGGAATGTTAGTTAATATTCCTATATACAAGGAGTTTATGCATAGAGTTACAAAGGTTACTAATGGCAACAGACATACGATTTATGGAAGATGTTGGGATACCCCAAATGGCAAATACTTTTCAACGAATGAAGATTGCTAATGGCGAATAAAAGAATTTTACAAGATGGAACAGAGGTGCCATCATACGATCATCCAATTGATCTTATAATTCATACTAAAGCACCTGCCAAATGGAAATTAATTGATCTTGAAACAGGTCAAGAATATATTGGGTCTGAAATAACCCATCCATCATTTGGAGAACTTCTAAGGCAAAAGGTTATGGAGTGTAAAATAGGTTCATGGAAAAAAACAAAAGGGAGACAAAGTGAATCAAATAGTATTTAATTCTTTTCCAAGATCTGGAAATGTATATTCTGGACATTGCTATCCTGCATTTATAAATGGTATGTATGCTACTGTTCATATACCAGAAATTTTTAGTGTAGAGGAGATTGACAATATAACCATTTTTAGAAAACCAGAAGATGCTATATCCTCTCTTATTAATAAACAATTTGAGTACGCCCCTCCTGGAACTAATATACATATATCTGGAATGACAAGTGCGATAGATGAAAACATAAAGTTATATCGCCAATACATGGAATATGCAGCCAAATACAAAGATATTGTCTATATAGGTAAGTTTGATGATCTGATTAATAATACCGTTTCACATTTTGAAAATGTTTCTAAATGGTTTGAAAGACCTTTGATTGCTGGCTATAAAGAAAGGTTTGAGAATATTTCTTTTAATGGTAAATTGTGGGAGGATAGGCATGATGGTCATGTACCAAGACCTAAAGATGAGACTCGACTTAAAATTGAGTCAGAAGTCGCCAAACTAAACAACATTCAGAAGTTAAATAAAGATTACGAAGACTTTATAGCGGAGTATGCTACCAAGGTAGACTAATATGAAACAGTCGAATGAGCAAAAATCTCAATCTGGTCGTAAGCGGTATGAAAAAAATAAGGATCGCCTGTCAGATAAACCATCCATGTCCAAGCAAGAGCGCTGGGAAGCCCGTGAAAGGCTAAGAATAATCTCACAGGCTTTATCAAAAGACCCCCTATAATTATCTATATGCTATCTCATGAATCAAAGGTTGATATTATTGCTGATATTATTTCTGACTACCTTAAGGGCAAGCATAAGGATAAGATCGCTAAAGATTTAGCAGAACAAATAATAGAGGCATTGGACGAAGAGCCTCCAAGTTGGTATACTCATGGGTAAACTTACCTTAAATATATTATGTCATAAGTGTGGGGTCATGTTTACTGTTTCTGTCGATACCCCGAATCTTATACAGCAATGTCCAAGATGCTATAATAAATAGATGGATAAAGTAAAATGTTATTATTGTGATAACGAGGCAAAGTATACTCAGCCAGGACAAACCACTGGTAAGATTATTGATGTATGCGAAAAACACTTTACCTTTAAACATTGGGGATAGGAGATATCATGGCGATTGATACTAAAGAATGGTCTAAGGAAACAAAGCAAAAGATTGTTATTTCTGTTATGATCATTGCTGCAGCAGCCGTATTTTTTGTACTTATCTAATACTAATCAGTAACATTAAATGGAGGTAAAATACTCCATTGTGCATACTGTTCATTCTATGTGGCTTAGTGTAGAAACGGTTGTAGTTGATGATGTTTCATATACCCGCACATCGTGCGCCAGATGTGGATATCATTCACTTCGGCCAAGTTGACTGCAACGGCCACGCTTCCGCCAAACTTTACAAACAGTCGTTTTTGCTGTATAATAAAAGTATGTCACAAAAAATTGTAATATGTACAATATGTAAAAAAGAAATAGAGGTGCGCTCTGGCATTTTTGCACATGATACACTTAATAGGCATATGAAGGAGCATAAGTGAAAGAATATTTAGATGATTATGATATTGAATTTGACATACCCCGCAGTGTTAAAAGGCAAATAGAAAAAGATTATATTCAGCGCACATACTACTGGACTGTAGGCCTTGGCTGTTTAATCATAGGATTTTTATTAGGAATATTGATATGACCGATGATAGTTTAAAGATTAATAAATCCCGTCCACCCTTACGTTGGTTTGCTAATATGTGTGGATCAATTGCAGGATGGGCAATTATGCGTATCTCATATCAGGATGAATTAGAAGATTTTGGATGGCGGTATAAATTACACTCAACTATTTGGAAGATAACATGGCCAGTATATTACAAGTTCGGCACATTCTATGAATTTAGTTATGATATGAGTGGAGATGGATGGAATGACTACGATGAAAATGGAATTCCCTATTGGGAAAAATGGGTAGATTGGGATTTTGAAGATGCATGGACAGGCGATGCATTTAGGATTATAAACAAGGGAGATAAATAATATGCAATGCGGATGTGGTTTTTCAACAGAATATCCAACGTGTAATGGTACACATAAGGTTGTAAAGGAAGTTAAAGATAAAATTATCGCAGCGATTGAAAATATACCTACAGAAAGCAATGGTGCACAACTAAATGCAATAGGAATGAAGATGCTTGTGATAGATGCTATCAAAAAAACAAGAGGTATTTAGGGTATAATACCAACATGAAGTTTTGTTATTTTGGTGGAAATGTTTCTTTAACACAATCAAATATAGATCAACTTGAGGATGCCCATTTTGAATCAGTGCTATTTACATATAGGCAAATGCAAGGAGATTTTTTCACTACTATAGCAAGAACAATGAGGTTAGATCAAAAAATAAAATATATGGTTGCTATTAGGCCGCATGCTTTGTCAGCACAATATTTAACTATGATAAACAAATCAATCAATAGCATACAAAAAAATAGGCTACAAATTAATATCATTGCGGGACATATAAAGCCTGATGAAGTTGACTTTGGAGGAATTATTGGTGCAGTAACTGATCGTTCTTCAGTTCCAGATAGAACAGATTACATGATAGACTACATTAAAGAACTTGACAATATGAAAAAAAATAATATTGATATTCCAGACTGTTATGTTTCTTGTACCAATAACTTTTCCTTAGAGGCAGCAGCCGAACTTGACTATAAAATAATTTTTTCTTACAAAGATTACAAGTTTGGATATTTTTTAGATAAAAGCGTAGAAGGTCAGGAAAAGCCTGGGGATACTTTTGATTTATCTGGTAAAAAGATAACATTGGCAATATCTCCAATCATAAGAGAGACCCAGGAAGAAATAGACAGCGAGTTTCCAAAAGATGTAATTGTTCACCTATACGGTGGCAAGTCATATAAAGATAGACCAAGATTTGCAAAAGATACAGCATATTTTACGTATGACAGGTTTGTTACTTTTATAAAAGAATTAGAAGAAAGTGGTATTAAAGAAATTCTTCTAAACGGAATACCTGAATCTGAAAGAAATAATTTAATTAGTTACGTTAAGAGGTATATAGAAGAACATGGAAATAATTAAATTTGAAAATGTTTTTACTAAAGAGCAACTAAAAACAATTAAAGAAGTAATTAGTTCTTCTGAAATAGACCAAATAAATACAGAATTAGGAAGATTACAATATAAGTCACCTTTGGATTTTCCATTTGATTTATTAAATGAAATTAATTATTTAATTTTTAAAAATTTTAACAACTTAGCATTAGGCCCTGTTTCGGTAGTAGAATATAGTGCAAAATATGGTAAGCCAAATTTGCCAGTACATTACGATCATGATTCAAGTGACCTGGTATTTAATTTTCAACTGGAATCAAACACATCTTGGGATATTGGCATAGATAAAACTGTTTATAGTTTAAAAGATAATGAGGCTATCCTATTTAATCCAAATAAATACACTCATTGGAGACCGCATAAAACCTTTAAGGATGGTGAATATGTTAAGATGATATTCTTTAGGTTTCATAATCCAACAGAAATATCAGATTATTCTCACCTTGATTTGAGTCAAGAGAATGAAATTTTTAAAGAAGTTCGTGAATTTAGGGATAGCCTGGGCACTTGACAAATACCCCCACTCTGTTCTATAATTAATACTGTAAGCACACAACCTAACAGAAAGATATAACATGAGCAGATCATTTGCAGAGGCAGTTAAGTATAACGATACATATTCATCAATGTTTGGACAAGATACAGTAATGGATCAGCCTACATGGGGAATTTTTCAAGATGCCCCCAGATTTCATGATGATTGGAACGAAGATCTATTTGAAGATGGTGAGGAATAATAATGAAAAAGTTAATCGCTATTGTTTTTGCAGTTTCTTTAATTGCTCCCTCGCCTGCTCAGGCTGATGATTTTTCTGACAAGACAAAGTTACAACAAGAGGCAGAGACTTTATACAGAACATCTCTTGAGCAAATTAATCAACAATACTCTAAAAATGTTTTAGATATTAAAAATAATTATGACCTAAATTTACAAAAAATCAAAAACACTGCTGGTGTTAAAGAAACACAATCTATTTCTGACTATAACAATGCATTGTTAAAGTGGAAAGAAGTAGATCAGGTCAAGTTAAATAATTTTAGACCATATTCATGGCCTCTTGATGCAGGGAAATCATTTACATACACAATCAATAGTCCGTTTGTTGCGGGTGGGGTTTTGTCAGATACCTTATCTTATCAAGATGATCCTCATGCTTTTAAAAATATCTTTAATGTAGTAAATTTTGATTCATGCTATGCAAATAATACATGGGCATGTCCACAAAACAATATCTATCAACTCAAAGAAAGAGTTGATCGTAGACCAACATGGGATTTTGAAGGTATATCAAAAGGTGCAGTTTTTCATAAAACAACAGTCGCTTCTACCATAGTTGCGTTTAATAACTCTTTATTAATTTCAGTAAAAGATGATGGATCGGCGGTACCTTTTTCAGAGTTTAGTTCTATTAGAAATAATGCAAAAACATCTTACCTTAATATGCTATCTGCTCAGTCTGAACACCAAGCATTGATTGCATCAGTAAATACCGAATATGCTAATCAAATGTCAAATGCTGAAAAGTCTAAAAATTCTTTAATTGCAAAAGCAGAGTCGGACAGATCTGGCACATTATCTTCTATTAGTTGGGTTGATAATGCTAACAAGACACTGATTTCACATTTTCCAGACAAAGTTAAGTCTGAATTGATGAAAGATGGATACTTTAAACCATTAAAGCCATTTTATTATACTTCAAAAACTGGAAGGTATATTGTAAGTGCTACAATGATTGATAACTATACTGTAGTTGCTACGGCTGGTCCAGAATACAAAAGATATAAGTATGTTTATACAAAAAAAGAACAGGCTGATCATATCAAAAGTTCTAAAAATTTGCTAAAGAAGCAAACAAAACCATATTACGATACAATTAATCAGGCAAAATCTATGGGATGGAAGGTAGAGTGTAAGGATAAAACCCCTTGCAAAATTAAATATATCAAAAACTAAGGTTTAAGGAGCAGTAGCCAAGTTGGTCAAGGCCCCGAACTCATAATTCGGTTATCGTAGGTTCGAGTCCTACCTGCTCTACAGTGATACAATAGAATAATTGATCTGTAGTTCAGTTGGTAGAACACTCGACTGTTAATCGAGATGTCGCAGGATCGAGACCTGCCAGATCAGCGAAGGTCCGTTAGTTCAGTTGGTTAGAACGCTACCCTGTCACGGTAGAGGTCGTGAGTTCAAGTCTCATACGGATCGCAGAGAAGGTAGGTGCTGTATGTGTGCCAGGGAAAAGGGAAACACATGTATAGCAAGTTGCAACCCTACCTTCTCCCTATTTTGGCACTATCGTCTATCGGCTAGGACATCGCCCTTTCACGGCGGAAAGACGGGTTCGATTCCCGTTAGTGCTACACTTTAAAGTTATGGTATTATATAGAGATGGAAAAAATATATTTAGATGAAGACAAAAAGGTTTGGATTATTGAAAACTTCCTTACCGAAGAAGAACTAAAATGGTTTAAAGAGCAAACCGACGATGAAAATGGGTGGTACCCAACAATGAGGTCTCCATATAGAAATATATTAAATAAATTTTTAAATATCGTTCCAAGATATGACGACACTGGTAACATTATATTCCCAGATGAAAACTCTCAAGTATTACAACTAGAAATTTTTACTAAACCTGGCGGAATTTGGGATAGACTTGAATCTGTATTGCCACCAGTATATGGAAGACATGCTACATTACAATCTTTTAAGTATATGACAGATGAAGAAATAAAGGAAGCAGTAAACGATACATTATTAAGAGAATATAAGATTAAAGTTGAAGATATAGACTTTGCTATGTACTGGCATCAAGATCCAGATGAAGAGCAGAACATAATTTGTTCTTTTAGTCTTTACCTAAACGACGACTTTGAAGGTGGAGAATTGGAATTTGCAGAAGTTCCAATCAAACTAAAGCCAAAGGCTGGGACCTTGGCCGTAATACCTGGCGGACATAAGTATCGACATAGGGTAAATAAGGTGTTAGGCCCTAATTCACGTCATACCCTATATGGAAACTCTTTTATAGATGCTTCTAAGATACCTCAAAGCACAAAAGATGACTGCTAAAAGAGTGTTATAATAATCCCATAACCCCACAGGAGGTAATTGATGAAATCAATTTACGATATCGAATTGGAATCAGCCGAAGGCGTTCCACACTTTATGCAACAGTTTAAGGGCAAAGCGATCATGCTTATCAACACAACAGTTGGTTGTGGAAATGCTGGTCAAATGCAACCCATTCAATGGATACAGGAAGACCTTGCGGGAGAAGATTTCTCCGTTGTTGCAATCCCAACAAATGATTTCTGTGGCCCAAGCATTACAAAAGGCAAGTGGTCTAAAGGAATTGAAAAAGGTTTAGACTCAAAGAACTACGGAGAAGATGTATACGGAGTTACATTCCCATTCTCACAAATGATTACATCTAATCCAGCAGAGATTCCATTAGAGGCTCCATGGCTTGGAAAAGGCCCAGGACTTAACGGAAATGGAGAGCCTTTTGGAGAAAGACACGAACTTTATTTAGAAGTTTCAGAACAAATTAAAGCAATACAGTTAAAGAAAATAGAACTTGGTATTGTAGAAAGGACAGATTACGAATCACGTTATTTAAATGAACACAACGGTGGCTTGTATATGAACTGTAACTTTGAAAAATATTTAATTGATAAGGACGGATATGTTGTTAAGCACTATCCTTGCACAACATTAAATTATGATGTTGAAAAGACACTCAAAGAAGACCTTTTAGAAAAGGGAATTTTTGCAAAAATGGGTCCAGATAGATCCCCTTCTATTTTTGACGAAGAAAACAGAGTTATCCGTGACCACATTCAGCGTCTTATGAATGGAGAAAAATCAATTATTAATCCTAGTAATACGCTAACAGAAAAGTCTAAAGAACCACTGACAATCTCATAAAAATATAAACTATTTTCTCCTATGGTATACTTAATATATAGCATAGGAGAAAATTTTTATGAGCATATATGATTTATCATTTACTGATAACAATAAAAATGTTATACAGTTAAAGAATTTTGAAGGAAAAAATATATTAATAGTCAACACTGCAAGTCATTGTGGAAATACCCCACAGTATGCAGATTTACAAAAAATACAAAGTGATTCGTTGGTTGTTATTGGCTTTCCTTGCAACCAGTTTGGTAATCAGGAGCCAGGAACCAATGATGAAATTAAGGCTTTTTGTACAACTAATTACGGTGTAACCTTCCCAGTGTCTGAAAAGGTAGAGGTTAATGGTCCTAACGCTCACCCTATATATAAGTACTGCAAAGAGGCTACTGGAGTAAGTAATATTGGATGGAACTTTGAGAAGTTTTTAATATCTGCTGATGGGTCCATCTCTCATTATCCTACATCTTGCCCAGTATCTGATATAATAAAATAACTACTAGTAGAAAGAAGCATAATGTCAGAAGCAAAATGCCCATTCACAGGCAATAGCCTAACAAACGAAGGAACATATAATAAGGATTGGTGGCCAAACCAGTTAGATTTGTCTCCTTTAAGAAAAAATTCAGAAAAATCTGATCCTATGGGAGAAGACTTTGACTACGCTAAAGAGTTTAATAGTTTAGATCTTGATACTCTTAAGGCTGATATTGAGGAAGTTATGACTACCTCGCAAGATTGGTGGCCTGCCGATTACGGTAACTACGGCCCACTATTCATTCGTATGGCATGGCACTCTGCAGGTACATACAGAACAACTGATGGTCGTGGTGGCGCAGGAGAAGGCCTACATAGATTTGCTCCACAAAATTCATGGCCAGATAATGGTAATTTAGATAAGGCTCGAAGACTTCTTTGGCCTATTAAGAAGAAGTATGGAAAGAAGATTTCATGGGCAGACCTCATGATTCTTGCTGGTAACGTTGCTTTAGAAAACATGGGCTTTAAGACTTTCGGTTTTGGTGGAGGTCGTGAAGATGTTTGGGAAGCAGATGATACTTACTGGGGTAGTGAAAAGGAATGGCTTGCAGACAATCGCTATAGCGGAGATCGTGAGTTAGAGAATCCTCTTGCTGCAGTTCAGATGGGTTTGATTTATGTAAACCCTGAGGGTCCAAATGGTAATCCAGATCCACTTCTATCTGCTCGTGATATTCGTGAGACATTTGCTCGTATGGCAATGAACGATGAAGAGACTGTAGCACTTATTGCTGGAGGACATGCATTTGGTAAAGCACATGGTGCTGGAGATCCTAAGCATGTTGGTCCAGAACCAGAAGGTGCACCAATTGAAGAACAAGGTCTTGGATGGAAAAATTCATTTGGAAAGGGTAATGCAGAAGATACTATTACAAGTGGTATCGAAGGTGCATGGACTCCAACTCCAACAAAGTGGGATAACACCTACCTTAAACTATTATTTAAGTATGACTGGAAGCAGGTAAAGAGTCCTGCTGGTGCTACACAATGGATTCCCACAGATGAGTCTGCTGCTAATTTAGTTCCAGACGCACACGTTGAGGGTAAATTCCATGCTCCAGTTATGACAACTGCAGACTTAGCACTTAAGTTTGATCCAGAATATGAAAAGATTTCAAGACGATTCCTTGAAGACTTTGACTATTTCTCTGATCAATTTGCTCGTGCCTGGTTTAAGTTGACGCATAGAGATATGGGTCCAATTGCAAGGTATCTTGGTAAAGAGGTTCCTGTAGAAGAACTAATTTGGCAGGACCCAGTTCCTGTATCAATTACAAAGGATATTGATGTAGAGAGTATTAAGAATAGAATTAAATCTTCTGATATTCCTATGTATCATTTTGTCTATACGGCATGGGCTTCTGCGTCTACCTTCCGCAAAACAGATAAGCGTGGTGGTGCAAATGGCGCTCGTATACTACTTGAGCCACAGCGTAGTTGGGAAGTAAATGATAACTCAATAATTTCTAGCGCTGTTGATTTCCTTAGCACGGTTCAAAAAGAACATATGATTTCTATGGCAGATTTAATTGTTCTTGCTGGATGTGCAGCAATCGAAAAGGCTTCTGGAGAAAGAGTTAAGGTTCCATTTACTCCTGGTCGTGGAGATGCAACTCAAGAGCAGACCGATGTTGAGTCTTTCAAAGTTCTTGAACCTATCGCAGATGGCTTTAGAAATTATTTAGGAAAAGGCACTACAGTTCCTTCAGAAATTTTGTTGGTAGAGAAGGCTAATATGCTAAATCTAACCCCAGTAGAGATGGTTGTTCTTCTTGCTGGAATGAGAACATTAGTGATTGATACACTAAATAATGGCTATCTGATTAGTCTTTTGTCTGGACAAATTTCTTGGAAGCAAACATCTATTGATAATTTCCAAGGATATGTCAACGGAGAACTAGTTGGTAATGCAACTCGTGTTGATCTGATTACTGGATCAAACTCAGAACTCCGTGCTATTGCAGAGGTATATGCTTCTGACGATGCAAATGATAAGTTTGTGTCTGACTTTGCTAAAGCATGGAATAAGGTAATGATGCTTGATAGGTTTGATGTCAAGTAATAAGTAGGGGTTGCCTCCTTAACTCAGGGGTAGAGTACCCGCCTTGTAAGCGGGTTGTCGTAGGTTCAAATCCTACAGGAGGCTCTGATATAATTTAATTATGGATTTAGAAAAAGAAATTAAAAATATATTATTTAATATAGGAAAAGATATACAGATCCATAAACTTATTGATGGCAACATGATTATTGAAATAGATTATGACAAATACGTATCTGAAATTAAAAATCTAATAGATAATTATTTACTGGAAGATGGATTCCAGAATAAAGAATCATTGTAATATATTTCTTTATCAAACATAAAATGATTATAAATATAATCTTTTTCCTCTTGACTTAGTTTATTAAATAAAGATTCGGAGGCATAGTTTTTAAATGTTAGACTATCTGTTTCTCCTAAATTTATCTTTATATCTACGCCTAAGTCTGAAGATATTTTGTTGACTAGATCATAATAGTTCATATTTTTTAAATCTTTGTGCCTAAGCATCAAGTTAGTTCTTTTAATTCTTTTATATACTAATTCTTTATTTATTATAAAGTTATCTTTATGCTTCACCCTTGACTCATATATAGTATTGCCTATGCTTGGCTCTAAAATAAAGTTTTGTGATTGAAAATCTTTTAAGTAAGTAAACTCAGACAAAGCCTTATATATTTGATATTTCTCTATTTCTAGACTAGCGCCATTATGTTTTAGTATAAAGTTATTATTTTTATCTATTAGCCCAACTTCATCTGAAATCATATGTGCGAGGGCACTTATAAAAAATTCTACTGGATCTCTAAATATTGTAATAACATATGTTTCATCATCTATATCTTTATACCAGCCACCATGCTTATGAATATTAGAAGGTAAACTAATAGTCTTAATATTGTTTTGTTCTAGTGTATTTTGTATTGGTTCTAGAATATATTTTGATAAGAACCTTCCGCCTGTTTTAGGTATGTGTAAAAAATATATCTTATTATACTTTTTCACTATTTGGTCTTTTTGTTATACTCGCCGTATTTGCCTAACACTGCTTTAACCGTACCGTCTTTTCTTAGACGAACAACCATTCCATCTTTGATTTGAATTGGGTTAAACTTATCGTGTCTTTTATATTTGCCAGAAGACATTACCGCTACCACGAACTTTCTTGCTTTGTTTTTCTATTGTATTAAAAGTATCAGAAAACAATGCCTTATCTTTTTCTGCATTCACGATACGACGTGACCAAGAATAGCCAGCATCCCCACCCCATGCTAACCACATTATGTACCCATTAGACGGATTTGATTGATTAGCCCAATCCTTCCCCTTTTTATCAACTTCATGACGAGAAAAATAAGAGTACATTCTTTTAACAGTACTAAGAGAAAGTGATTCTCCTCTTGCTAACTGTCCTGCACGAGTCCATCCTACTGATGTACCCGCACCTTTTGCCTTACCTTGTTCTTTAAATCTAATTGCTTTTCTTGCTGCAGCACGTGCTCCTGCTGGTGGAGAATATCCGTCTGCTTTTGAAACAGAATCAGTTTCATAAACCACATCATCAGAATCTTCCCAAAGATCATCGGCCTTTTCTGCTGGAACACAATTAGGAACTGGTTTGCCATTTTCTCCTGGCTTCATTCCTCTTTGTACATATCCGTCCCAGCATGGTGCTTGTTTTTCAACACTACCACAACAATCTGATTTCATATCTCCAGACTGGCACTGTGGACATTGGTCACAGGTTACATCTAATTCTTTACACATTGGACATCCACATCCCTCATATGCCTTGCCTACGTTGCCCTCAGAGCGGTTTATGGCATAGATCTGGGCTGCTGCCTGCTCTTTGGTTTCATGGCATCCCATAACCTCTCCTGTGTCCTTTAAAGCGGGGTATCCAGAACAACCCGATGACCCCTTAGCACCTACATGATATGGCATAGAAATAGTATAGCATATATTATGGTAAAATGACTATATGAGTGAACAATTAACCCCAGAGCAGCATGCAGAAATTATAGTTCATCAGATTATTCAGGCAACTAAAAATAAAATTATCAATATACTAGAGCCTCAATTTGATAAGATTTCTGGCGGACACCATCATTTTGATAAGGGTCTTGCTGACGCAATATTAGCAGATATTAGAAACGCATAATAAAAGAGCAGTTTGTCGTCATACTCAGGACGGAGTTAAGTATCGATACCTAACTCAGTTTATTTAATTTTGATTGCTTTTGGCTTTTTTTCTTCTGGGATGTTTCTTTCCACAATAACGCTAAGAATACCGTCTGCCATTTCAGCACGATCAACCTCCATATACTCTCCTAGAGCAAAGGTGCGTGTGAACTTGCGAGTTGCGATACCCTTATGAAGTACATTTTCTGTACCCTCTTCGGTTTTCTCACCCTTGACGATTAATCTTCCATTATCCACAGAAACCTCGACTTCGTCTTTGCTGAATCCAGCAACTGCAAAGCGATAAGCATAAGTGTCCTCATCAAGTTTTACCACATCATATGGTGGATAGGATTGACGAGTTGCCTCACGATGGATATTTGAAAGACGGTCCAACTCACGGTTGAAACCAATAAAAATTGGATCGTTAAACAGATCCAATGCAAATGAACTTACCATTATTTCCTCCTTGTTAAGCGAGTCATTTTAAGTACCCCCCTTTGGGCAGGTACATTTATATTATAGCATATTATACATAGATTCAGCAATATGTAATTGTCGGTGTAATCCCCAATGTCCTGGTGGCCAGTAGTCATAGTCTGCTGCATAGTTGAAAAATTTTTCATTAGCAAATTCCGAATGGCATGTTAGATGTGTTAAATCTATCTGATCTAAAAAAGACTTACTTTCAAAATATCCATCGCTAAATTGTTCTAGATTAAGCCTATCTATGCCACTATAATCATATGCTGTCCATATAAATTTTATATTATTGATTTCGCAATATTGAATTAATATTTTTATAAATAAAATATTATAAAAAATTGCAAACTCTGGGGGGATTACATTTTCTATATCATGTGGTCCTTTAGAATATTTTAAAAGTTTGTGATCAGCAAGTATACCCTTCCCCATTCCATTAATATCAGAACTGAGACCTGCCTTTAAATTAATTAATGGAGTTTCTAACCTTGGTAATGAAAAAACTGCAAATATATATTTGGGATGATAGAATTCTTTAAAAAATTGAAATGCTTTTATTACTTGAGCCTGAGCACCGTCTCCACCTTTTGCTAGATTAGCATAATCTTTATCCATTTTTTGTGACAATAAGTATGGCCAGGTTAAATGTATTGGCAATGCGTGGCCTTCTGTTTGAGAACATCCCAATACCAATATTTCCTGATTTTCAAATTCATTACACCTGTATCCATAAGAATTAAAGTTGTATTCTATTTCAACAGAGTCTGCTTCTTTTTTAAGAACACTATCACCCATATCTCTTAAGGATCTATTCAGAATTTTATTAAGAAGATTTGGGTTGGTCATATTACTATTTTATCACTTTAGTATTATAGGTTTCTTGCCATTTTAATATATCATTTTCATCATTTAACAACGGCTGTCCTTTAATATTTAAACTAGTATTTAGCAATATTGGCACCCCTGTCATTGCATACCAATTAGAAAGAACATCATATAGCCCAGGGTGTTGATCTTTATTTACTGTCTGTACCCTTGAAGTACCGTCTTGATGAACAACAGATGGAATTAGTTCTGGCTTTAAACATTTTGGAGTATATTGCATATATGGGGAGGCATAGTTCATATCAAACCATTTGCCTGCATGCTCTTCCATAATAACTGGAGCAAAAGGTCTAAACAATTCTCTTTTTTTAATTAAATTAACTTTATCCTTAATATTTGGATCTCTTGGATCTGCAAGAATAGATCTATTTCCAAGCGCTCTTGGGCCATACTCTGCTCTTCCTGTTGCGACTGCAACAATTTTATCTCTAATTAAGCCAGTGATAATTTCTTTTACTGGATATTCCCCGCCCAAATCATATCCTAAGTATGGATGTTGCCAATTAACATGCTTGCCATATGCTGCTGTTGCTGCACCCAAAGATGAACCAGCGTCACCAGGATTAGGCATAATCCAAACATCATCAAACATTCTCCAAAGCATTGTGTTGGCTGCACAGTTAAGGGCACAACCACCCATAAAAACAAGGTTGCGTTTACCTGTAAGTTTCTGCGCCATGGCCATAAAATTAACTAATCTTTCTTCGTATACCCTTTGAACAGCAGCAGCAATATCAAACTGTTCTCTATGCCCTATATGTTCATTCCAGTCTATGATTCCTTTATGAAAATTATATTTTTGTGTATTTATATCTGGAAAATATTCTTTTACTTTAAGATAATATCTTGTCCAATCTCCATAGGCTGCCATCCCCATCATAATATATTCTTCTTGATTTGGCATAAGTCCTACCAACTGAGTGAAAGCAGAATAAAATAAGCCGAAACTAAATGGGTAATTCTTTTTGTATACTTGCTTTATTGAAGAGCCCTCTCCAACCCAAATAGTAGAAGTATTGTATTCTCCAATAGCATCGAGAACCACTATAACAGCATCATTAAATTTACTTGTATAGTAGCCAGCACAAGCGTGAGAATAGTGGTGGCTAAAGTATTTTACTGGTAAGTCCATAGGAATATTTGGTTTCCAATCTGCCGCTCCACCTCTTAACATTATTCTAGATCTTTTAAGCCAAGGCTTTTCATAATATGCTATGACATTAGGTGTCCCATAGTTTAATGCATCTAGTATAATTTCTTTATTATTGTACCAATCATTTTTTTCCTTACTATATCTTTCTGCATGACCAGCAAAAAGTATTTCTCCATCTTTAATTAAAGATACAGATGCGTCGTGCGAAGTTTCATTTATTCCAAGAATTATCATAATAACTACACCCTAATATATAAAGGTGCCCTTATCCCTTTTTCTGAAAAATTTTTTAATTTTATGATAAGTTATATAAATATAATATTTAAATTTCATATTATCTCCTTAAAATAAAACAGGGATGTTCATAAGAGCATCCCCATTTTATCATAATGACACTAGGCCATTTGTGCAGGCTTTCCGCCTCCGCCAGACTTCTTCTTAGAAGCCTTTTTTTCTGCAGACTTTTTTGCTAACTTTTTAAGTTCTAAATCAGCAAGATTTGCCACCAAACCAAACGCAGGGTCCTTTGGATTTACTGCCCTTATTGCTGGTCCTACTACTGCAATTAAACCTGCAATTAGTAAGCCGTCTATTCCAAGATCGCTATTGGCCTGATATGATTGTGCTACAGCAACACCGAACGATGCAATGTAGGTCTCTAGCACCTTCTTTTGCTTATCTTTAAGTTTCATTTTGTCCTCCTAGGATATGAACTTTGCTATGGCTACCCAAACTGGTTGAGCCAGCCATATACCCATTATACCAGCCACTCCAGCAAATACCTTAGGTGCTGGGAGCGGTAGTTTTAAGGATAAGCATATAAGGCCAAATCCTAGTCCAACAAGTAATGATATTAGTATATCTTTCATTATTTTCCTTTCAAATTATCAGGATGATCCATTGGGGTTGGAATTGTTATCAAAGCCCCACATCTTGCACACTCACCGTCCAATAAATATAGTCCAATCTCATAGTCTGCAGGATCAATCTTTACAGCAACCTTTAAAAGGTCACAGTTGCATTCTGGACATACACAGGTCGGAATTCCTCTTGCGTCAATCATTTGGAATATCTTCTGGAAACATCTTTTCTAATTTTTCAAAGGCTGATCTAAATCTTAATATAGATAGGTCGTTTGGGTAATTTAAGTCAAATTCAATTTCATGTTTATATTCAATCAATGCTTTGTGCAGGTCTTCTATATACTTAAAAGCATCTTCTCTTGTTTGTGTTAGAAATGCTATAAGGTGTTCTTTTTCTACTAAGGCATCGCCATTAAATCCATCTCTTAACATTTCAACATCATCAATGGTTTTCTTTAAAAGCATAACTAGTTCTAAGTTTTTATTTTTTATTCGTACAAAGGCAATAGAAACCAATGATACTAAGCAAGCCACGAAAACAAATATACCAAACTCAAGCATGGCGACTCTCATGTGTTGGCCAATAATATTTGCAGGGCTCTTTACGATCAGGGCAACATGGAACATTGTTGATACTTGTTACTGCATACTGAAATGGTGCATACAATATTGGATCTTTTTTGAATAAGTTGGCACGATGAGTAGTCACAATACGAAGCAACTTATTTTCATCTTGAAAATAGTCAGGCATACTATTGCCCCAGTCATCCCAACACAAATCTTTTAAATTGTTTAGGTTTGCCTCATTGTTCTCAGTCTTGATGCCACGAGACTTGGCTTCAGCAATCATGGCTTGTACATAGTTCCAAAGACCACGCTCAAAACCTTTCCACATAAGTACTGCTGGATGATTACGCCAACCACCTGTAGGCGATTTGCCAGACAAAACATTTAGTATCTGGTAGCATTCTAAAATTTGTTTGTTGAGGCGCTTACTATCTAAAATAGCAGCAGACACACGATAATCTGACTGTGGCAGAAATGTTTGCATTACGACACCCTTCTATATCCAGTACTTAAGTATAGCAGTTATGGCTAAAATTGTCCAGAGTATATTAAACCAAATTAGTGTGGGTATTGTTTTTACAGTAGAAGACCATATTAGCATTAGGCTTGAAGCGAGGGCAAAAATATAAAGCCACCACCATTGCTTATTAAATAATAGTCCTGGGATAATTATTACTGCCTTGGTCACAAAAGCAAAAAATTCAACAATATTAGGTTTATTCCAGTAGGATTTATTGCCCATGGTTTTTAATGCATAAAGCCAATCTAATTTAAAATTCATTTAATTGCTCCAAAAATTTTCTATGCCCAATACATTCAAATTTTTTATAGTCTTGAACACTTGTAAAATAATCATAGTTATCACAAGCATCTTTATATTTTTGAGAATAGTTTATATATTTTTCAGCAAGACTCTTATTTATTTTATTAATTCCTAAACCAACAACGAGCCAACTATCAAATGACCAATATGTTCCACTATCATGTTTGTTTGGAAATCTCTCCTGCCACAAATCTATCTTATTTTTTAAACTGTCTGGCGCATTGTTATAAGAAAATTTTGACCAAAACTCTGTATCTTTTCTGTCTCCCATATAATGAAAATAAACAAACTCTGCTATATCATTATTCATTTTGACTACATCTTTATTAAATTCTTTTCTTAAATTATCTGTGTTGCCAAACAACCACTCTGGATTAGAGAATAATCTTTTTAACATATTTATGCTCGCCCAAATAGAAGTAGCCTCTAATGGCTCTATAAAGTTTGATGCAAGACCTATTGCAACACAGTTATTAACCCAAGGAGTCTCATAACATCCAGCACTAAATTTAAATCCACCCTTATCTTTACGTGGATATGATGGCTCATACCCTAAATATTCTTCTATCTCTTGTACTGCTTCAGACTCTGATATCATAGATGAATCATATACATACCCGCATCCAAATCTAGACTGTAAAGGAATCTTCCACATCCAGCCATACTTCATTGCTATTGCCTCAGTATATGGGGGAATTTCTTCTGTCATCTCAATAAAAAATGGTAGTGCTGAATCTACTGGAAGGAAATCACTATAACTCTTCCACTCTGATTTAAATAGTTTGCCTATGATTAACCTATGAAATCCACTGCAATCAAATACAAAATCACATGGCTCCATACTTCCATCTTCAAATGAAACACTTTGTATATTATCATTGTAGTCTAGTGATATATTATTAATTGTTTTTTCAATTATCTTTATACCACGATCTATACCTATTGACTTTAGCCTATCGGCAAATTTAGAGGCGTTAAAATGTATGGAGTGGGACGCTAAATTATCATAATCTGAATTTAAATTTTTAGTATAGGAATTTTTATCAACGAAAGGAACCTTGTTATCTTCTGAAATTTTTTCTATAAAGTCAACTGGTCCAAACTTATTGTTTTTTATAATGCTAGAAATTATAAGAGGATGGGTTAAAAGTCCAGCAGACCCCGCATCGAATCCTGCTGATGTAGATTGCTTTACCGAAAAGGCATGATAATAAAAATCACCATCGTTGTTCCAGTTAGTAAACTTAATTCCATTTTTAATAGTGGTATCACAGTGCTGTACTAGATCATGCAATGGTATATCTAAACTATTAAGAAAGTCTACTATTTGTGGGGTAGATCCTTCTCCTGCACCTAAAATGCCAATATCCTTAGACTCAACCAATGTAACATTAAGATCTGGATATATCTTGTTTATATATAGTGCGGTCAACCAACCAGCGCTACCGCCTCCAACTACCAAAATATTTTTGATGCTAATCTTCTTTACCACCCTCACGAACTAGCAAAACTATTGCCCCATTATCCTCAAGAGCCTTTTTTACCCTTACCATATACTCTACAGCACGACGTTTGTCTGAGTCATGTAATGACATAAAGGATTTTTCCGATGCTTTAACAGTTAAAAAATGTTCATTGTCTATAATTTGTACCTGAAAACCACTAGGACAAAAATGATCTAATGACCTAAAAGATTTACGCATACTATCTGTATACATTATTTTTTTATTTCTACGTTCGGCATAATATCAATAAGTAGATGTACCCTATCTATATTGCTATTATTTTTAACAAGATGATGTCTAGAATTATTTACTTCCCAACATTCTCCAGCCTTCATGTTAACTTCTTCATCTCCAACTCCAAAAAGAACTCCGTCTGAAGTTATAATTGGTATGTGATTTCTTCTAGAAAACATTAGGTAATCTCCAGAGTCATGATGTATGGGTATATCCTCGTTTGCTTTCAACTTAATTAACAAAACCATTCCCCTTACTCCGTCATGGATTCTTTCTAAATCTTTAACGATTGGCTCTACCAAATCTAACAGAGTTTGATCTTGAGACTTAGTTTCGACAATAAATTCTTCTCCGTCTTTCCAATAAAGGTTAGCCCTATTAATATAATAGGTAAAGGTTTGCTTATGTATCTTGGAGTTATCTTGTCTGGCAGTATCTATAAGCCATTCGTCAGAAAAATTTTCTACATACTTTCTGATTTTATCAACATTATATTCAGCAAGTTTTTTAAAATTAAAATTTTCTACTGTCTTTCTCATAGTACCTCCAATGACTTTTCAAACTCCAGGGGATATCCAAAATTATTAAAATCTTCAATGTATATATCCCTGGTCATTTGTATGGTTTGCTCCGTATAGTCTTCTTTATATGATTGTACCATATAATTACCTATGTTGTATTTACCCAAAGTCCATCCAAAATCACGCTCTAGTTCAACCAAATTTTCAAAATTATATAACTTAGTAACCTGAAGCATTTTTTGTTCAATAATATAAAAAGACTGAGACAGGTGTAGTAGTGGAGTTATCTGAGAAATTTTATTTTCCTGGATATTGGTAAGGTATTCTAGAAAAGATATATCAACCTGATTTGCTTTTTTATATTGACCAAAACAACTATAGGTTCTGGTGTATGGATTTCTAACAACAGAAAAAGAAAATGTTTTATCATTAATGTCATTAACTTCTTTTAAATAAAAGTACGGGTCATGGTGTCTTGGCCAACCCCTTTTCCAATTATCTAAATTATTTTCATTTAATATTTTAGATATAGACGATCCTGCAGTTTTTGGAATATGAACAAACAAAACTGAATCATATTCCTCATTTGCTATAATCATTAATGTACCAATCTATTAGTCTAATGTTAAATTTTGCCAAGCATTTGCCCAGTCCTGTGCAGTTTTGTGGTCGTTAAATTCTTTAGAAATAGAACCAGCATCCAAATAAATACCGCCCCACACTCCATATTCTTTGCTTGATACACCAACAGCAAAACATGTTTTTGCTACTGGACAATTTAAACAAAGTAGATCTATTGCTGGCCTAAGAGCAGACTCTTCTTCGTACTTATCAAAAAATAAATTAGTATCATAATCTAAACAAGATGCCTGATCTTTCCATTTAAGTTTGTGCATGTCCTATTACAAACCTTTCTGGAATATCCCAGCCATTTCTATTGGGGACAAATCGTCTCGACATATACCAATTATTTTTAAAATATACGCCATACTTAGAAGTTTTTGCTTTATCAGATCTGTATCGATTTACTACAGACCATCCATCCCAATACAAATCTTTATTATTGGAAACAATAGACTCCATTTGTTCTAAATTATCTATAATCATTTTTCTCCTAGTATTTAAAAATTCCAAATTCAACATTATTAAGTTGTGCTTCTGATACTAACTTTGAATTTCCTTCTTTTGGATTTGCCAGATAAACAAAGTAATTGATATCTGACATGTTTTCTAAAATCCAAGAAGGAGCAACCTTATACATTTTTATTTTTTTGCCACGAGACCTCATTCCCTTTTCAGAAACATTTGTAAATTCCATAACCATAGAGTTTACTTTGGCAGGACCAGCGCTATAAATATAAAAATAATTATCGTCTACTGGCATACCCGAAAGGGCTACGCCCATGGCACGAAGGAAAACCTGGTAGTCATCAAAACTACTAGTACCCTGTACTCCCACTATCATTGAAGTTGTTCCCTTCTTGTAGACGATCCATTATGAAGATCATTTTATCTAATTGTACCTTATTCATAGCCATTGTGTCAACTGTTCTGGTTGTTTCTTTATCAACATCACCGTGAACCATATCAGCAGTATAAAAAACATTGTCTTTAACCCAATACGCCTGATTGTCCACAATAATCACACGTATCTTTGTTCGCTCTTCGTGCTTACGAGACTGAGTTTCTTTTTTAGTCTCTGTAGTTTGATTTTGACTATTAATTGCTTGCTTTATAATATGTTTGCTACTTTGAGTTTTAACAAATTGTTTTGTAGAAAACTCATTAAAAATATTAAATTTATTTTGTAGTATATTAATAAAATAGATTAATGCAAATGCAAAGGCAAACCCAATATAATATTTCATATTATCACCAATACAATTATACTACTATCTTAAAACATGTCTTTTGATTTCTTTTAATGTGTGCTTTAAGTCCTCGTCTAAGGTCTCTACAATTTCTTTGTTAAAAGCCTTTTCTGTAAGCCTTACAATTGGATTCTCATCCATTACATTCATTCTGAGTATACCAATTTCCCAAAGTTTCATGACATGTTCGTTGAACATATTGTCAACCTCCCTGGCCAATAGGGGGCTGACATCCTTTAGTTTATTGGTAAAACTATAAAGCATCTCCCCAGTTTCGGAATCTATCCCTGCTGGCTCCACTGCTCCGCTTAAAATTAAATCTTCTATATCCATATTAATCTCTTATCCTCCATGTCATTGATTTTGGACCACGCTTATCTAAAATAAAAAGGTGGTGCTTAAATTGATCCTCTAACTCTTGATAAAGTTCTGGGGCTAATTCTTTAAGTTTATCTGTAATATTATAGTAGGTTTCTCCAGTTTCAAGGTCTATGTCTGAAATTTCTAGACCACCTTGTAAAACTAAATGCTCTACTAAAGCATTAGTTTTTGGATTCATCTACTTTCCTGACTTCTGTCTTTGTGCTGCCAATAAAGAAAAGTCTTTTACCTTAGTTTCTCCCAAGTAGGCCCAGGCATAGCCGTCTTCAATCATATGATCGTTTACAGAAACCGTATCTCCATCCACATACAGCCAACCAAGTATACGTCCATACTTTTCTGAAGAGTCTGGTTTTTCTGTTTTTATTATTACATCTTTGGCTTCTTTAAGTTTTGACTTTAGATATTCTTTAGACTCAATACCCAGGGTTTTTTCAAACTTATCTTTTGTTCTAGACTCTGGAGTATCTATTCCAGCCAAACGAACTCGTTGAGAAAATGATACATTAAATCCAAGGTCTATCTCTACATCTATTGTGTCACCATCTACGATGTTAGTAATTTTTTTAACCCTATAGGTATACATTAGTTTTCACTTCCTACAAGTTTGTTTTCAATAAGCCTATCTCTTTCGTCAACGATATCTATGGCAAACTTCATCATCTTGTCATACCCCACGGCATTATCCATGATCTTATTATAATGATGGCCACAAAATAGTAACGACATATTCTCCTGACCAGTAACCTTTACGTATGCCTGAGCACCACATCTGTCACATCTATCGGTAGCATCGAGCAAATAAACTTTTTCTTCTGGCTTAGACTTTAGCATACTAAACATATTATACCCTTCTATTGTCAGTTGTATAGAATCCAGAGCCATTGAATGTGACTCCTACATTAGAGTATACACGAACCAGGGGGTTTTGGCAAGTTTCACATAAATACCCTGGATCATTTTCTGACATGCCTCTAACCTTTGTATATCTTACGGCACATGCCATACAGTCATATTCGTATGCTGCCATTATTTCTTCTTTGTCTTGGCCTTTACATACCAAACAGGAAGTTTAAGTTCATCCCCAGACCATTCGTATCCCAGAGCCTTTACCACAAACTTAATAATCTTTATTCTCATTTTGCTTTTCTCTCCCACTTTGTTCCTTCTTGTATAATACCATCTTTGTCACGATCTACCGCATTAGGATTAAATCCTTGAGAAATTTTTTTGTTTAGCCTATCTTCTTTAATTGTAATAATAGAAATAATTAATGCCAAACCAATATAAACAAGTAATGCTTCCATTACCCAACCTTCTTTCCAAATCTAGCCCACACTCTTTCATGAAGGTAGAAGAAAGTCATTTCTAGTGTTAGGTATGAAAGTCCATAAAGACCTACATATTCCCACTCTGCTTCTCCAGTGTAATACTTTAGAACGAAATAAATTATTCCAGAAACAAAAGTAAAATGCACAAATGGCCAACTAATTGTTTTTAATAAAGATCGTTTTGATGATTCCATTTTATTCTCCTTTGTGAATCTATACAATTATAGCATTTATTGGGCAGTTTTAGTCATGCCCAGGACTATAGTTTATCGAATAAATGGATATGTTAGAAAGTTTGTAAACCCAGAAATAAACTGAGAAAACAGGCTTGTTTGTCCAACATATTTTGTTGCTGCAACAACATTTGCCACAGATGTTCCTGATATGGTGGCAGTTGTTCCATTGTCCCTTACAATTGACATATCTCCAACAGCGACAGCATCTAGTCCAGGACCTCGATTTGTTACCGCAGAAAGCATATCTGCTTTAGCAGTCAAGGCACCGACACCCACTGCACCGTCTACGCAGGCTGGAAATCCAACTTTATTAGTCGATCTATTATTTCCTGTTGATACAAATGTAGGAATATTTTGTGCTTGTAGATTTGTTATAGCATTTGATACAAGCAAATCAGTTGGACAATTTGTAAAATTAACTCTTGACTGACTTACTGAAAGAGCATCAATACTATACTTAGATGCGTTTTTAGATACCCAATCCATGGCCTCTGACAGGCTTTTGCCAGAGTTCAAAGAGCCTCCAGATTTAGAAACATCTGAAATTCTGATAAATACAATTTTAATATTTGGATCAGTCTTCACTGATGCTGCTACCATTGAGTGTCCATGGTAAATTGCATTAAGCATAGAAGAAGGCCATACAGGTGAATTTGCAGAACCTTTGCCCTCCATAAACTTTTCACCATTTAAACATGATCTATTTTGTGTAAAGCATACCTCATGAATAATAGAAGGATGCTTGTCTGAATTAATTGCAGAGTCAATAATTGCTACGACTCTTTCATCTGATGCTTTTGCAACCTGCATAGGTGCAAAAATTGTTACTGCTGATATTACTGCTATTAGTATTTTTTTCATTTTTCTCTTTCTGTTTGTTTGTTGTTCTTACACTATAAGTATAGCATTAGATGCTAAGTATGTCAATAGGACCCTTACAAGACATAGAGTGATTGATTGCAGCATTTACTGCAAGTACCGCTCTTTTCCTTGCGTCCTTTTGTTTTTGTGTAGAATACAAAGATCCAAGGGCTAGGTCTCCACCAGAACCCATGGCAAGATAATCTTGTTCATACTGTGTTAATGACATATCTCCTGCGTTATGCTCATATATCTTTCCACGAACACAAATAATCATTCCAAAATCTGATGATGTAGATGTATCTACCCACCAATTTTCATAAAATGTTCTTAGGGCTTTTAGAAATTTACTATACATAAATTTATCAATACTGCCCCTACCTTCAAATGTTGGTGGAACAAATAAATGTTTTATTCTGTCGCCATCCATAGACCCAGCATATCCAAATAGGTAGCCTTCTTTTTTCCATATCTTAGGACTAGAGCAAACATTAATTGTATTATCATCAGAGACACCACGATCTCCAGCCATCCAAAGTTTATTATTTACTTTGTCACGGACTACCGCTATGCAAGTCATTCAAAGCCTTTCTATGCTATTGAATTAGTGTACCAGAGCCTCCGCCACCTGTCAACTTGGCTGGCATGTTTTGTCCACATGTTGGACATTTCTTTATTTCAGTCTTATTAGATTCTACTTTATTTTCAGATGCTGCTGCACCTTTGAATTTTGGACGACCAAATCCTACAATAGATACCTGCACACCCTTTTTATTTTTCTTATATGCACGAAGTTGTTTACAAACTTCTCCACCATTTCTTTGGCTACCGCCTTTACGATTAGTTGTATTTCCTTCTATGCACCATACAGTTCCATCTTCATTATCTTTAATAACAATACCTACATGTGAGATGCGATCTACACCATCTGCTGGGAAATCAAAGTAAGCAATGTCCCCTGGTTCTGGATCACAAATTTGTGCATCATACCAACGACCAGCCTTTTTAAATGCTGCTGCGCCTGATGGAGTATAAACTGTATTAGGAACTTTTACGCCAGCCTTATCTGCACACCACATAACGAAAGATCCACACCATGGTTGAAAGTTAGCCTTTGTAAAGGCACCATACTTTGTTTCATTATCTTTTGGACCTTCAATTGTTCCAAGTTCTTCTTTAGCAATTTCAATAAGTTTTGCTGCTGTTCCTAATTCTGCCATGATTACTCGTCACCTTTACTTTTACCAGCGAAATATCCGCCAATGATTCCAATTAAACCTACAAGAGCATTTTGAACTAAAGCAATAGCATCAGGGTTTGTACCTACAGCCTCGCCAGTCGCAAACTGAGCAGAAAGCATGGCGGTATATTCACCAATTACAACAAGACCAATAAAACCTAAAATACCTAAAGTTATATATACCATTAATCTATCTTTTATCTTCATTAGTCTTTATCCCAATCTTCATCAACTTCTGTTTCTTCTGGCATTTCGCCTTCTGATTTTCCTTCAAGAACTGGCTTTTCTTCTTCAACAACTACATCATCACTTACTTCAACTGGTGCTGATTCTTCTGATCCAGAATTAGTTTTACCAATTAATATACCAGCAAGCGTTCCAGTAATAAAGGTAGCAATAGAATTTAAAAGATTAAAAAACATTTTATCATTTTCTGCTTGAGCGCCTATTGGTTGCTCTACAAATATTAAGGCGTATAGATTTCCAGCAACAATTAAAAATACCATAGCCCCAAGCATTATAGCCAATATAAATTTTAGTCTTGAATCTAACTCTGCTGATGTATATCTAGACTTTGTACTCACTTAGTTTCCTTTCGATAAGTCATCAACCATTTGGTTAATCTCATCTACATTATCTGGTGCTGGCGCACTCTTTGGTTCTTCAATTATATCAGAAGTTGTTTCTTCTTGTGGTTCATCTAACATTTCTGGCATTTCTGATATTTCCTCTTTGCCTTCGGTTGGATCATATCCAAGCAGATCTTCTGTGCAGTAACTTGTACATAGTGGTTTTGTACATCCAGGAGTGCCCCAATTTTCTGGGTCTTGGCATTCATACCTATACTTGCCTTCAAAAACACCACATGCGGTTAATCCAATAACCAACAGAAGGGCAGAAAATATAGATGCTATAGTCTTCATTATTGACATTATACTATTCTTTTTCCTCTCTGAGCGGTATTGTTATAAGCCATAATACTGTGGCTGCTACTGTTGCTATACCCACAATTTGTTGGGCAGTACCAGTCAAGGTAAGCCATGCAATGAAGAATCCAAGCAATGTCCACACCTGTGCGATGCTCTCCTTAATAGCCTTACCAAACCACCTCAGAAGCCCGTTTACGCCCTTTAAAAGCCATTCTATACCCTTCCTTAAAGCATTGACCACTTTTATTTTAGATAAAATAGTCTTAAGTTTTGTCATGATTGTATTATACCCTCCTTGTTAACGCAGAAGCCACAGAAGAAATTATATTAGAAACAAGAATAACTGGAACAATTACCTCTTGTGCCTTTTCTTTTTGATCATCTGTCATATCTTTACCCCATTGAGTAGGGTCAGATAATTCTTCTAAATCTATACTGCTAAATACCGCCAAAGGATCCTCTAAAAATAACTCAGCAGCAGCCTCAGTAATAGCGTCTGCAATTGTATATGGCATAGGGGCATCAGCGTTTTCCTCTGCCTTTTCAGCAAATGTTACGATGGCAGCAGCGACTGCAGGATTATCTTGTGCTTCTTCTGCAAGGATTGCTATATCATCTGTCTTTACTCCAAGATCTTTAGCCAACTCAACCTTAGCCTCTGGGGCGAGGGTAGTCAAAGATTGACCAACAGCAGACATTTGTTCTGGTGTTAATTTAACAATAATATTATCTTTGCTAGTTAGGTTAGCAATAACGCTAGTTAAGTCAATGGTGGTATTATTAGGTGGTGATGGTTTTGGAGAAGGTGCTACAGGAGATTTCTCTGGTTGAGGACTTGGAGTGGGAAGAGGATCTATATCCGTTTGCTGAGGTGTTGGCTCTGGCTGAGGCTCTGGAGATATCTCAGGCTCAGGGTCTGGAGTTACGGATGATTCATCACCTGTTTGATCGGTTGGCTGAGGATTGGGGAAATCTGGTTCTGTTTGCTCAGGCGATGGCTCAGGATTTGGGGTAGGCTCTGGTGAAGGCTCTATGGAAGGTTCTGGCTCTATCTCTGGGGTTGGCTCTGGAGTTGGCTGTGTACTTTCTTCTGGTGTGGGGGTTGGCTCTGGCTCTGGCGTTGGTTGTGGCTGGTTTGCTATAGCCTGTGCAATTGCTGCAGCCACCCTTTGACTTTCTTCAAATTGCCACTGTTTGTTATACTCAGTTTGAGCATTTAGTATTGCTTGCTGCATGTCTGGTATTGAAACCTCATATTCATTTTGATCTTGTGTGAGGTTTTCTGATGCTATTGTTAGGTTTTCTTGAGCCTGTGTTAGGTTTGATTCTTCCTCAGAAAGAGTTTGTTGGTATGCTAATAATATAGAGTTCTGCTCATTGTAATAAGATAGTTTATTATTATAAATCTGAACCATAGAGTTATAGTCTTGCTGTGCTTGGGCTTGATCTGATACCGCTTGATTATACGCATCAATTTGCGCCTGTGTTGCTCCTTCTCCATAAGAAAATGTGTTTAGATTGCAACTAAATCCTACTCCCCAGCCTCCAGTATAATCGCATCCTGCTCCAGTCCAGCCACCAGGAATTGCCCATCCAAGATGATATGATCCTGGGCCTCCTCCGTTATACCACCATATCTCTACATCTAAAGTTTTATCTACGCTAACATCATATACTGGTGAATATGGACTCCATGTTGCTCCCTGCTCCTGCCAGTTATTAATAGCAAGTTGTCCATCAACATACATTCTAAAGCCATCGTCTGTATATCCTGCAAAGTAGGTGGTTGTCCAGTGATCTGGTACTGTTATTTTTCCAGTAAATCTAACTATAAAATCTTCATATCTTCCACATACTGGAAGGTTCATTGAATTTGAATTCCATACTCCAGTACATATTATTCCATTTGTAATGGCCTCTCCGTTATACCCTCTTGCTAAATAATAAACAGTATATTGTAGACCTGCATTTCCAGCGTTTTGAATTACTATCTGTGCTGTTTGTAGATTTATATTAGCGATATCAAGTTGATCTTGTGCATCATTCTTATCTTGTAATGCTTGATCTTTATCTTCTAATGCAGTAGCCACAGTAACTGTTTGGCCATCTACAGCAGATAGAGCAAGAGTTTTAGCCTCTAATGCTAAGGACTCCTGCTCTACCGCCGTATCATATTCTTGCTCAGATTCTTCTAAGTTATATTTTGACTGTACTGCATAGTTATACTTATCTATTGCGATATCTAGTAATTCTTGAGTTTTTGCCTTGTCATTTAGTTTATTGATATCTGATTGTAATTCTTGGATGTCTTCATACGCTTGTATCAATGGGTCAGGCTCTGCTTGAGATGCTGTTGAAAATGTCCACCCTAGCGCAAATATAACTGAAAGAATGATTCTAAATAAATTATTCTTAATTTCCTTTCTCCAATGTATGTCTCCATACAAGGCAATTATAACATTTAATTAAAAGAAAAAGGCGGGAGCAAATGCATCCCGCCCTAATCTTAAGTTTAGATTACTTAATCAAAGCAACCTTGGCTTTTGGATTCTTTTTATTCCACTTCTTAGCCAACTTGTTAAATGCAACCTTAACTGCAGCAAGAGCAGCAGCATTGTCTGCCTTTACCTTATCAAGTTCTGCAGCATTAGCAGCAGCAAGATCAGCAAGTGCTTTATCAGCAGCGACCTTAGCAGTTACTGCATCAGCCTTAAGTGTTACTACTTCTGACTTTAGAGAAAGAATCTCTGTGTCAGATGCCAACTTAGCATCGGCAGCAGCCTTATCAGCAGCAGCCTTTGCATCAGCAAGAGCCTTGTCTGCAGCAACCTTATCAGCAGCACGTGCTGCCTTTTCTGCATCAAGTGCAGCGTTTGCAGCAGCCAACTCTGTCAAAAGATCACGAACTGCAATCTCAGCAAATGGAGATAGTGTACGTGCTGTTAGTCCAGTTACATCTGCAGAAGAAGCCTCTCCTGCTGTAGTTGGAGCAAATGTTACAAGTGAACGAGTTCCAGTTGTTGGAAGTGTCAACTTAAACTTTGCCTGACCAAAGTCAGATAGTGTTGCACCAGTTGTTGCTGTTGCGGAATCAAGTGTTCCAAGACCAGCAAATACTGTAGCGGTTAGAGACTTACCAGAAATCTTGTTTCCGAATACGTCTGTTGCAGTTACAACAATGTCCTGCTTAGTTCCTGCAGCACCATTTGCTGGAGCAGAAACGGAAAGGTTGTTAATCAAACCTGCAGTACCTTGTACATAATATGTTAGTGTTGTTCCTTGATTGGTAACAACAACGGTACCAACAGCAGTCGTTTTAGTATATACATAGAACGTTGCGGTTGTACCTGTGCCAGTAGCAATTGTGATGCTGGATGATCCAGAACTTGCTGATACTGGTGCAGCAACTGTATGTAGTGCTGTTACGATAGTTGCGTTTGTTGCAGTTACAGTTACGGCTGTTCCCGTATCAACTGTTGCAACAAAACGTAGTGCGTCAGTAGCATCGATAGTGTTATCGGCTGGTACTGGTAGCGCAGCAGGTGTTGCAGAAGATGAAGCAGTTGTATTAGCAACTGAGTTCAAATCTACAGCAACTGTCATGACAGCAGCACTTGCAGGTGTTGCGACAAGTGTGCCCATAGTCATGGCTGCAACCACGGCTAGAGCGATTTTCTTAAATGAATTCATTTTTCTCCTTTTATATTCATTCTTATATTGTTTTAAGTCTATCCAAATAGTCTTTTATATCTTCTATTTGACTAGGTTTATATTGTATCACGTTCTCAGGGAGCGTGTCAACTCTGCGGGGCTGGCCACGAAAAGTATGAACTTCTACTTCAAGGTTTTGATCTCTGGGTGTATAAGAAATGGCACCAAAAATAGAACCACAAACAGCATCAGCCAAGTCCTTAGATTTTTTACGGGGGTGGTCAACCTTATCATTTTTCATAATCTTAAGTTCAGTTAACTCTTCAAACAAAAGTTCTATAGCAGGCATAGCAAGTCGTTCTTCATACACAAGCATGGCCATATCTTCATAATGCTTCTTTGCTACTGAGACTGTCTCTGTTCTCATTCCTACTGCCTGTAATTCATTTTGAATATCAAATGATTGCCAACGGTCAAATGTAACTAATCCTATATTAAACCCAAGCCTTCTTAGATTTTGTATCCACTGTTTTACTTCAGATAGATTAACTGGCCCCTCTACCTTTGGCTCCCACCAAGCAACAGCATCTACAACAACAATTGGGGATATTTGTTCATAGTCTTTAATTACTTGAACATTAACCCATTTCTCAACATGGGCGATTGCGACAGCACACTTGTCATGCTTTTGTGCAAGGTCAGCATGAACATAATAAATTTTTTCTGGGTCTGGCTTAAAGTTTTCCTCAAACCTTCTAAAGGCATCAAGAGGATTTCTAATAGTCATACATGCCCTTACTTTATTAGCCTGCTTAAAAAATGCATCAGAAGCATAAGTAGGAACACAGGCAAAACGCATCATTGCATCTCCAAGGTCAGTCATAAAAGCAATTTTAAAATCATCTATTTGACGAGTAGGATTTACTTCCCATGTTGGGCGCTTAAGTGCAAACACTCCAGGGTATTTATATGATTTTATGTGATCTTCATCCCAAGCAATCTCAAACCAGTTATCCTTATCATCTTCTGGTAATAATGGATTAATAATAAATCTATGTGTTTTACCTATAACTTCCTTATCTGCAATTACTGATTCATACCGCTCAGAAATAAAGTCTCCGTTATATCTTGGGAACGAAAGAAGAACTACCTTGCCAAGATCAGGAAAGCGGGAGTCAACTGACCCACGGAATGCTTTATAGATATTGTCAGCAGTCTTTCCTTGTTCATTGCCTGTTGCTACCTCTGATGCAAAACCAGAAATCTCGTCAAGAACTGCTAGTAAAAGATTAAGACCCTCATGAGATTCTCTTTCTGAGTGTCCAGAATAAACTGTAATTGATTTGTCAAAACTAATAGAGTCTACCTTTGCTTCATACTTGCCAGCAAACCAAGGTGATCTTTCTATCTTTGATTTAAAGCCTTTAAAGAAAACATTCTTAGCCTGCTGTGCGTTAATAGCAACATTAATAAGATCTATTGCATCTCCACTTGGTTTTCCGAAATATCTTGCAGGGTCTTTAAGACATAATAACTTATAGACAATATAAGAACAGGCAACAGTAGAAGTAAAGTCCTTCCCACTGCCCTTCCCAAGTTGAAGAATAATTTCGTTCTTTGTGTATTTTTCATAATATCTTGCTCCTTCCTCTTCTCCCATAATAGACTGAAGATCTTCTTTACGATATATCTGACTCATCGCTTCAACAATGTCATATTGAATATCAGATAGTGATGGCTGCCCCAAATAATCTGGAGATTCGACAAATGTTTTAGCGTCTACTGGGGTTTCTTCAAAATTATTATCGGCAAGCGCTTCAAGAAAATCATCAAACATCATGGACAATTGTAATCACTTCATCTCTTTTGGCAACATCAGATAGCCTACGCATAATCTCATCACGAATCTGAGGATACTCTGAAGCAATATCTTTAAGGATTCCCATGAGAATTTCTTGCTTCTTTTCTATTTGTAGCATTTCCTCTGCTAACTCTTTATTTTCTAATAGTCCTGCCTTTTGTAGCATATCAATTCTTTTAGATTCAATATCCATAACAAGTTTTATAGCCTGTGTTTTTGCTCCAAGATTATTGGTTAGTGATGCCTCGTCTATAACCTCATATGATTTTGCAATTAACTTATTGTAATGAGTATCTGCAACAGCAAGGGCTTCTTTTGCACGTGCACGAATTGCATCATTAGCAGAAGCCATAACCTTCCACTCATTAATATGCTGAACTACACGTGTCCTTGGAATAGCAAGATCTTTAGATATTTTTGTAGCATCATTGCCCTTAAGATACTCTCCAACAACTGTATTTATTTCGTCTAAATGTTTAACTAAATCTTCTTCAGTCGACATGGCCATACGCCTCCTGTCTTTGTAATTCTTTTGCTTTTGCAATCTTTAGCAAGACAAGGTATCCTATCAAATCATCTATATCATTATCACCTATGTACTCTGTGCCACGCATTATCCTGCTTAATTTATCATCAATCCGAACATGTAGTTGTTCTCTTGGATCCGCTTTACTAAAAATACGAACAGGCTCTAATGCTGAGTTACCATATGCAATATTTTTTTTAATTAGCATATGTGCTATTTCATGACAAGATTGATAAATTTCTTTACCAGCAGATGTTCCTACGGTTAATAGGTATAAGTCCTCACACTTAAAACGTTTCATATCTGGAAAAACTGGATCTAGGCTCATCGCTTTGACTTCCTCAACCCAAACTTAGCAAGATACACATATATAGTCTCCACACTTACCCCACATTCTTTTGCTATAGCCTCTGGAGATTTTTTATCAATATGATATCTCTTTTTAAGCCATAGTTCATTTGTATATAGTTTAGCACCCATGTTATTTTTTGTCAACTCCAATTGCTTTATCCCAGTTGTTAATTGCCCAATGACCTATACCGCAGGCATCCGCAGCATCATAATCGTCTATCTCTTTGTCATAAATAACATTTAACAATTTAATTGTTCGTTGTTTCCTAAACTCTCTTTCATATGACTTATACCAAGAAGCAGACTTTCCTGGATTAGAAGATCTTATTTTTAGTTGTTCTTCTTTGGTTAATTTTTTATTTCCTAAATAACTTTGCCAGGTAATTGGAGATACCTTTCCTATAACATTAATGCCAGTCATTCCAGCCCCGCCAAGAATTGCACCCTGAACAAGTGCTAAGTCTGCTGCCGTTTTGGGGGAATTCATAAATACAGTATGCTCAATTACTATAGCCTGCATGCAATTATAATAGGTAAACAGGGCTTTAGATTTTTTACATGCATCAATTATCTTTTCGTATACATCATTTCCCTCAAAGTTAATTTTTCCATACTTGGCCAATTTGCCATGGGAGTAGATGGCAAATGCTAAACTATTTGTGCTGGCATCTATTGCACAAATGTTATAAGGAATTTCACTTTGTTGTGTCATTCATTTGTCCCTTAATTTGTTTTAGTGCTTTTTTAACATCACTAGGATTTATATTACATTTATTGCAAAGTGGGTCATCATTGTAGATGGATAATCTTGACCCACATTTTTTACATGTTCTATTTTTCCCTTTTCTTTTCTGCCTTCTAGCCTGAATATATCTCTGGGCTATTTTTTCTTTGGTAGCATCTTCTCTACATTTCTCAGAGCAATATATTTGATAAGAAATATCTGAAGTAAAATCTTTATCGCACCATTTACAATTTTTCATCTTCTAGCAACTCCAGAGGTTTAAGTTTAATTACCCCTGTCCCTGCTTCGGCACATGCCTTCTGTATTGGACAAACCTTGCATATCTTAGAATTAGACCTATATGGTTTTTGTGGCAGTTCTTGCCTCTTCCAACTTTGATATGTTTCTTTCATCCAATCAAATGCCTGGTCTACCCACCGACGGAAATGATCGTTCATTATAACTGGTAGTGTAAGTAACTCATGATTATTTTTATTTTCATAAATCATGACACCTTTATCCACATTCCATACTCGCATATAAATTAGCAATTGCATAAGATGTCCCATCTTTGCTTTTCTGCTATTCTTTTTATATTCGAATCCTTCGTTGCTGATAGTTTTTATTTCTCCAACTACCCTTTCACCATCTACATTAAGCATTACGTCTCCGTAACCATCGAATGGTGGATCATCCAACTTTACCCTAAACTCCATAGCGGGATGAGTTTGTTTATTATACTTACGTGGTAATGGATCCATCTGCATGTCTTTATCTAACAGTCCAGATGCTTCTATTGCCTCCTGAATTCTTTCATGGCCCAAAGTTCCATTAGTTCTGTTTGCCACTCCGAATGCAGTAGAATCATCGTAATGTACTGCACCATCAAATGCGAGGTACCAATATCTAGGACACTCTCCTGCTCCATATGTTATTGCTGATGCAGAGAAATTGCTTTTTTTGCTAAACCTAGGCTTAGTTTTAGTTAGATATCCAGACTCTATCTTTGATATAATTCCATCCACAAACGAGGTGTCGTCAGAACTATGAGCATATTTTGTTTTAGTAGATTCTTGAACCATTACTTCTTTTAATAAATTTTTCATTGTTTTCCTTTTGTTTGTATAATTATATCAGATATCAGCGAGTGATATATTTGAGAGCAGACACAAGATTATTAATTGCCTCTGCTGCTGTATAATAAATATTCTTTTTACTACGGTCTGACTTATCCACATTAGCCATCCATGTAGCCTTTAAAGCCATTTTTGCTGCAATGGCTTGAAGCCTAACTATCTCTACCGTAGCAACATTCATAGGAATATCTGGCTTTACGATAAGTTTGGCTATAAAGGTTAATGCCTTAGTTAACTCTTCATCTTCCATAAAATCTGCAATTTCGGATAGCCCATTGATCATTTCAAGTGTTGTATTATTTTGTTCCATTATTCACCATCTGTTCTAGTAGTTCTAACTCTATTATAGCAAGTCTGGTCTTCTTACTTCCCTCGCCAAGTACGACTACAATGGCTGGATCGTTGCCATTTCGTATAGCATCTGTAGTGGCCTTAGCCCACACATCATGATTAAGAGTAAAAGATTTTGAGTTCTCTTTAAAATCTACAGTAAAGTTTTCCCAAGTAGCATCGCCCTTCTTGGTATTTCTACCAGAATTCTTATGTTGCTTTGCACCCAATCTTTTGCTCTCATTTTTTTCACTCATATTTTTTTACCTTTTTGTATCCTACCTTAAATAATTGAACTTCTGATAAGTGCTTTTCTGAACACATCCAAGATGCCATCCCAGTTAATGCATAAATCCTAATAGTCTTTACTTCTTTTTTACAAGTCTTGCAAGGAAATTTTCCTTCGTAGATTGTATACTTATCCACTGATTTTATTCTTAATCATGTCTTGTAGATCAAGATCCTCTCTTACTTTATTAACAAATCCTTCTCTACCCTGAACCTTTGAGCCATCTGGAAGCAAATACCAAGCACCAGTGCGCTCAACTATACCCATTAATTCAGCAGTATCAACAAGATCAGCGACCCCATCAATGCCCAGGTTATCGCCTCTAAAATAGAAATCATATTCACCAGACTGAAAAGAAGGACTGGTTTTACTAAACTGGAGTTCCCATCTAATTTTTCTACCAATTTTTTCTTCAATAGCCTTGTCACCAACATATATTTTTCCTTTCAATGCCTGATTGTCTGATTCAGATGAAAATAACTTAACAACTGTAGATGAGTAAAACTTTGTAGCCTGACCACCAGTTGGTTGTTGGCTAGTATACATTGCATTAATATTATTACGAGACTGAGAAATAAGTATTAATAGTGTAGGCTTAATTTTGTTATTTGCATAGTTAAGCATTTTCCAAGCATTGCTAAAGTCCCTAGACTCAGCACCTATCTGTTTTGTATTTTCTAATTGTTTAAGTTCGCTTGAATCTTTTTCAAAATAAATTGCAGGTAACAAAGAAGTGATTGAGTCAACAACTATAATATCTACACCCGCCTCAATTAAATTTACTCCTACATCAACCATTTCATTTATTGTTCTTGCCTGAGATACGATTAACTTTGATGTATCTACCCCCAACTTTTCTGCCCAGTCTTTGTCATATGACATCTCTGCATCAATCCAAGCACAGATCTTTCCTTCTTTTTGGGCAATCGCTATTGTCTGAAGGCACAAAGATGATTTAGCACTCGACTTACTTCCCCATATAAGAACCTGCCTACCATATGGCAGACCGCCATTTAGGGCACGATTAAGTCCAAAACTTGGTGTTGCAGCGTATTCTGTCTTGGGAACTTCGTCACCCACTAAAATATTTTTTCTTAATTTTGGATTTAGTTGTGCTAATACATCTTCAAGGCTAACTGACATTTATATCCTCCAATATTACTGTGCCGTCTTTGGTTTTACCTAATTCAAATTTATATGCATTTCCTTCTTCAATTTTCATATATGCCTTAGCAAATGCAGTAGGAAATACTGTTACTGGATGAAGTTCTCTAGAGGTGTCTGCTAGAGTCAGAGAAGCCATCTTCTTTCCTGCTTTCGTTATCCTAGGTTTAAAGGATACCACAAATAACTCATCATCTTTATAGGGCAACATTCTATAATTTAAAAATTTAATTAAGGCAGAGTCAGATCCTTTTATTTCGTCCACAGGAACAGCACTAACAATTCTATTGTCAGAACAGAGTGCAATATAACTTCGTCCAGCCTCAATTGTTGTTTGCTCTTCATCAAACACCCCTATACTTCCAGTCTTGTCTAATATCTCTACACGAGACCAGCCTTTGCCTCGTTTAATTCCTTTAACCATACCCATAAGAATAAAGGAACCCTTTTCTTCAAAATCTTCTACTGGATTTATAAATGCATGATAGTGTGACGGAACAGTTTGAGTAAACTCTGGTAATCCTAAATACTCATATAGATTATCTCTAATCTCATTATCATTTCTTGGATTATCTGGAAATGTTGCAGCGCCTATAAGTCTTAATGCTTCTAAGGCTCTGCTATTTACTCCGTTACCCTTTGTGAATGTAAACTCTTTAAGTTGTTCAAAAGACTTAAAAGGTCGTGCCGATATATATCGTTCTGCAATCTTATCAGAGATAAACTTGATCCCCGACAATCCAAACCGAATACCTTTACCCTCAATCTTAAAATCAATATCCGAATCATTAACATGAGGTAGTTTAATGCTAATCCCCATTCTCTTCGCTTCAATAAGATATTCAGTTCGTGCATCTTTGTCCTTTTCGTTTTTAAGCAATGAGTACATAAACTCAATTGGATAATAATACTTTAGCCATGCCGTCCAATACGAGAGCGTAGAGTAAGCAACCGCATGAGACTTGTTGAACGAATAGCCCGCATGCGCCTCAAAGTCATGCCATAAATCACGAGCCTGATTAGGACTAATAAACCTAGAAGCACCTTTAACAAACTTTTCCTGGAACGCATCAAATTCTCTTGCATCTTTCTTTTTACCAATAATCTTACGAACCTTATCGGCTTCAGACCAAGACATACCTCCCAATTCAACGCAAGCCTGCATAACCTGCTCTTGGTATAGGATACACCCATATGTCTCATCTGTAAAAGGCTTCATGACCTGATGAAGATAATTTACTGCCTGCCTTCCATGCTTGCGCTCAATATAGTCCTTACCAATGGTGTTCATGGCACCTGGACGAACTAGAGCATTAGAGGCAGAAAGTTCTGCTAGACTTTTTACCCCCATTTTTACCAGAAGATTTGTGTATGGGGTTGCTTCACACTGAAAAACACCCTTAGTATATCCTTCAGAAAGCATTTGATAAACTTTTTGATCAGTCATGTCAAGACTGAGTAAATCTATATCTGTACCATCACGTTCTTTAATAATCTTTAAGGTATCATTAATAACACTAAGAGTTTTAAGTCCTAGGGCATCTATCTTGATAAGCCCAATTTTTTCAGCCTCTTCCATGTCCACCGCCACAACAGGTATGCGGTCATCGGAACCAGGAGAAGAGCGTGTCTCCAACGGTGCGTACCTAAAAATAGGATTTTTACTAGTGACAACACCAGCAGCGTGTATGCCAGTACCTCTAATACGACCACGTAATTGTTCTCCATATTGTTCTACCTCTGGATATTTCTCTCTAAACCATGCAGTTGTTTTTGAAGTACAGTATTCGTCCCAAGTGTCAACTAACTTAAGAACCTTATTAACATCTGCCAATGGAATATTTAAAGCACGAGCAACATCTCGCACTACGCCTTTATCTTTAAATTCTAAGAATGTTGCAATAGAGGCAACATGCTTGTATTGTCTTATTAAATAATCTTTTACTTCATCACGACGTGTATCTTGAATGTCTGTATCTATATCTGGAAAGTCATTACGCTCTGGATTAATAAATCGGAAAAACAAAAGACCGTTCTCTATTGGATCAATATCTGTAATTCCAAGGGTGTAGCAAAGCAAGGATCCAGCAGACGATCCACGGCCTGGGCCTACCATAATCCCCTCTTTCTTAGCCCAAGAGATCATGCTCTGAACAACAAGAAAGTATGGACTAAACTTTTTATCTTTGATAACTTTTAGTTCTTCTTCAAGCCTATCCATATATTCTTTGTTGTCTGCAAGACCTTTATCTTTTAGTCCTTGATAGGCAAGATCCGATAATTGCTTATCTGGATTTTTATATTGAACAGGTAATAGATTTAGGTTATCTTTAATATCATAATCCTCTATTTTATTAGCAAGGTCTATGGTGTTTTCATATATATCTGTTCTAAAGATTGCCTGCTTTTCCATTGCAGCCTGAATCTCTTCATATGATAAAAGATGAATATCAAATTTATTAAAAGACATTTGCCTATCTGCACCATACAAATAATCTAAGCGCTTCATTAAATCGCCTTGCTTTTTGGACTTCTCATATGTAGCATCTTTTTGAATCTTATTAGAATAAGTATTTAGAATTAATTTTAATTCTTGTATTTCTTTTTGTGATGAATCAACATGGTGGCAGTCTGGAGTAACTATAGGCTTAATCTTAAACTCGTCTGCTAGTTGTAATATGGTACTATTTATTGATTCATTATTGTGTGGCATTACCTCAAGGTAATAGTCATCGCCAAACTCTTCTTTAAACCATTTAATGTATTTCTTTGCCATGCCAAGTTCGCCAAGTTCAATTGACTTAGCAACAATTCCACTTGGGCAAGCAGATGAAACAATAATTCCTTCTTTATACTTTGAGAGAACTTCAAAATCTATTCTTGGTTTTTTGTAATAACCCTCTGTCCACGCTATCTCATTTAATTTATTTAAGTTTTCTAGGCCTACCTTGTTCTTGGCAAGAAGGATAATATGATTATAAACCATATCTAGTGGAGTAGTTCGATCTTCTTTATCTCGTCGATCAAATCTATCCTCACACATATATCCTTCTACGCCAAGAATAGGCTTGATTCCATTAGACTTAGCAACACGATACATATCTCTGTGGCCAGAAAGGGAGCCATGGTCAGTAATCGCTATTGCAGGCATACCCAACTTAGTAGCACGATCAACATATTCAGACGGCAACCCAATACCGTCGAATAGTGAAAAGTGAGTATGTAAATGTAATGGAACGTAATTCATCTACTACCAGTCGATATTCGTCGCTGATGTTGTAGATGGAGAATCAAAGCCAAGATAGAAAGCCTCTTGCTCTGCATATGGGACACGTCGCAATGCCTTATCTAAAGCATATGGCTCAATGCCTTCCCAATTAAATGGCTCCTTATCTGGAGCAGATGGGATAAGAGTATATGATGTTTCTGTTCCCTGTCCATTTCGCTTCAACTTCCACTGAAGATTAGAAATGCTTCCTGTCTCAAGTGCATATTCACGAATGGTATTAAATGATGATTGCTTGCTAATACCCATTGACCAGATTGCAACATATGGCTTGTCCTCAATTCCGTCATCGACAAGAACGTTGCAATAGAAACGAAGACGGCCACGCCATCCACTGTTTCCCTTTGGATCTTTGCGGTACATCTCTTCAGCCCAGTCACGGCCCTCTGTATCCATTGTGTCTACAGCCTTACGCTTGTAGTCCTTTGGATTTGTGTGTTCCTTAACAACGAAGGCAAGTCCACGCTTTTCGCTATAGTTTGCAGAGTCTTCGTCCAACTCTTCAATAAATCTAATCTTTACTGCTTGTCCATCAGCCAACTTTAGCCAACGAACCTTTGGACCGCTTTCGTCTGTCTTTTTATCTAGTAAAGCATTTATGTTTTTTAGTCCTACTATTTTATTCATTATTTCTCCTTGTTTTCTATTGTAGCATAGACAGTATTGATCTGTCAAACTGTAAGTCCAGTTCTTTTATTGACTTATCATCCATATCGCCTATATCTTTATATTTTTTATCTATATTTATTACAGTAACCTGAGAGCCTAATCTTTCAACTATTTTATCTTTCATGTTACCGCCTGCTTCATCGTTATCAGCAATAATCATTATATCACTGAAGTACTTTTGAAGCAAACCTATTTGTTTTGATGACACATTAGCGCCAAGGGTAGCGACTGCGGGTAGTCCAACTTGATCAAGTCTTATGGCATCAAATGATGACTCTACAACATAAACACGACTTGCATTCTTAACACGATTTAAATTAAATAATAACTTTGACTTTGGAAGCCCTGGCGTATTTTTAAATTCTTTACCCTCGATTGATCTTGCCACAAATCCAACGCAGAATCCTTCGTGATTGTGAACAGGGACAATAACCATATCTTGATTTTCAGAATATCCTAATTTAAATTTTTCTATAGAACTTTTATTTATATTTCTTTTATTAAAATATTCTATGGCTCTTTGGTTTATGGTTGCCTGAGAATATAGTTTATTTACTATATTAACATCAAACTCAGGCCACTCTTCTTTTTCAACTAACTTAGAAGTAATATCCGACACAATGTTTGTTTCTACTTCTTTACTTTTAATAAATCTAACAGACTCAAAATACGTTCTATTAGAACAATGCATTACTAACTCTATTAAGTCTGCAGTATGGCTACAAGAAAAACAAAAGAACAAACCGCTATATTTATTTATTTCACCAGCAGGGGTTCTATGATTGGCATGGAATGGACAAAATACAATATACTCAGACTCTGCTTCTTTTTCTATATTTAAGCCAGATCCTGCGAGTACTCTTTTAATTTGGCTGGCTGTATATGAATTGCCCTCGTTCCGTCTACTCCTAGTGTCCATTCGCTTTTCTTTCTCCCTATATATATTCCGTATATGCTTAGTATAAAGTTGTATGTATTATTTTTATCATTATATTCTATTGTAAATTGTGGATCAATGTCAAATCTTGGAACATACCCAGATAGGCGCATTTCAGATACAAGCAGTCTGATATATTCCTGCTGTAACCTGTATATGGCAGAGTCATCATTAATAACCCCGTCCAAACCAAACCTTTTTATAGGCTTGTGATGATATGCTTCCATACCGCATATTATACTGTCTTATCTTCATAATCCTTATACCTATAGTATCCCTTGTCAAAATCAGCCTGAACCAAGAATTCTCCCATAAAACCGTTACGATTCTTTCTAAAAACGCACTCAATAATATCACTATTGGCCCCTCGACCAAGTGCCAATACCCAGTCAGCATCGTAGGCTATCTGCCTCGACCATGCGGTTTGACCAAGGGTTGGCACGGTCTCTAATTTAGTCACATCGTCAGGGGTAGCAGAAGAAATAGCAATAATAGGAACCTCTTCCGCAATAGCCATTAACTTTAATTCACGAGATAGATTCTTCATACGAATAGTTTCATTATCAGACTTACTGTTTGGACTCATCAGTTGTAAATAATCAACAATAACAAAGTCTGGTTTATATTGATCAATCTTTCCACGCAATACTAATGGAGTAATGTCTCCGCCAGTATCGTTTGAAATAATGTGGAACTCTGGCTTTCCTTGAACACTTTTAGTGTGCCAAGATTTAAGCATATCCATTTCAACTTGACCAGCACTAAGTTTGCGGTGAGACCATACCCCTTCACCCATAATGGCAAACACACGGTTGCGAACTTCTACCTCAGACATTTCAAGACTTATGATCATTGGACTACGACCCTGTTTCCAGGCCTGTACAGCGAAATAGAGAGACAACCAAGACTTTCCTATGCCTGGGTATGCAAGGAATACTCCTAACTGCCCTGGCATGATTCCAGAGGGTAGGTAGTTATCAAAGCCTGGAAGTCCAGTCTTTATTCCTAATGCACCAGCCTCTTGTTGCTTCTTTAGGTTTTCAAAGTATGCAACAGCAGAGTCAAGATCTGTTACATCGATATCACGAATTGCTGCTGTATTTTTTCTCAGTTCTGCAGTCTTGCTAATTAAGGTTTCAAGAGCCTCCACACCAAGACCGCCCTGGACATCGGTAGCAGCAGATCGCAAAATATCCTTAAGGCTATTAACAAGATACTCCGCCTGTAACTCCTCAAGGTGATGTTTGGTTGAACCAACGCTGTCAGAAATCTCAAAATCTCTAAACTTTTCAACAACTAACTCTACTGGCGGAACCATAGAATTATGCTCGTAATATTTTCTAATGAATTGCCAAACATCTAAGTGTGTTTTTAGTATGCCTTCGACATTTGCCTGAAGCATAACATGGGCTTGCTTATCCTTAAGAACGGCTGAGATTAATTTTGATTCTGAATTATTCACCTAGCCACTCCTTTGCTTTCAACCGTCTCTGCTGTCTTTCCCTTAAATCTTTTTCTTGTCTTTCTTTTGCCTCTAGTATAGCATTTGCAAAATAAACAAAATGCTTCCAATCTGGCGACTCTGCAACTTCAAAATAATATTCAACTAGTTCATAACATTTTTCAATGCCGTATGACTCTATAAGAGCGTCTGCCTTACTTTGCTCTACCCATTTGTTATATGTTGGATTTTGCCCTAGTTTAAACTTATAGTGTTTGTCAAACCTACTTAACAGAGCAAATCGCTGCTGTTTTTCTGCCACACTATTCGCTTTCTTCTAGTTCCGTTTTGGCTTCTGTGATTTTACTGGTTAGTTTTTCTTCAACAAACTTGTATACACGCTCAAATGCTTGATCTGTATTTTCTCCATCACGCTTTGAGTCTGTTACCCCTAAGTCTAATCTAAGTGATTGGAAATTTCCAAGATTAAGTGTATATCCAAGTGATACAGATACTTTTGTATCTTCCATTTCATACCCTTCTACTAAATTGATTCCGACCAAATTGGTATAAATCTACCATCTTCAGTTCTCGTATATGTAAGTATACCATCTCCCATTCGTCTGGTCAACTCAGCCTTGCTGGGAGTAATATCATTTGTTATTAAATTATCTTTTCTTGGTCTACCAATATGGTATGTTGCCAGTATATCACGAATGTCTCTGACTTGCGACTCTGAATAATAACTTCTTACCTGCCATCCCCTTGCCCCACCCTTTTGAGATCCAGTTGGAAATGGTATAATGCCACGCTTCATAAGTGATGGCATATATTTTTTATGACGGTTAACAAGATCTGCAGTTTCGCCAACTGTATACGCCCTTTCTCTTTTAGATTTAAAATCAGATACTAAACAACTTTCAAGTCTATCTTTTGTAATATTATAAACAGACATAATACCATTAGATCTATTTAGATGATGAACTCTTACTAAGTCCCCGTTTAAAAACCAAACCTTTTTGTTACCAGGAATTACAGGGGCGAGATTGTACTCTTCGCTCGTTCTATTTCCTTTACGAGTAGCCATCTACCTTCCTCCGAATCTGAGGGTGGATGTAAAAACCTCCTTGAGCCACAAATCAAACAATATAACTCTAGATGAGAAACTGAGTTGTAAACTCTGTCTACTAGCATATTTCGAGAACATTTTTTGCATTTTATCATTAAAGCGGTATGCCGATGACCAAGATATTAACTGCTACTGATAGATTACCAGTTTCATTAAATCTTACTAGCCCTTCGACTCTTGATGTTCCAACGCTTTTTAAAACTACTGAAACATTTTCACCTGCAGGTGTTTGACCTATGTTTTCTGGTGTAGCAATTGCAATTGGTCTAAACTTAAATTCTGCTGGGTAAACATACTCAAAGGGTTCTTCGTCTCCAATATTTTTTGAAGAATTAGTAACAACCATCTTATAGGCACCAATTATTCGGGCCTCAGACGCTTTCACAGACTGTCTGTCTGCACCTGGTACATCTATTGTGACATACTTAGATGATGAAGGAGATATTTGCTGGGCCATATCATTAATTGCATTAGCCATAGCAAACATATAATTCACATCTAGAGGCTGCCCTCTTTCTGGTAGTGGTACTCTCGCCATCATTCCTCCTGTATAATTATACCAAACTTAAACTTCCAGTATAAATAGTATTAGAATCTTTTCTTTCTTTAAAGATTCCTCCTATTTGTATGGCTATGTATATGGTATTTGTTCCTTGATTTATAATAGAATAGTTATTTGATGATGAAGATCCGTGATATGTATAATCTTCTTGATCATCATATTTTACAAAAATATCGTAAGAAGATATATCCTGAACGCTGTCCCAAGCCAACATAATTATAGACTCTACCTTTTGAATTACTGCGTTTACTGTTGGCAATTCTTTTCCTATAACCCTATATATTGGAGACCAGTGTGAGTATCTATTTTTATCCTGCGAGGCAATTCTATAACGAACTAAATATTCTCTATTTTTGCCTGCTGGAGGAAGTGAAGATTTTGTGATAATTACTTTTTTAATTCCCTGATCAGACATCATTAACTCCCATGGCAAACCTAAACTCTATGTAACTGGTGCTGTTAGAAGACTTAATAATAGTTTCAGCATCATTATTTTTAATAACTGTATAGCCAACAAGACCATAAAGGGGGTTGACAGATGTTACATTTTCAAGTCTAATTGCATCAAAACAAATATAAAAATCGTCTGATAAATTATCATCTTTAATAATAGACGTATACACCTTCACGGTATTTACTGCTGACCAGTCAAAACCAGATGTGCTCTTTCTAAGTTCCTGTAACTCTTTAGTTATAACTATATATCTATTTGATTCAAAATCATAATTATCAAGTATTACCTCAAGCCTAGCCCATTGGCCTGACTCATATGTATCACTATCAGAAAACTCTATTAAAATATAAACCTTGTCTGGATTTATTGGAGATATGTCAGCCTTATTTTTATTGACTACAGAAAATGCCAACTTCATTTGATCGGTTGGGGCATTCTTACTTAGCGACATACTGGTTCCAGTTATTCCAACATAATTACTTCCAGGGTTTGCCTTTAATCTAGTTATACCATTTATAACTTCTGTAGAAATATTTGACATCGCCCCATTGGTAATAATTATATTATTTAAAAACCTACACCGTTCATATCTTGCAACTCGTTCTGGGTTGGTAAAAATTCTATTATTTGCGTTTGTTTGAAATGCCATTATGTCATTTTCTTCGCTATCCTTAACATATATCTCACCACTAGAACCGCCAGTATCAAGTGGGGCGTATTTAGATTCTAGAACTGTTTGATTATTATATTGCCAGTTCTCTGCCTCTGAAAATGAAAATAAAGTCTTGCTATCATATGCCCCAGCAGTTGGATTTGCTCCTGCCGAATAAACTCCTATTTCACTAATCTCATATCTTTCTTCGGTTGGTAATTCTGCCGTAAGCACTACTTTGGCTGTACCGTCGTCATCTTTAACAAAGCCTCGTGAAGTTATTGGAACTCTAAACATTTCAAAATCTAATGTCTTTTTTTCAGAGTAGTCTGCAAACTCTTGATCAGGTGCCAGTGGTGTTGGCCCACATCCTACAGCAATGAATGAAGCATATGCTGGTGACTGTCCGACCAGGTATTTGGCAATTATCGTTTTCCCACTGTTAGTTATCATATTTATTCCACCTCGTATATTGTATCACTAAGAACAATCCCCTGCTGAAGTATTTGTACCTCTACCTGCTCTTCTTTACCCATGTTAATAACATTGATAATAATGCTTCCGTCTACTGGATCACAGTATACTGTCTTACAGTTTGGGATTTCTTCTCCATCAATAATAACATAACCAGTACCACAGTCTGGAACCTTGTCCCCAAGTTTTATTGGAAAGTTTCTAAAATACGATTCGGAGGTTTTTTGAAGGGCTAGTATATTCTGAGGGTTATATTGAAAGAATATAGAACTTAAATTTTTAATTGGCTTATAAATAACATCCTGACCATTAATTAAATCATTTCTAGAAATATTAATAAGTTCATGGCCACCAATATCTTCAAAAACCAGGTCTGTCATTATTTCTATTGGAACAGACTCATTTGGCATTAATATTAGATCTGGTGTTGCTATCCTGATAGCAGGCATAGTTGATGACTGCCTTAGCGGTTCTGGTAATTGTGGGGTTGAACTAACCGACATTACAACACCTCGCTTAAATAAAGAGTCATACTAGGACCACTTATATCTTTGGAATAATCAATATAATATACAACATATCTGGTATTTTCTACCTTTTCAATATCATCTTTTACATACTTAATAGAAACCAGATCGCCTAACTGTATTGTAGGATTGTTAAATATTTTTACCCCTACCGCTTTTCTTGGCTTGCTGATTTTACCGATTAACCATTTCATTAAACTGTTTGCGTCATCTTGTGTCTGTACGTATGTTGTGTTTATAGAAAAATCTTTTCTACCATACGTCATTCTACTTAACTTAATGTCCTCATAGTCTTTCTTTATCTTGAATGGTGAGACAATCACATTAGAACCCTCTATGACTGGATCAGACAAAGAACTATTCTTAATAAAATAATCATCAACAGTTAATTCATTAGTAGACTGTTGCGTAAATGTAACTCCCTGTATTCTTAAATAGTTTCCAGTTGTTTCGTCTAAACTTAAGGCTGTATCTGTAGCATTGAATATTAAAAATTCTGCGCCATACGATCCTGCCCTAAAGCCAGAAACTGTATAGCCTTTTATTCTGTTAAATGTTGGAGATAGTTTTGCGTATAAGGCTGGGTATGCTTTATCATATTTAATGTTAAAGGTTGCAGCCTCTCTCATGATAGTGCCAAACTCTTCAAAATAAATATTATATTTGGGTGGCTCCGAACTACTAATTCCAGACAAATAGGTTCCCTGAACTACACCGCTCATTGCATATTTACGGAAAGATTCTGTTGCATCTATTTCATCGTCAAAGATTGAGTTAACTGGAGTGTTCAAGGCAAACTGTGTATTTTGGCTATAGTTGTTGGCAAGTGCATATATGTTTTCAAACATAACTCTTGAAGATCCTCTTACAAACAAGGCCATATTGTTGTATGCTGGCAGTGGGTCTTGATCTACTACTGTAGTAAGCAGAGCACCATTCATATAAAGATGAAATCTTCTAGCACTACCTATATCCTCATACTCAATTCCGATATCGTATACAGTTGGATTTTGCTCTGCAACCATCCTATATTGTCCAGTAAACTTGCCATCATCTACAATGATATTTCCTAGACCCTCCCATATTTTTACTGGAATTGCATCTGAGGAGGCAGAGTCTTTTTTAATTTTATAAAACATAACATTATGAACATTTTGTTTTTCTAGCATTGTAATATTGGCGCTGCCCAATGTACTAAGTTCAAGATAGTATCCATTGTTAGTTTCTGGGTTAATCATTACAGCCAATCCGCCACCGCCACCAGATATAGTAATATCTTTATCTGGGGTTAGTCCTGGAACAACAAAATAATTTGTACTTCCATTTGCTGTCTGACCTCTACTAAATCCATTTTCAATTCTTCCAATAATTCTCATCCGTGTACCAAAATGTTTATATCTATTGTCTAATGACTTATAAAGATATGACACAAAGTCTCTTGGCTTATCTGTTGCAGAAAAAGATGGACCCTGCATAACCAAAGCAGAAGACTGTATAGTTCCAGGTTTTGTTTGCTTAAAATTGTTTACGTCAGACTCTGCATTATATGTAGATGACATAAAGTTTCTAATAACTCCAGTTCGTGTAGTTTTTTTGGCAAGTTCATTATTTGATCCTGCCAAACCAACAACAGTTGATGGGGCTTCTTGATTGTTCTCAAACAAATATTTTGATTGCATCATACATCCACGCATGTTGTTGTTATCTACCCAATATTCAGACAGACCAGCACTATGTAATGCTATAGAGGTACCGAACTGTGCTCTACCATGAACTGCTACTGGACCGTTTTTTAATTTTAAAAATCCATTAACTTCTTCATAATTTGGCTCAGAGTATATTCTTACTAATCCTGTTGGATATATTTTTCCATTAAACGGCAGGCTTGAAAAATAATATTGATACTCTTGATTGCTGCTAATCCATACATTACCTACACCAGATACATTAAACTGTACTGCATCATATTTAATAATTTCTCCATTGGAATAAAAGTATCCATTATATCTTGCTATCCAATAAATACCCTCGCCGAAATCAATAACATTATTAATTACTTCTCTGTTAACAACTTCTGGAAGTGTTGCTGTAAGATCAGAGTTAAGGGGTATTGCAGATAAAGTATAACTAGACTGTGTTGATGTTTCTCCGTTAATAGACTTTGTATTTTCAGTTCCAGTTACCTCCCATAGAAGCACAGGCTTATATATCCAAGACCTATCCATGTCTATTAGACTTGCCTGCTTTATTGTTCCAACAGATCTTTGAATGTATTTTTCCGAATAATTTATTTTGCCGTCATTATAAACTTTATTTTCTTGAGAAGATATTTCAATAATATTAGGCATTACATCAGACTCAGATTCTTTTTCATTGCCAGATATTACAAGATCCGTAGCCCTTTGATCTTCTGTAGGCATCATATAGTCTTTACTCATCATGACAAAGTTATTGTACTCATCAAAAAACATTGCTGTTTGTGAAGAAATAGCAAGGTCTTGTAATACTTCTGCAACGCTAGTGTCTGGCTCTACATGAAAGAATGGAATAATTAATTCTGTTTCACCCTCTACTCTTTTAAATACATAATTAGAAAATCCAATAGAGTCTAATAGCATTGATACTGCAGAACTTAGAGAAACGCTAGTCATTAGTGTTTGTGGCGCTGTTATATTTTCAAAGTAAAAGAACATATCTCTTAACTCTAAAGCAACTGTTTGCTCTGTATTGTTTATATCTGGAAACGAGTCCGAATACAAAGTTTTAAGTGGAACATAGTAATCCCAACCATCTACATTAAAAATAATGTCATAAAATTTAAACTGAATGTGTTTATCAATTAAATTTTTAATAATACTGTTTTCATTATTATTATTGAATGCGTCATCGTAATCAAATATTGTTAAGGACCCTGTTGAGGCTAGTAATTGTCCAACTGGCATTCCGCTTACCCCAAGATCTGATGCATTTTTCTTTAATGAAAAATCACGTACCTTATCCGATATATCTGCACATAATCTTGGCGATATCTCAATTAAGTCAAATGTACAGTTTGGCTTATTCATAGTATCTACAACAAGCCTAATTCCTTTTATTTTTTCAAACTCTCTATACTTGTAAGAATTATTAATACCAGTAAATTTAGCAGGGTTTGTCATATCTTTAACAAAGTTAGTTAGTCTGTCTACCTCTGCTTCTTCTAAATACCAGCCGTAATCTGGGGTAAAGGTTCTGTAATCATTGATCTCATCTAGCCATATGTAAAAGGTACCAATGTCATTTTCGTTTTCAGTAATCAAATAGGAATATCCGTTCAATGCTTTTTCTGGAAGCAGGGTGTCAGAGGCGTACTGTTCTGCAAATATAAATATATCTCTGTATTGTTTAGGAACCTTTAGCCCATATGATATTTCAACGTATCCATCAGGACCTATGATAGGAGTACCGTCGCTTCTTGTAGAAGACTGTGTAAATGAAACAATGTCTGACCAAGAGTTATTTTTAAGAGCCTGTATCTTCCACCTTACTGGAGTAGCCTTTTTTGAATCTCCGTAAAACGGATCTGAAATTGATTGAGAAGCAGAAGAGAAAGTTCCTAAATCTTTGTTTCCCACGTGAGTTTGCATTTTAACAATAATTCGATTAGCGGCAACTTCTTCATTGTAAACTATAAATGGCGCTGTATCTTCTATTGCATTCTCTCCGTTTTTAGGAATAGAAATTCCATACTCAATTCCTTCCTCAGTTCTAAATGAGGTCCAGTATTTAAAATAATCTTTTTTATCTGGCATATAGTATCTTGGTCTATTAGCCATATTAATATTTGGATGATGTAAATAGTTGCCTGGAAGATATCTTGCTTTATTAATTCCAGATCTTGGTCTAAACATCTTAAAACAATCTTCTAAAGAATAAAGCATTTTTAATTTTTCTTTATTTTGTTTTAGGGTTACTGGCAGCCCGTCATCATCGAATCCTCCATCTATCACTACATCAGAGTCTGTTGCGTTAAAATAAAAAGGAATAAGGGTATCTTTATTTTCCAACGGGTCGAAGGTTGATGGTATTATTTTGTAAAGAGAATCATTTTGAGTTGGTCTATATCTATAGTTTCCAATCTTAAATATATTAGTTGGAGAGTTTAAATTCCATTCTGCTATAACGGCTGTCTTGGTTTTTACTACAGATGCGGACTCTAAATGTTTTTTAAGATCTTCGTCTTGAAACATTATGCCTCTTCCAAACTTATAGATATGTCCCAAAAATCGAATGTACTTCCACCACGCCTATTAACAGAATAAGAAAAGTCAGCAAAAAATACTTCTACCAATTGATTATATTGTGGTAGATGTGCATAGGCAGAATCGTCTTTTCCAAATACTGAATATTTATCATATGCTAGATAACACCAGAATGAGCCCTGATGGTTTTCATACCAATCTAATACTTCTACGCCTCCCGCTCCACCATCACTTGTATACTGCTGTGTTGGATCCGTAAACTGCGGTTTTCCGTTAGAGTCAAAATCACCAGACAAAGGAAAGGCTCTTGATGGCAAATTGTTGTACGAAAGAGATATTTGTAATTTATCTGCAATATGGTAAGACCTCATTCGTCCATTAATCATTCTTTCTCTTTTTTCAATTCTATTAATGCCAAACTCTATTGGAGATCTATTGTCATCAGATAATACTAAGAACTGATCTATATTTGCTGGATCTGTTTCAGAACCAGGGTTAGCATTAATCTCAAGTCCGTTAGGTATATACAAACCATTTTCTAGTTTGCCAGGATTTTCTGCCCATAGCATTGCCTGAGGTCTTTGATATTTTTTACGACCAATCATATATGTGCTAGTTGCCATTATATTCTTACACCTCTCAATCCTTGTGAATTAACTCTTTGAATGTGTGTCATTACTGCCCTTGCGATATCATCTGGGTTGGCATCAGACTTAACATTTACGTTAATACTATAATTATACACTGAATCACCAACTGCTTCGCCACTATTAATAGCCTTCATTTTATCTAGACCGTAAGATTGAACAGCATATTTATTCATTACAAATTCTCCAGGAGTAAGCATTGCTGGTATCTTGTCAGATCCCCTTGCAAATCCTCCTGCTGCTAAATATTTAGGCTTAATAAATCCACCCTTAGATTCAAATAGCATTCCATACTTTCCACCGCCACCACCGAATGTGGGCTTAGAAGCATTTGAGGCTACGGTTGCTGCAGCCATAGCAGCAAGTTTTGTGCGTTCATCAACGACATTTGGTCCTGTTGTTGGATTTTTTAAAACATCAGTTAATTCATCTATATGTTCTTTAAGTATAAAATTAATTCCTGTTCCAGCATCTGTTGATTTTCTCAACTCTGTAAGAGAGTCAATTTGATCCCTAACTTGGTCAGCAGTAAATTCGGTTCCTCCAGGACTTGTAAGAACAACATTGGAGCCTCCACCGCCTCCGCCTCCGCCTCCGCCACCTGGGCTTCCTCCTGGGCCTTCAACTGTACTGCCAACAACGTAGTTTACGGTTACAGTAACGCTTTTATCTTTTATAGAATCATATAAATCTTTAATTCTCTTCCAAGTTTCTTCAGCAGTCATTGTGTCTTTATTAAATAGAGCAAGTGCATCAGCAATATCTTTTCTTAGTTTTTCATCCATCAGAGTTTGTTGAGCAAGCATTTGCTCCCACTGCTCTCTAGTCATTCCAGCAATTTCTCTGTTACGATCATTAGCCTCAATAATATTTCCAAGTTTAATTAATTGATATTCTAAAGCAAGATTTTTAACAGTTTCAATATCAAGTTGTTGCTGTAATGGGAAAATCTTATCTTGTTCAATCTGGTATATTCTTTCTTCGTGTTCTCTAATCTTAAGTAATTTATCTTCTCGTTTTTCTTCAATAGTATAGATAGCATCCTTGGCCTCTTGAATACTTTTTTCAAGTGCTAATCTTGTAGGGTCATTTTCTAGTGCATAAATTTCTCTTGATATCTGCCAACGGCGCTCCTCAATTTGTTCTCTAGTCATACCTTGAGCATTTGTCAAAGCATCGATAGCATTTTCTCTTGCTTGTCCAAGAACATCGGATTGGCTCGTAGCAAAGTCTTCTGCACTTGATGCCCTCATATCTTGTGCTGCTCGTGCTGCTGCAGCGATATCTCCTTGTGTCAAGGCATCTGCAAGATCTAACTGTTGTTCTTGCTGCCTAATAATAGACTCATTAACCTTTTGAACTTCTTCCAATGCTTTTGCTTGGTCTTCATATGTATCATTAATTTTCTTTGCCTGGTAATCCATGACCTCAAGATCGTTGGACAATATATTGGACTCATCTTGAAGCGTCTTAATTGGACGCTCATACTGCATCTCTATTTCACGTTCCCAATCGCTTATCTGTTCTTTAAGATCTTCTAAGACATACTTTAGTTTTCCAGTTACCTTCTTGCCGTCAACTGTTAAATCGAACTCGGCAACATCCATATTTTCAATAGATCTTTCAATCTGTTCAATTTCTGAACGAATCATAGAAATCTGATGTTCATAAATTGCTAGTTGTGCATTTAATTCTGCAAGTGTTTCATTACTTTCAGCGCTCAATCTTTCTAATTGCTTAAAGTTTTTACTGTTAAACTGGCTTACTCCTGTCTCGTCACCAAATCCAGAGGCTTGAGACTTTAGTGTATACTGATCCATCGTCCTATATGCATCAAAAACCTTCATCGCTGCATCGTATGCTTTTTGGAATCTTTCAAGAGGAGTCATCAAATTCTTTTCTAAATCCTTGGCAACTTCTGCATTATTTATAAAATCAAACAATTGCTTAAATCCATCTTCTGCCTTTAAGGTTCCAGCATTTATTGCTTCCATAATTGCAACCATGGATATTAAATCTTCTGGATCTTGTATTGCATCATATATAGATGTGATGCTTAAGGAAACCTGATTACCTTGGTCATCTATAGTTTTTAATTGGCTTAAGAAATTGATAAGGTCTGGAGCCTTTTGAAGTGCCGAAATTCTTGTTTCGCTTTGCTGGGTTTTATCTGTTATACTTTTGATTTGTTCTCTTAATAATGCTTGTTTTTGTAATGCAGCATTTGTCTGTAACTCTTTCTTAGTTATTTCTCCAGTGGCAATAGCAGTTACATATGCCTGATTTTCCATAGCCTTTTCTATTTCTAAATTAGACAAACCTAATCCCTTTAGTGTTTTATATGCCACCTCTTGTTCTTTTAGACTCTTTAATAAATCTTTTTGTGCTAACTGGAATTCTCCAACTACCGCCTTGTCAAATGCTTGGCGCATTGTATTACCTTTTTCTGTTAATACAAAGTCACCCTTCTTAAACTTAACAGTTCGTGTTTGCATTTTGCCAGTTTCATAATCAAACTCTTTGTATTTTCTTTTTCCAGCCTTAGTAGCGGTTGCACCAAATTTCTTTTGTTCTTGAGGATCAAGTCCAGTAATGTAGTTAATGAAGTCTCTGCTTAGGCCTTGCTTCATCATCTGCTGCTCAATACCCACAAACTTATCGGCTACTGATTTATCTCCAGATGCAGCAATTGCCTTTTGTAATTCTTTAAAGCCTCCTGCTGCATTTATGGCCGCATTTCTAACATTTTTTAATCTAGCGAGTATATCAGCAAAAGGATTCTTTTTAGAGCCATCGTTTGGTGTATTAACAGATGAAGCAGCATTACTTTCAATATCCTGCCTTACTCTTTGCATTGTCCTGTCGGCAGCCAAATATTGTCTTACTGACTCTCTTCCAGCCTCAGTTCGATAATAATCTGCTACGGTTGAAGCGCCACCAGCAGCGTCTATTCGTTGTGCTATTTCTGAATCAATTGCATCATCCGTAATAAATTTGTGCAATGTTACATATTCTTGTATTACTGTTTTTTTAGTTTCATCGTCAAGATTTTCAAATTCTGACCATCTTTCCAATATACCCTCTAAACTTACACCCCCCAACTCTTCAACTTCTGTTAATGCCTTAAGTGTAAATGGACCTTTGTGGTCTTCTACTGCCTGCAAAGAATCGGCCAAATCATTTAATCTTTCTGTTGCATCCTCGCCCTCAAAAAATGCTTTTAGATCTACTTCTTTACCATCCATTTTTTGCAGCAATGCAATTGATGACATTAACTTATCTGCTTGTTCTGGATTTTCTTTTGACATCTTAACAAGCATTTTAATATTTTTCTTGCCAACCTTGGGATCCATTCCACTAAAGAAATTAACTATCTCCATAAACTTTCCTGGATCTTGGTACTTAAGTGCTGCGTTTAATGTTTTCTGAAGTCCCTTTTCATCCTCAGCAAACATTGTCATCAATGAGGTAGCAGCCATAGGGCTTAATTGTCCAGAAGCAACTACAGTATCTATTATAACTTCTAACTCTTTGCTGTCAAGGTTGGCAGCCTGCTTTAAAAATGCTTCTGTCATGGGATCATCTGCCCATTTTGTTTTTACTTGACTCTTCAAAGAATCAAAAAATGCATCCTCTATTGCACCTCTTTGTTGTGCTACCTTAAATGATGCCAACTGATCTTTCATAATATCTTTATTTACCAATCTTAATTCTTTTGACTGTGACTCTTGATCAGATTTTAATTTTGCAATTTTTTCATCTAACTCTGCCTGTTTTGCTTTATCAGTTGTTGAGGCTTTTTGTTTTTCTAATATCGCAATTTCTTTTTCATATTGCAAATTCAATGAGTCTATCTGTGCCTGATTGAACTCTAAGTTTTGTGCACCGTAAGCAGCAGCGCCTGAAGCCATGGCTTCTCCAGCAGTTTGAGTAAACATTTCTGCTGCAGAGTATTGTAAAAATCCTGGAGCCAGCCTATCTCCCAGAGAAGTTCCTTGTAGTAAGCCTCCCAGTGCTGTCATAGGACCAATTCCTGGAATAACTATTTTTGAAGCCTGAGAAATAAGATTTTCAGCACTAGTGTTATAACTTGATAAGTTATTTGCTAGTCCGCCACTTATCTGCTCTGAAACATCCCTTTGAGCATTAACTAGATTTACTCTTACCTCAAGAGGATTTTTTAGTAGATCCTCACCACTTGGTCCTATTAAGTCTAATAACTCAGCACTAATTTTTGCACCTAATGCAGTATTCCTTAAATTTAAACCTATCGCTTCCGCAACACTATGAGCCTGTTCTGCAGACAAAATACCATCTGATACATATCCTGCTAGTTGGATAGACATTTGTTGAGCAGAAACCTCTGCTCCATTTCTAACAATGTTTTCTTTTATTCCTTCAAATACTTCTTTGCCAACTTCGCTCTCTAAAAATGTAGTTCCAAATGGCTGCTTTCCTCTTTCAAAACCAGTAACAAATCTATCTGACGCTTGCTGATTTCTTCTTTTTGACATTATTTCTGATGCGCCAACCTTATTTGTTATTTCCCCAATTCTAGCCATTCTTGCTGTGGTAGATGTTGTAGCATCAACTAGTTTAGATGTTGCCTCTGCCTGATCCCTACTCTTTTTATTTAAGTAAATAAGCGTTCCCCCAAGGGCTAAGGCTGCTGCTCCTGCTGCTACATAAGGATTCATAAGCATAGGAGCCATACCAGCGACTGCTGATGCTCCCATTAATCCCATGCCCATACCCGTATTTCCAGAAAACATTGCTGCCATACCAGCAGTTCCAAGAGCCATTGACATACCGCCAGAGAATCTACCAACTCTTTCCTGACTTGCCATTCTTCTATCCTGTGCTGCCTTTTTTTCACTTTGCTTTTTTGCTTTTAATTCTCTATCCTGACCTTCTTTAACAGCAGCATCATAGTTTGTCATATATGCATAATTTAATTTATCACGTCTTACTTGTTCAGCAAATGCTTTTTTAGAAGCCTCTGCTGATTTCTTTTGAACATTTGCCTGTTCTCTTTGTCTGTAGGCCTCAGTTCTTGCTGCTTTTTCTGATGCAGCAGTTTGTGTTTCTTTAATTCTAAGTTCTTTCTTTGCCAACTTTTTTAAAATTTTATCAATTTCACTTTGGCTATATCCCTTACTGCGTAGGTCAGCAGCAATATTTCCTTGACGAACTGTAGGATTTTTTACTGTTGTATCTCCTGGAGTTCCTGTTATTCTGCCTGGTAGTAATGGAACTGGACGAACTCCTCCACCTCTAGGATAATATGTGTATTTCTTTTCATCTCCCAGGATGGTGTCTTTTGGACTACCGCCAAGACGCTGCGCTCCTGAAGGTGCTGACTGACCTCCACGAACAATAGAAACCTCTCCTGTCTTATTATTAACACGAATCTCACCAGGTGCTACCAAAACCTTTCCTGACTGTGCTGCAGAAAGATCCATCAATCTTCCTGGCTTTATTGTGCTACCTGGATCAAGTACAGCCTGGAGCGCCTGCATGTGTGTAACAGAACTCTTAGACAAAAATCGCTTTGGAATCTTATTGCCTCTTGCAGATGCTTCTAATGCCAATTGATCTAACTGGGCAGACCTCGCTACTAATGCTCTTTCTGTTGCATTTATTGGATGCCTTCCTTTAGACATAAACTCTGCTGCTTTTTGATATTCATTTATCTGTGCTACATTTAAAAATGGATTACCCTTCTTTCCAGCAGCAAGTAATTCCATTTGTTTTTTATTCCAATTTACAATTTCCAATGGGCTCTTTTGTCTTCTCATATAGTCATTTACGATTCTGGCATCATACATTCCAAAGCCAGTCTTCATAGACTGTGATCCCTGACGCTCTCCTAATTGATGTCCTTGTAGGTGAGATAACTCTGGTCTTAATAAATATCTAATATCGGCATCGGCATATCCTGCCCGACTTAATAGTTGACCCGCTCTTGTCTTAACAGAGTCTCCTCTTCTTGCCAAGAAGGACTTCCTTTCTTCATCAGCAATTGCCCTTACAGTCTTGGACAATAAAGAACTTCCGCCACCAGCACCCTTGTTAGATGTCTGTAAATCAAAAGCAAATGCTGATGCGTTTAGTGCTCTTGACTTACTTAAATCTCCTCCGCCAACAAATCTACCACTTGCATCTGGTCTTAGTCCCATTCTATAAAGACCACGTTCAAGGATATGTTCTTTAGTTCTTGCATGTTTTATTTGATTGTCTGGATCTCTAGAGAATTTATCCATATCTGCTTTAGAAACATAAAGAGTTTGATCTCCAACTTTAACTGGAACCATATCCTTTAGTACTTGTGCAAATTGACTTTGTCTAGCAGATTGGAATGATCCTTGACCTTTCCATGCTTTCTCAATTTGTGCTGCCCTATCTGGATTGGTTGACTTTAATCTTTCTAAATCTCTTGCAAACTCATTATCAAAATCATTAACCAGTTGTGAAGATATTCTAGACATTTGACTTTCTGCAACCATATACTTGGATAACGCCCTTTGCATACTTCTTTCATTTTGAGAAGGATCGAGACCAACCTCATACTTAGGTACTTTTTGTCCAGCAGCAACATGAACAGAATGTAGTTTTTGCCAATCTACTTTTTTGCCAGCGTCTAATCTAGCATACATATTTTCATAAACTTGTTTTTCTACAGGATTCAAATTCCAACTATCGATAAGTTTTCTAAGTTTAGGAAGGGATTTGTCTATTTCTTTAACAATCATTTGCTCATATTGCTTAGGAGTCATCTTTGCTGCTAAAGCAGATGTTTCCTGTGCAAAGAACTTCTTAGCGCCACCCTTTACTCCAAGAAGATTAATCATACCCATCTCTCCCATTCCAGGAAGAACTGTTTGATAATCTCTAAATCCAGAGGCTCTTGCAAATACTCCAGCAGTGCCAGGATCTGCTAAAACCTTACCAAATACATTTGAAGGAGATAAATCTTTATCCGCTCTCAAGGTAGATGCCACTAACTGAGTAGTCATTTCTTTTTGAGTAAACTTACCAGTAGATTCTGCAATTCTATTATCATATGGGGATTCGAGAACAATAATCTTTCTCTTACGGGCAGGATCTGTTGGATCCATCATTGTCTTAATGGTTTGCTTTGGAGATACTAAACCATGAACCTTTCTTGCTATCTCTGTAGCACGAACCTCAGCCAATGCTGTCTTTTCATCCATTGTTGGTTTAACTACTACCATCTTGCCGTCTGGCTTTCTGTATACCCCGCCAACTCCAGGTATTGGGAAACTACGACCAGAGAATGGTTGTACCAAGGTTCCAAAATCTGTAGGCTTCATCTTTCCAAATCTGCCAGACTTAACTGCTTTATCTATTTGATCTGCGACTAATCTTTGTGACTGTGTCTCTGCAAAACTCTTAGGACCCTTTAGATCTATTGGACCAGTTTGTTTTGTTGGATGAGCATTTCCCCAAGGTAATCGTCCTGTGCTAAATCCAGGAACTTTATCTTGGAACATTGCAGTAATTAGGCCACGATACTTCTGTGAAGTTTTTGCTGGTATGATTGCTTCACCTGGAGAAACCATTGCAGGTACAACATCTCCAGCCCCCTTAGGTCCTGGAACACTTATAACGCCATCGGCATACTTTTTAACTGGTGGCAATCCCTTAACTGCTGTTCTTGCTCCTGCTGCACCACCCATAAACAAACCTGGATTTTGAGCAGCCAGCGCTCTCATCTGTGTGCTTAATGCTCCATAGGATGCAGAAAGTTGCTGAATTGCAACCTTTTCAACATTAAATACTTCGGTTAATCTAGTGTGAGTATTATGAAGTGCTTGAGATGCTGCTTGGTTTTCTAATTCTTGTTGTGTAACATAATCAAAACCGCCACCAAGTATTTTATTTTGTCCATTAAGTTTTGCTATTCCCCCACGCAATACTGCAAATAGTTTAATTAAGTTTGCTACGCCGTTAGCAACTAGACCAAATGTCATAAGGGCAATAGGGCCAATGCCAGCAAGTACTGCGGTTACTACAGCAAATACCTTTTTTGTACCGTCACTTAGTCCATTAAATTTTTCTAATAAACTGGAGAAGAATTTTACTACTGGAGTTAAAGCCTCTAGGAATGCCTTTCCTAATGGCATAATATCTTGCTTGAATTGTTCCATTGCTGCCTGGAATTTAAACCCAGTTGCTTCTTCAATTTTTTTCATTTCTCGTTCAGACATAACTGCTAATTCTTCAATAGATGCGCCAGCCAAATCGAATGCTCTTGACGCCTGAGATCCGTCCCTGACAACATTCTGGAATAGTGTTGATAAACGAGCAAACTGGAATTTACCAAACAACTGCTCAATTGCACGTGCACGAGTAAGAGGATCTAGTTCATCTAAGGCTCTTGCGAATCCTACAACAACACCCTTAATGTCTCCCTGATTAGCCTCAACAATTCCGTTTATGTTAACGCCCATATCAGCAAGCATCTTGCTTGCTTTTTCTGTTGGGTTGATAAGAGAGGCAAGGCCTGACTTAAGTGCGTTTGCACCCTGTGATGCATTAATACCGCCTTCCTTCATTGCTGTTAAAAAGAATGCAAGGTCTTCAACGGTACCACCCAACTGCTTAACTACTGGAGCGGCCTTAGGAATTGCAATCGTTAAATCTTCAATAGAAAGCAAAGTTTGGTTTTCAACAGCATTAAGAAAGTTAATCTTTTCTGCAAGTTGATCTGATGATAAGCCAAAAGCAGTCTGCAAAGAAATAGTTGTTTCCAGTGCCTGCTGTTGCTCTACCTGCCCAAGCACTGCTAACTTGCTTGCTGTTTTGATTTGCTGCTCTAAATCTCTACCCTGAAAGCCTGCTGCAGCAGCATCTGCAGCCATAGCCATTGTGTCCTTAACTGCAACACCAAACTTAACATATTCGTTTGCTATTGTTCTTACATTTTCTACAGCAGCATTAGTCTCTGCTTCATTTGTAAATGCGTCACCATAAACACGTCTAAACTTTATTATTTCTTTTTCTAATTCTCTAAATGACTTTGCTGCATAGCCACCCAACATGGCCAATGGTATTGTTAAACCAACCATCAACTGACGACCAGCCCACTGCGTGTTCTTACCAAAGTTTAAAAGTTGTGTTGAACCTTGTCTTAATAATTGATTTAAGAATTGTTGTCTTTGTGCTGCATATTGAATTCTAGTTCCAAGTTCTGTAAATTGACCATTAGCCATCATCAGCGTTCTTGGCATAATTCGCATTGCATTAACAAAGCCACCCTGAGCCTTGGCCATTTGTATGTATTGTGACTGTAGTGCTTTTACTCTATCTCTACGTGCACGGTTAATTATCTCACGCTCTTGTGCAAACATCCTAGATAAAGTTCTAGTATTAGCCGTAGCGGCAGCAGCAGAATATCTAAAATATTCTTTAAGACTTAATTTATTTTTTTCTAAAGCAGTTGTAAAAGCAAGTGTACTAGTTGCAACTGCTTTTTGACTTACAGCAAACTTTCCATTTGCAGCGATGCTTTGTGCTAGGGCAGCATTAAGGCCCTTCTGAGCATTGGCAGCAGCAAGATTACCTTCGGCTAAAGTTTGATGGAATTTACTTAAACCTGCCTGAAGTCGTCTTAACTGACCAAGTGCACCAGCCGTGTCAAAATCTATGCCTATACGAGCATTAACATCTGACACTTTTCATAACACCTCTTTATCTTTTATTTTTTACCGACTGTATTTAGAATATCTGCGGTATCTACACCTTGAAGATTTACTCCAGATGCTACGTCGATTATCTTATATACAGTTGGAAGATCGATATTATTTTCTAGTTCCTCACGATCATCGGCAAGTTCTGGCTTGTATTGTTTAAGTGCAATCTGTACACAATCTAGCAATACGTCCATTGATTTATCATTATCGTCGGCGACTGATGTTAAGTCCGCAAACCTTTTCATGAAAGGTCTTAGAAGCGAGATTTTTAGTGGTACCGCCTTTAGTACTGATCCGTCAATTAGTTTAATTTCTGATGGCTGAGTTTTGTCTGCCATTATTCCTCCTTAAGGTAAGTGAAATAATTATACCACAAAGGACTTTATTTTTTTGTTAAATCTTCGTAGTCCAAACCCATGCCAATTCCAAAGCCAGCCTTTTGAGCATTATATCCTTGTAGGGAAGTGATGTCATTAGGGTCTTTTGTTTTGCCCTTACTGAATACCCTCGACTTCATCTCTTCCCAAGCGTTATTATTATTTTTACCAGTTTGCTTGTCAAGATCTACCCCCTGCATAGCAGCAAGAAATTTTTTGCTATCATAATCAAGATCTCTTTTTACCTTTAGGGTTGCCATAATTTCTGGCATAGATAAAGAAGACTCTAATTCATCATAGTCTCTCCATATGCCAAGCAGAAATAGTTCTGATTCTAGTTTAGCCAAATCTAACGTATCCCATGTGGATCCGCTTTCTATTGCTTGATCCTTTACTGGCTCTTCAGAGTTTTTATTTATTTTTATACCTGCAGCAATATATAACAATTTGTATATACTTGGTAAATCAATTTTATCTTCCATCTCTTCTATTGTTTTTATTGATGGATAATATTGTTGCATGCTAATTAGTGCACATTTTGATAATGCTGACATTGCCTCGTCGTCGTCTCTAGCATTTTTAACTTCTTCAAAAACAACCATAAAATCTCTTAAGTATTTTACTTTTAATGGCGTAAGAAAAACACTTGTGCCATCAATTAAAATAATATTATCTGTATCATATATTTTTGTTGCCATTACTTTATTATAGCAAACAGAAAAGCCCAGCCTTTTCAAATATGACTGGGCTATCTGTTATTAAGTTGTATTATGCTGGAACTACTGCTGGGATTGTACGATCTACAATCTTGCCATATGACGCATCATCATTTGGAAGTAGGCGGAATGAAACTTCAAACATTGTAGCCTCATCACGCTTTGCGCCAACTGTTACGCTCTCAATAGAGAGTGCACGGTAAGCGACATAGACTCTTTCAATCTGATCAGATGCAGCGCAATCACCAGTTCCTGGACCAACGGCAACCAAACCACGCTCGACAGGGCATTCACCGATGTCGCCTGCAGAAAGATTTAATGTTGGATTATTAGATACTGTTTCTAGATCGTCGTCTTTAGATGCAAGAGCAAATAGAAGATTTTCTAGTGTTGACTCTGCAAATGTAGTATTTAGGTTAACCTGCATACCCTGCTTGTAGAGTTTAGCAACGTCAAGAACCTGGTCAACCTGTACTTCACCGAAGTCAGGCTGGAATTGGATTTCAAGACCGTTCATTGTATAACCAACATTACGGAAACTTGCGTCATTTGTCAAGGTTTCCTTGAATGAGACGTTGTCTACGTAGGCTGGTAAATCACCATCAGCGAGAACGCCATCTTCGTATGTGAAGAGTGCGGCTGCACCAACGATAATGTTATTGCTTGTACCACGAGTATAAGCCATTTATTTCACCTCTTTTTTTGTTTAGAATAAAAAGGCGTGTTTCCTCATTTCTAAGTATACAGCCTTTTATGAATTTACTGAGTCTATAATGTCCTGCATTTGATGGTAGTCGTAGTCGATGATGATCTTATTTCCCGCATAAGTTCGGGCTGTTCCAAAGTCGACTATATCACGTGCCTCTTCTAAATGATATATTTTAAAGTCATGGAAGTAGAACTTACACAACATGCCACCAATACCACCTGCATCACTTTTGGCTTTGGCCCATGCATTTAAGTCTTGAGCAGTTTCGTCTCCACGATCTAAGTATCTCATTACTATTTCTTGTATTTGTATCATTGTTGGTACTGGATTGCTTGCCTGTGCATAAAAATAATACAAAACCTGCTCACACTTAATGTGCGGGAATGGCCCCCTACGCATTCTAAACATTCTGTCCCAAACAGCCATGACTCCAGTTTCTGGAAATGATGTTTGAAGTGCCTCAAGACTGGAAGGGCCTGTTGGGAAAAATGGAAATATTAATGCTGGGCTTCCTGTATTTTCTGGATCTACAATAGGCTTAAGTTTTTCTTGTAAGTATGTATTAATCCATAGCACTGGTGTATTTAATACTGATGTAGATTCTGTCATGTCATTGCTCCCGCCCTAACAACCCACTGATATCCTGTTTTTATTCCAGCATATCTTCCACTACGTTTTCCGTATGCTAGGTTTTTCTTGAATACTACTGGATTATTAAAATATTGTTTTAAACCGCTTGCCGTTAAAAATGACTGTCTAAAGTATATGCTAAAAAATTCATTAATTGCTTTTGTAAATTGTCCTTCAGTATTTCCACCTGGATTATTTACGGTAACCTGATTAGGTGTGAATACCTCTACTCCATCTACCTCAAATGCTAAAACCTTTGACCTCTTGGGCTTAATGGTAACAGCAGCACCTCTTTCCATAATAGAAGCCTTATCATAAAATGGTACATTCGATCCGTTTTTAATACTTGTAGACTGTTTAAATTTAGATGTAAATACAATTCCAATTTTGCTAACTGTAAAGTCAATATCAAATAATCTTGCCTTAGGGCTTCCTGTTTGATGCCATTCATATATATGATGCAATGTTTCTGGATTAATTCTAGCGTTAGCATCTATATACTGAGAAGCAAGTTCTGCTATTTTTGGAGCGAGGGCAAAGTACATAGCGGTTTTGCCTTGTTGAGTTCCATCCAAAAAACCAAACGAGTATTTCATAATATTATCCATATCACGTTTAAATCTCTTAGATTCGATTCTTACTCTCATACATCTACCGCCTGATTTTCAGACCTACGAAGAATAAGTTTGTAGTATTCCACATCTCCAAATGGACCAGCAAAAGGGTCTTGGGTTGCTATTTCAAAAATAGTAGACTTTCCTGCACGTGGACCTGATGTTTCTAAATAAATTTCATTACAGTTTTTATCTTTTATATTTGTGATAATAACATTTGTAATTGAATTACGAGCCTCTAAACTAGATATTCTAATGTCGGTTTTGCATCTGCCGAGAAGTAACTTGTCTTGTGTTATATTAATATTTGGAGTTACTTCTTCTTTCCATGCAGTTCCTGCTGAAGTAAAAGAACATGCAATGGTTCTGTCTAATATCCAAGTCTTTTTAACTTCTCCGTAAATTCCTTGCTCAACTATTGGGTGATATACATCTGCTTGCATAGGAAATGCGAAGTCTGGAGTTTCGCATATAACCATTACAATACTCCAACAAACTCAATCGGCTTGCGATATTTATCAAGTATCTTATCTACAATTAAATTGCCAGTACCTTCAAATACTGCTTTATCAAATTGAATTCTAAATTGATCCGTATTGTATGCGCCAATATAACGCTTGTAATAATCTAATTTCCCACAATCTATATCATGAATTAAAAGTTCTGTTGCTCTTACGATATCAGTTGGAACCTTGCTATATCCAACTTCTAAAACAACTGTATAGTCCCATCCTTTAGGAAATCCTCGTGCTGAATAGTCTAACTCTGCAATATCTGTAGGAGATGCTGGTAACAAAATACGAGCAGATTCATCTCTATTAATTGCATCATTAAAAGTCATTGTAATTGCAGATCCATCTGGAATAATCTCAAAGTGGGTTGGAGAATTTTCTAAATTATCTACATCATATAATAAAACGTTGTTTTCATAAACCTTCAAAACCTTTTTAGCATCAACCCATATAGGCAAGTAATCTACGCCTTGTCCTGTTGTTTGAACTACTCTTTTCTTATAATAAAACTCTACATCACAAATAGAGTCTATAATGGCTCTTGCCAATTCTTCATTAGACGCATAAGCATTAATTTCTGTTGCTGTTGTTCCGTGCTGATTTGGGTCTACGTATGGCCTTACGACATCAACATAATGTTCGTCGCCATCTATATTAATTTGATATTGTGTATCATATTTTGAAGAAAGATTAATTGTTACTTTTGAATCTATGCCAGAAGTTACGCTTCCTTCTGTAATTGAAAAGTCCGCCATATCGACAATGGTATAGTCGTACTCTGTGGATGGTAATCCAACAGTTAGATCTACACTAAGACTATATGGCGGGACTCTCAATATTTGCATTTAGCGACCAAACTCCTTGGCTACTTCTTCTGGTGTAGCAAGTCTTGTATGATTGCGTGTAAGCCATTTCTCTGCTTGTTCTGGTGTCACAATGTTATATCCACGATATACCTTGCCAACTCCAGACCAACTTACATTCTTTGTAGAATGAATGGCAACTGTTTTCTTTGACTCTTGTTTGACAGCAGCAACAGCCTCTTTTGGCTTGTTCTCTACTTGAGTAACACCGATAACACCGTTAGCGACAGATCCTACAGCCTGCGCTGTTCCTGATCCTCTTGCTAAATCTTGTGTGGTAATTGAGTTATTATCTGCAGGCTCTTCTGCTGCAGAAATTTTAAACTTTTCCCAAGCGGTTGGTTCCTGAGCAACTGGCTCAGATACTGCTGGCTCTGCATTTGCCTCTGGCATAGGAGCCTCAACAACTGATTCAGCAACGATTGGTGCCTCTACTGGTGTTTCATTATTTAAATTATTTTCTTCCATTATTTAACCTCCTATGTGAACTATTATAACAGAATACTAAAGATTAAGAGGGGGAGGAGATCTAGCCCCTGCCCCCTCTCAAAGGTTACTGATTACAGATTATGCATCTGAAGCAGCGTCTGCCCATGCAATAGCGTCTTCTTCTTCCCATTGAATACCGAAGCGGACGAATACAGTGTATTCAATTGTGTCCTTCTTCGCAACGTATTCACGGTTGACGACGATATCACGCTGGAAGCCCCATACACGGTTCTGAGGGAATGTCAAATCGACATATCCATCTGGATAGTAAGGAACTTCTTGGACATCGATACCTAGAACACGTGTTGTACGTGCTCCACCGAATGTCTGGCCTTGACCATCAAGGTAGGCCTGTGTGTTTGCGTAGGTATTACCATTCTTACCAAGTGCCTCAGCGATTGCATCAGACAATGTACCATTATTCTTAACGATACCTGCGAATGCATCTGTACCTGCGTAGAACTTAAGATTGTTCTTAAGTGCACGGTACTTACGTGGCATAGCAAGGATGATCTCCTGCATCTTTTCTGGAGTCCATGCATTGTCAGCAACGGTAATCGCTGCTTCATGTGAATCTCCATTGTCCTTGTGCTTCTTGATGAAGCCAGGCATAATTGAAAGGAATGGTGCTGTTGAACCATCACCATTAATTGCTAGATCTTCAATGTCATTAGCGAATGCATTTGTCATCAAGCGTACGAGATGATCTTCTAATGCAGCCCCCTCGACATTGTCTTCTAGTGCTTCAGCAGAAACTTCCCAATCCAAACGGATTTTCTTTGTGGTAAGTTCTACCTTTGAGAACTGAGCACCAGTGTTGGTGTAGTCTCCGATTGCTTGTGCAGCAGCACGGATAACACGCTCTCCAACATTGATCTTCTCAAGTTCCATGGTGTTTGCTCGCATTGTCACACGACGACCATCTTGGGCGAGAATTGTTGCATCCCATACGTAGTCAATAAAACGACGTGCCTGTTCAGGGCGTAGGATTCCGCTTGCAGCATCACCCGAAGGATTAACGGCATTTGGACCAGTGGTAACACCAAAATTGGCATTAGGGATGTTTCCAAGTGTATCTGCACCTGGATCTGTTACACCACCAATACCACCTGAAGCGAATGCACCTTGACCTTGATAAAGACCAGGGGCTGTTCCGCCTAGTTCGCCAGATTCTCCTGGCTGGTTTTTCTTAATCTCTTCCGACATATTGTCACCTCCTAAGTGATTACTTAATTAAATAAGTCGGCTGTTTTGAGGAAACGTCCGCCCCATAGGGA